TGTGGCAATATAACTGGAGATCCGGCATGCGGACCTAATGTAAAAGATATGAGCTTCGCGTACGCTGGTTGCTATAATCTTAATGGCAATCCTGCATGTGGAAATAATGTAGTAAATATGGCTGGTGCATATCAGTATTGTTATAATATCATTGGTAATCCGGTATGTGGACCTAATGTAACAAATATGAGCGGCATTTATTCCGGTTGTAATAAGCTTACTGGTGTACCAGTATGCGGCGATAAAGTAGTAAATATGAACGGTGCATATCATCAGTGTTACAACATCACTGGTTCTCCGGTATGTGGGAACAATGTAATAGATATGAGTTGTGCATATCAGTATTGCAATAATCTTACTGGTAGTCCTGTATGCGGAGACAATGTAAACAATATGTATTACACATATTATTGTTGTAATAAACTTACCGGGGATGCAGTATGTGGAGATAACGTAACCATTATGGATTACGCATATTATTATTGTAATAATCTTTCCGGAAATGCAGCATGTGGGCCTAATGTAATGAATATGTATTACACATATTACTATTGTAACAATATGACTGGACACGCAGCATGTGGCGATAAAGTAACTGATATGATAGATACATATTACGGATGTGAAAAGCTAACAGGAACCGGTGTCTGCGGTAATAATGTTGTTAATATGGGTTACACATATTATAACTGTCAGAATTTAAATAAAGCAGCATGTGGTCCTAATGTAGTTAATATGTACAGTGCATTTGATAATTGCATAAAGATCACTGGAAACGCAGCATGTGGAGATAACGTAGTAGATTTCACTCACGCATATTACAACTGTTTTAGTCTCGAAAACGCAGCATGCGGTAACAATGTCGTTAACATGCAATACACATATGCTAACTGTAAGTCTCTTAAAAGGGGAGCATGTGGTCCTAATGTAACCAATATGTATAGTACATACTATAATTGTCCAAATCTTACGGAAATAAACATTGGACCTAATGTACGTGATATTGCGTATGCATTTTACGAGTGTACAAACGTTTGTGGAAATATATATGATCGTGACTTGATTAAGTTAGACAACTATTATGGAGCGTTCACTAATACAGACACAACACTCGTAATCACCGATCCTAGCATATTCTTTAATAAAACTGGTATACCACAGCTTGGAAGCTATGCTGCACATAGGATAGTTTTCGAAAATAAGAATAACATTCCAGACGATTCTGTAATAAACAATTTCTTAGATTATCATTATTTAGCATATGGCAACGGTGTAGTATGTGATAATGTATATCCACCGGTAGTTATCAGAAGTGGCTGGTGCCGAGGAAAAGAATATCGTTTTTCATCAGACGGTAATCTTCCATACTATGCGAGCACAAATGTCGAAGAGATGTTTGCTTTAAATAATGTATACTACAGATCATGCATTAATATTAGAGACTGGTCTACAGATGAAGCTCGTGAGTTTAGAAGCAATTATGCTTTTCCTGGTATCGACACCATGGTAAATGCGAATACTAAATTTATTACAGCTCCAGTAATGATTCCTATATGTATACCTAATGAAACTAATATGAGTAGTGCATTCTGTGGGTGTGGTAATATCATAGGTAGTCCTGTATGTGGTCCTAATGTAACTAATATGGCTAATACATATACTTACTGCTATAATTTATCAGATGGTCCAGTATGCGGGGATAAAGTAACCGATATGAGTAATACATATTATTACTGTTACAGCAGAAATTTTGCTGGAGAACCAGTATGCGGTCCTAATGTAGAAAATATGTATCAGACATACTACCAGTGCGCTAACTTAACTGGCAACCCAGCATGCGGAGATAAAGTAATAAACATGAGTAACACATATATGTATTGCTACAACCTCACTGGTAGACCTGTATGCGGTCCTAATGTAGAGGATATGTCTAACACATATCGTTCTTGTTATAACATGACCGGAAATCCGGTGTGTGGAGATAAAGTAACTAATATGGCTTATACATACAGCCGTTGTAATAACCTTACAGGTAGTCCGGTATGTGGTCCTAACGTAACGAATATGTATGAAACATATGAGGAATGTAATAATATCACGGGTAATCCAGTATGTGGTGATGATGTAACTGACATGCATGCTACATATTATAACTGCTCTAAGCTTACAGGCATGCCGGTATGTAGTGATAAGGTAACTGACATGTGGGGCACATATTATAACTGTTGCGGTATCACTGGCAATCCTGTATGCGGAAATAATGTAACTACTATGTGTAATACATATCGCAATTGTTACAGTCTTACTGGTAATCCGGTATGTGGTGATAGTGTAACTAATATGGGTTGCACATATGAGAATTGTAATAACCTCACCGGTAATCCAGTATGTGGTGACAAAGTAGAAAATATGGCCTACGCATATTGCAATTGTTCAAATCTCACTGGCAATCCTGTATGTGGCGATAATGTAATAAATATGGCCTACGCATATAACAATTGTTACAGTCTTACTGGCAATCCGGTATGTGGATATAATGTAACCAACATGCAGAATGCATATAGTAATTGTAGAAATCTAACCGGTGCCGGTGTATGCGGTCCTAATGTAACTACGATGAATTATGCATATAATAATTGTGCAAATCTAACTTCTGGTATGATTGGTCCGAATGTAGTTAATGCAAGCGATGCATATCGTAACTGCAATAACATTACAGAGTTTACGGTATATTCAAACAAATTAAATGCGATGTATAATATGTTTAACACTGCCAACAGTAGTTCATGCACTGTTTATATAGAAGCACCAAGCGTTTCTACTGCATATATAAATAAGATAATTGGTAACTGTCCACATGTACCGACAGTATATGTAAACAAAACATTATCACCATCAATAACTAATTACACATATAGTGGTACTAGCGTTATTGTACAGTGATATAATTATATTTGAGGTTCGTATAACGGACATTAACGTTTTAGATTTATCAATATACGGAGAGTGGACTTATAGTCCACTCTCCATTTTTTGAACTTTATAGTAACACTACTTAGTGTTAATAGCTATTAACAATATGTAAAAGGAGGAGTTAATATATGGGTACACCATTAAGCACAGGCTTCTCGGTAAAATCTCCTGTATCAGTCGACGACAGGCTATTTTTAACTAGAGAACAGATGTGTAATATTGACGACAATATAATGCCGGCAGTTTATTTTTGCGTATGTGCTGACGACGGGGATATGTATATTTATAACAAAGCCAACGAGTTCATCCCGTATGACGAAGACGGATACGGTAAATATCGTAAACTTAATAGTGGCGGAGGTGAAGAAGTTATGACAGTTGTATTTAATAAGCCTATTAAGGGCGACATTGAACCTGGCAAAAAGATTGTGTGGGTTCATGAGGACGGCGGCAAATACGTTGGTGACGTATACGTGGGTCTCGAAGATGGTCAGGCTGTATGTACATCATCTAACGAAAGATTCGTTGGTATGGATGACGCTATTGCTGACAAAATTGGTATTACATTACATGACACAACCAAGAAGTACAATGGCTGGGTTGAAAGTGATTCCAACACAATCTATATCACAAACATTAACCAGGATTACGATGATGTCGACGCTCTCTTCGCTGATGTAAAGGCTGATGCATTTGCTGCTACTGGTGTGGAATGGAATGTTGCATTTGACAGTGATCCTGTTGGAAACGACTTACGTGAATATGGACGCATAATTCATGACTAATTACACACACATTCTATAGTGGATGTATCATTATTGGTACATCTGCTGTATTAAAGGAGGTAAATTGAAATGCTAGATAATATTAATCGTGTGTTTATCGATGGTTTGACCACCGAGAATACTGCACATTATAAATCCAAGTATTGTGGCGTTGTTAGTGCTGATCTGGCTAAAGAACTTTTCAACTATAAGTCTAGTAAAATACTGAATCCTAGAATCAGGAATCAGGTTATCATGCATACTGGAGAAAACTTTACGGTTGACGCTTTAAATGTAACGGACGATGTAACGGAAATCAAAACTGGCAATATATACGCTATTAATACCTTAAACAATTATGCAGAAAGTTTCGGTATACACGATTCATGTAGTATGGTGTCATCATATTCATTCATCGACGAAACTGGAGATGTAGGTCCGTATATATTTAGGACTGATTATGATGTACAGGACATCATTGATAATTCTGATAAGATTATTGCTGCATATCCGGAACGATATATTCATGATGATGCTTCGGATGAATACCGTTTACTTATCGGAGATCTGTTTTTGAAAATTATTGATGACGAACATCCGTGGCGCTTCAACAACGAATGCAAGTTTGCCGAAATGAACGAAATATACATCGTAAGAAACGGTGATGGTTCGTGGAGTGAACCATTAGAATCGTTACGTATGGTACAGCATCCAGAGTTACGTGTTGGTGACGATATGTATGAGGTATATGTAATGAAAAGCTATCCTGATGCTAAAGTCTCAGGATTCAATGCATATCGTTGTGATAAATTTGTTATCGACGAATTAGAAAAGCCTAATAATAACGGCAACTTCAACAACACAAAGGGTATTTTACGTTGTCTCGAATCATCTTATACCGCCGATGCTGCAGAATACACGACATTTAACGAATTCGCGGATTGCTTAACTAATTACTCATATGGTCGTGAGACATATGACAACATAGCACTCAAGAATGTGACACGTAAATACGTGCCGAATATGGATACTGGTGTAGAACTTCCGCCGTCATGTGTCGAATTTGATATTGTCAACAAAAATCCGGACCAATATGCAACTGCGGAGATAAAGTGGATGTATCCTGACGGAACAGCATCAATTGTTAATTGTGGTCTGCAGTACGATGCCGAAACCGGAGATATCGTTGGAGGTAACGAAATAAGTCCTGAAAGTCAACACGTTACATTCTGGCTTGGTGGAGCGGCGTCCGGTTTTCTCGAAGTTATGTTTACCGATGTTGATGGATACACCGAGATATATAATATTGACGTAAGTGATGAAAACGCATTTGCGATTTCGGTATACAAATGCGAAACCGAAACTGATACACCAACAAATGGACGCAATCTCGTTTTAAAACGTGAAAATCCTGATGTACCTAGATATTCGGGTTCTATGACAATGACATTAAACAACGAGCACATTCAGTTCGTATATTGTGAAGATAATAGTATTAAACTTCCTATTAATATAGTAGCAAGAGTTGACGGAATTATTGTTCCGACAATTTCACGTAAAACCACTCGTGAATATGTCGGTGACGTATATATCGTAGAAATTGGCAACACAACATATACCGGAACTCATACAGTCGAATTCACTATCGAAATAATGCGTGAAGAATACCTGGTATTTGATTATATACCTCAGAATCTTCCGGTAGTCACACGTTCACAGATGTGTGAATTAACAAGAGACGATAACACTGATATTCCACCAAGTGTTGTTATATATGCTGCTACAGGAAAATTATTCAAATACCGTGATGCAACACCATGGAAATCATTCGAATCTGGTGGATTCGGACGATATGTATTAAAGTAAAGGGGTGAACGAATATGGCAATTAATAATATAAATCTTTTTCCGATTAAATTATCTTTGGGTTATTCTAAGGCTATACTTCCAACCAATACCGAATTCCGTAAAGACCTTAACAACTTCACTCCGACAGCATCAGACACAGGCAATTACTTCATGCATTGTGGAAATGATAATGGAAATTTCATTCCTGGACATATATACAAGGTTTGTAAAACCGCTCATAAGTTCATCGCAGACGATGGTATCCATGTAATGTATTTACGTGATAATGCAGCATACTACAAATTTCTGTCAAAGGCTGACGGTGATTTAGAGTTTGATGAAACCTGGTTCAACGTTGTTATAGATGGCGATGAGATGTACAGAATACCGGATGCAAATCCATGCGTTATCACGGTTGGCGACGATGGAAAGAGGCTTTTCTCTAGAAACTCTTATGTGTATTACGGATTCTTATTTGATACCGAAGAAGTCGAAGAGATCAGCGAAGACCTGCCATTCGGTGAATACGGATTTGTCGAAGTTACTCATGAAGGTCTTGAATACATCGGTTCAAAGATTGAAATAGATCCATCTATTCTTGAGAAAACCAAACTCGGTAACGACGTTACATTCAGCGAATTCATCAAAGCAATCAACAACGGCGGTTCATTAGGAACAGTATTCGTTAGCGAAAAGCATGCAACCATTTCTGTTGATGAATCAGATTTAACCGAACGTGTTTACGTTAAGTCATTACTTCCTGCTGGAACTGTAAAGCTTGTATCAAATATACGATTCAAGGTTAACGATACATTCGGATACGGTTACTCATATGAGATCCCTACGGAAATGCTCGAAACTGGTGAATGCGTATTTGATATTAAGATTGAACAGGCTGATTGTTATGGTGAAGCATTATTCGAACTACATTCGGATGAAGGAGTAATTGCTTCTTATTCATTTAAGGTAGCATTTGATTCTTCAATACTTACATCAGGCTTAGCTCCTCATGGCACATACTGGGCACAGAATCTCAATTCGTCATCATTCAACATTGAAGACTTTGTGGATAATGCGGATACACGACGTATCACAGATAATTTCCGTAAGATAAATGTAAGATTCGCCGAGTCTGATACCGCGCACAATCGTATGATTTTCATCCCATTACCTAGTATGGGTGATGACGGAATAGATATTCCAAACGAAGCAATCGGCGTTAAAGTTACCGATGGAAACGGATTAGACCTGACAGGCGAGTTTGCTCCGTTCATTATGGATGTACCAATATCTGGAGGAAACTATGGCGATACACAGCGTCCTGTTGTTGTAGCAATAAGCTTACATCCTATCGGTGGTGAAAGTCCTGTTACAATCGAGATCTTCGATAAACGACTCGCGGCTAATTACGATAATCTTCCACCTGAAGGTACTAAGTTAGCAGATGGTGATTCTCTTTACATCGTTGAAATGCGAAATATCGAAACATCGTCTCTTCCGGATTCGTACATTGAAATATACTGTTTGGATAATGGCGCAAAGTTCTCATATGCACCAGGCAACACGTTCAATAGCTTAACGGGTTACTTCAGAGCTATTGTGTAAATGGAGGTGATATCACATGCTAAATAATGTTAACGTTTTAAATATTGGCGGCGTGCCTGGTAAGATTTTAACACGCACATACGATGATGCCGTAATATGCGACATCAACGCATTATCAGAAGACGAATTAGCCGCTAACGTTGGAAAATATTTCATTCATCGTACCGAAATTTCAGCATTTCACTACGATTATCCAGGCATGACTAAATTAGTAGACGGAGCAATTTATCGTATCGACCCGAAACCGACATTCACTCATGCTGTTGCCGAGAGCCTTAGTGCGGCCATGTCATCGTTCTACCTTTTAGGGATGTCTTTGAAAGAAGTCTACGAATATGCTAAAACTCATGGCTCAACTACGCCATTCGGTTATTTGATAGACCTGTCAGACGTTAATGCATATTATACAACACATGACGAAGAAACCGGGATATACGAGTTACATGTTGGTGGGTATCTTCAGATATGCATTGGAGAAGACGAAAACGGATATTATATGACGATGGACACAATTAATAAATCTCGAGAAATCGATCCCAAAATCATAAAAGACTTTGGCCTCGACACCTTCAGTATAGGCGGCTACATTGCAGTGCCAATTACAGCAGAAGATTCTCTTGATTCTATAATAAGCTATTTCCGTCCAAATACCGACACGATCAAATTTGATGCTTCTTATACCCCATACAAGTTTAAAGATTTCATCCATGCACTTAATAAATACCCAACAGTATCGGTTCCGTGCGTGGACTATAGCGGTGAAACTGTTGATACTGATATATCGCTGATGGTTTCTGTAGATAATATAAACTTCATAACAGGAGCTTTATCTTCTGGAGACGTAAAACTCGAAATCGGCTGTTTCATTGATGACTTAGCAGATAAACTGTCATTTGATACTATATGGGAATTCGTAGAAGCTAATCCTAATATCGGAATTAGAATACATCACAACGATGATATTGTTTCATGTTTCTTCACCGAGTTCAATAGTACCACACATGAATTCGTAGGAGATCCATTATCAGTATTCAGATTCTCAGAATTGCATTTCTTCATTCCTAACAATAATTCGATACGCTTACCGTTATATTTTAACGCAGAAAATTTCGAATCATCTTCCGATCCGGCGCCAGTAATCACATTCGAATTAGTTAAGTTCTTAAACGATACTGGTACTGACTGTGTTGTGCTTACAAGCATGCCGGTAAACGTAACACCTGTGCTCAGAGTTGGTGTTATAGACGAAATTCCTGAAGCATCAACAACTATCGAATCGCTCAGAACAGGCACCGATGTAATCGGATTTGACATACTCAAGAAGTATGGTTCTGCATCGGTTACATTCAAACCAAATAATCAGCACGTTTACTTCTTCTCAGACCAGTTCCACGGTTATGGCGGCGTTCATCTTACTCACTTCCGTGTATTCGACAAGTGCGGTATCGAAGTAACAAGCATGTTTAAACCGGTACAGGTATCTGGAAGCTTTGGTTCAATAGTTATATTCGTTTCCGAAACTCCAATCACATTCGATGAATATACTGATTACAAATTCGTATTCGACACAGAATCAGAAGACATTGACCCAAGTGGAGCAATTGATGAGACTGTTGATTATGGTTCAATCAGTATGTACAAATATATCGACACAAACACACTTGACGGCAATATTCTCGCAAGTAGTACACAGAGAACAAATTTCGAAGGAAGCTCTTCAGCAAGTGTCATTATTGATACCTTTAAGAAGGATATTATCGTTCGCGACTCTGTAGATAAGAGGTCTCTGTATAAATACAATACTGATACTGAAAGATTCGAATTCATCGGACTTCGTAAATAAATACATTTTGTATGACGGGTTAACTATACAATAACAACCTTCCATCGCATCAACAACGCCAGTTATCCTCCATAGGTATAGTGCCTATGGAGGATATCTTTTCAATCGGATTTTGATTTATATATTATAAGCTAAACAAGGACAGTAATGTCTAATACATTTTGAAAGGAAGGAATCAAAGTATGATTTACCGTGAAAATTTCGAAGATGAAAACGAAATGGACGTACAGGACACTGTGCAGTTCAAGGAAAAGGAAGGTGTCAGTTTAACTGGCAGAGAAATCAAAGCACTTGCCACAACAGCTCTTGTTGTTTGGGGAATGATTTTAGTCGGACCTAAACTTGCAAAGGAGATTGTTCCAAACGGAGTTAAGTTTAATTTCGAACTCAACGGCGCACCAGCAATCACAACCGAATCTGATGACGGAATCACTATACCTGTAGGCGTGGTTACGTCTGAAGCGGTAACAACAACGGAACCAATTGTTACAACAACCGAAGTAACAACCACAACAACAGCGGTAACGACAACGACGGTAAATCCATCTGTAGCGACCATTACATTGTATGACGTCGTTGCACACAGAAACATTGAATACGAAGTAGTAGAACTTACTACCTCGTTATCTACAAATGTAAGAAAGTTTTCACTGCAGAACAATGAGGTAAACGAAGTAACAGAGTATGAACTCTTTTACACGTTTACAACAATCGACGGTGAAAAGATGACGCTTTCCGCAAAGGATTGTTCACTTAAAATAGAAAGGAGCGATGCATAATTTGATACCATACGTAGTAGATAAGATAACACAAATGTTTTATCCAAACGTAAGAACGTATGGTACATGCGTTCTGGTTTGGAGACGAAACGAGTATAACATCGGATTGTTAATTGACACGTCATCATCTAAGTTCGTCCTCGTTGAACGCATGACGGAGGGCTTTAGATTCCGTGCCAATATGACGGAATTATTCAACGGATACATTTATGAACGAAAAAATCATATTGTATTCGAGTTTGAGTACAAGGGTACTAAGACTGATAACTACATTCGAAACAAAGAATGCAGATTCTCAGCTTTAAAGACAACCATACTCAATCTGCAAAGTAACAATGTGCAGGCGGTGCTGACATTCGAAGAAGATGTGAATAAGGTGTACTACAAGTATGCTAACAACACATTCTGGAATCCAGCACGCAAGAGATTCTTTTCTCTTAATGCAAAATATGATGAACATGCTGTGTCCGGAAGATACAATAGTATCAATGACCACGGCGCAGTATTTGATAGGGGGTATATGAATCTTGACTACTGAAAAATGCCGAGGATTTTATGTAACCAAACAGAATGAAGCACTTGGTAAAGCAATATCATCAGACTTCATTCTTACTGGAGACAAGTATGACGACTATATTGTACTTGTAAATGAAGGTTCATTTTCTACATTGAAATTTGGCGTACCTGGTGACGAAACACCGGTTACCGAATCATGTAGGTTATTCCGTGTACATCACGGAAATGACAAAACGCATTATGTGTATGACGTGACCATGGAAGATAAACGATTCGTATATGCTTCCGATGATATGGTTTCTCGTTATAAAGTGTCAACTCATTTCAAAGAGATGAGAGACATTTCTGATTCAGGAGTAAAGGAACTTATTGATTCGTTATTCGAGGAGGAAAAGTAATGAATACAAGCGAACTGAATTATTATGACAGCATTATGGGATTAGACCACGTACACAAAACTGTACTCAATGTATTATCATTATCATCATTTTCACCAAAATCACTTGATCAGTCTCAGATGGATGAACTGATGGGCTGTCTGATAAATATCATAAGTAATATGGCAATCATCTTCAATGACGACTTACCGGCATTCCTGGTTGAGTATTGTGCATTGAGAGATGACATATCCGATTGTGAAGACTGTGATGCTGCAATCGAAATGCTTAAGAATTGGACAATCGGCGAAGAGAACGAACTCTATAAAGACATGGACCAGCGTGTCGTTCAACGGCACGAACAGCTTAAAAATAACAACGTAATAGACATATCATTCAGACGTCAGTAATAAGGGGTGTGGTTTTATGAAACCTAAGGAAGAATTCGTATCAATCGGAAAGAACGAACTTGACGAATTATCATATCTCATATATGATAGATGTAGAATTAAACCAACAGACGCTGAAGTAGACATGGCACGCAGATTCATTTCCGCGTGCTTCGATGTTTACTCAACCAACAAGATACGTAAAACATTGTTCGATATTAATGATGCATTGCCTATATGCCGAACTCATTCTCAGGTGGCTAAAACCTGGTCAGATGCAAAGAAACGACTGATTAAAGAGGCACATATATAAGGAGGATAATTATATGGATTTAGGTCTTATAATAATAGACACAAAGGTACTTAATAAGTACGCAGAAGAAATCTCAGAACTCGAAGAAGAGATTATGGATTTCATTTGTGAAACGAATCGCCATGAACCTGGAACAAAGGCATGGCAGAACAATTTAGATATGATACTGAAAGCATATAAACTCCGTTGTCAGAAAGCATTCGAAGTCGGACAGTATATTCTGTCCATAACATCACACAATGAAGCAGTTTGTAAGGAAAACAACATTCCGGGATTTTGTATTAATCCGTGGGAATCGAATGCTGAACCTCAGTATTACGTATCAAAGGATGCTCAGAAACATATAATGACTGCAATCCTGCGGCGATTAGCAATGCACGACGTATGTAAAGAAATATCAGCAAATCTTTTACATGGAGGGATTAACTAAGTATGCATATGAATCTGTTTCCATTTAATCCATACACAATACGTGATAAGAACTACACACTATCGAAAGATAGTGCTGCAGTTATTATTAAAGCACGCAAACACGAGGGCATTTATAATTTGGATGCTCTCAAGTCTGCTATACAGGACGTTGAGATAACTATGTCTTGTGAAAATGGAGAAGTTTATCTCTCTATGGAGACTTATAAAGAGATAGTCAAAATAAAGGAATCTACGCTGCTTTTGATTGTATCCATACTTAAGGGAATGGCAAATGATGCCAACCTCGATTGGAAAGTAATCAAGACTGCAGAACGCGAGGAGTTTCCTGAATCAAAAGCAAGTACTGAATTATTCAATGACTATTATGTACCATTGACATCAGTGCTTGACCCGGATATCATATACATCACTCTCGAACTTGCTGTAGTTCTTGCTATAGCACTTACCGAATGTCCAGAGAAATGTGATGCTATACATCAGGTTGCCCAGTACCATGTAGACTTAGGTATGAACTCAGAAAGACTGCAACATGTTGTGTTTGCAATACGAACACTCATCATAGACAGTTATACAGCTTTATTCATAAAGTAAAAATAACCGGGGTAGGCTAAAAGCCTACCCCGAATTATTTTTTTTTATCTATGTCAAGTTTTTATACGAAATAACCGTCGCGGTCATATACGTATAGTGTTCCGTCTGATGCCTTAAGCATTACAAAGAAGATATCGTCAGCGCTTGTTATGCCTGCCTGTGACATAGAGAAGCCAATGTTAACATCAAAATCTTCACCTACGCTACCGGTCGGCATAAAAATTTCAGTTTCTGTGTAAACTCCAGGTTCTGTTTCTATCCATTTATGGTTATAAGAACCCGAAATTTCTGAAATAGGTTTAACGCTGATTGCATCAGTATAGGAAGTATCTGCAATGAATTCTCCCGGAAGACCGAGGGATGCATCACATGATGTAGCACAAATAGCCTTCATTGCTGTTACAACAGGATCTGTTTCAACATCTGATACTTTGTAGTATATTAGCGACGCCGAACTATCTCTCTGAAGCATTGTGCTATCAGTTGAAGGATCTTCGGTAAATTCGACCGGAACGAACTGGATGAATGTGTCGACTATTGTTTCCGGAACAACGTCTGTGCATGTATATGTAACACCACGTTTAAGTGAGTCAGTGTCAGGTCCGGTGTAAACCTTTGTATCACCAACATTCCAATCTTCAACAGATGCTGAATTCTTCTTGTTGCCATCGAAAATATTCCATTTATCTGTCTCGTATCTGTAGACATCGCCGTGGAAGAATCCATTTGCTGAATCGTCGTCACCTGTGAAGAATACTATAGCACCATCCTCAGCGAGGCTAGCCATTTCTTCAGCTGTATTAGCTGTAATAATGCCAGAACCCGAACCGCCGCCGCCTTCTTCAACAAGACGCCATTTTCTGAGTTCCTTGAGACCCTGAAGCTGTTCTTCAGTTGCGCCTGTAGGAACAGGAATATTGGCATTAGATTTCTGATAACGATACTTACGACCGTTAGAAATAACTAATGTCTCGAAAATATCCGGTAACTTATTAGCTGAATACTTAAGCATATTCGTTAGTGTATCAAACACATCACGTTCAAACCCAGGTACGTTTTTATCAAGTGAATAACCATCACCTATCGCCGTAGCCATATATAATCAACTCCTTTATTTACGATTTGATCGTATTATTTTCTTTCAAGTTTTACAGTACATAAGAGAGCTGTAGGTTCTGCTGCTATACCACCTGCTATATGTCTGAGAGTATAGTTAACGCCGTTTATGTCGAACGTTGCGTAGTCAGATTTCTTGCAGTCAACGCCAGCAACAACCATTTCCTTAAGGGTAAAGTCATCAGTTGGGAATGCTACGAAACAGTAGTTAGTACGTCCGATACCCCATGTTGATGGATGTTCACCGTTGCTCGGTGGATCGTATGGGTCACCATCGACTAAGTCAGCGATATAAGCCTTTTCTTCTTCTGTACATACCGGTGTTACATAACCAGATGCTGAGCACATAGCTGTTACTTCAGCACTATCTAATGAATACTTACCGCCGCCGATAATGAATGGACGTCTGTTGTTGAAGATTTCGTCGCGCATTTCGCTAGGCTTACGTGTTTCTGTAAAGATTTCAGCTGAGTATGTTGTACCGTCAACCAGTTCAAGCGTATCTGGATCGATGTGCTTTGTCATAGATGCTTCAATAAGCTGATCTGGATTTCCAGAATTTGATATTAATAATGGCATAAATGTTGAATGTCCTGTGCCAGAATCGTCTATATCCGCAGCAATAGCTTCAGGTGTTGGCCACTTTGCGTCAGTCATATCTTCCATAGGAACAGCCTTTGTGCCGTCATATGTGATACAACCTGAGTATGGGAACATCATGAATCCAGTGTATATCTTCTTTTCAGGAGCCTTAGCAACAACTTCAAATGTCTTAGTTCCTTCTGTTGTTGTTGCGTCAGTCCATGTAGCAACAGCCTTAACAGTCTTTGCAACCTTATGACTTGTTGCGCCGTAATCTGCTGTGATATCCACATTAGATGTGATTGTACCAGTTGAAAGATCTGCAGATGCTGATGTATCCTTAACATCATCAACAAATAATTCGAGAGATGTAAGATCTACAAGAGTCTTTCCGTCTCCGCCGATAGCAATCTTACCTGTTACAGGGAAGCTTACGATTGAGCCAGTTTCGATATTGCTCTGTGGTGTTGTCTTTGTACTTGTAACGTTAACCTTTGTTACGTCAGCTGTATTAACAGCAAGTGAAACTGCTGTTGATGTAAATGTCTTACCGCCGATAATAGCAACAGCCTTAACTGTCTTTGTTACAGTTCCACCAACAGTACTTCCTGCAGTGATCTTGTAATCAGCCTTTTCAAGTGTTGTTGTAAATGGAGCAGTTGCTGAAGCTATTTCTGTAGATCCTTCATAGAGTTTGAATGAAGTAACTTCAGAAAGTTCATATCCATCATCACCAAATGCGATAGTACCAGTCAGTGGGAATGAAACAGCTACGCCTGCAGCTGCAGTTGCTGGTGATGTTGTTGATGATGTGATAGTAGTCTTAGTTTCAGTTGTAGGAGCCTTTGCAACAACTTCAAGAGTTGTGTTCTTTGTTGAAGCTGTAGTACCGTCGTTCCAAGTAACTTTAACAGTTACTGTCTTTGAAACTTTTCGGCCAGCTGCTCTTGTGTCTGCTGTAAGTGTTACTGTTGCAGATGGTTCATCTGATGATGAAGCTGGTGAAGTAGCAGATGCAAGGACTGTTGAGCCATCAAGAATTTCAATCTTAGCAATTGAAGCGTATGTCTTAGCATCATCGCCGAAATATGTAGCACTTGTTACAGTATAATCAACCGCTGTACCATGTGTAATATTTGACTGTGGTGAAGTTGGTGAAACTGTTACGCCAGCTTTAGATGCATCAGTTGAAACTGACTTAACTGAAGCTGTAGCAAGTGTTGATTCCTTAGTGTCTGTACCCCATTCAGCAATTGTCTTGAATTTCTTTGTTACAGTTGTTCCAATTGGAGCTACAGCTGTGATTGGAACATTAACAGCTACTGCACCTGTTGTTGGATCTGTTGCAGTTGCGATTTCTGCACCTGTGTCGTCAACAATCTTTAATGATGTGAGTTCAGACTTCTTATATCCGTCATCGCCAATGAATACTGTGCCTGTGATAGCAAATGTTTCGGCAACACCGATCTTTGCTGTACGAGTTGCATTGTCGATAGCTGTTTCAACAGTTGTGAATGAAGAAATTTCCTTAGCAACAACCTTACAAACAACGTCTGATGAAGAAGATGAATAGCCATCTGCCCATGTTGCAACAACCTTAACTGTCTTAGTTACGGTTCTTGATGGAGCTGTAGCGCTTGCTTCAATGCTTAATGCATATGTAGCATCATCTGTAGCTGGTGAAGCTGAAGAAGCAACTTCTGTGTCGTCAACTAAAATCTTTATAGATTCGAGTGTATCGCGTGTTCTTCCATCGTCACCAAGTTCAACGGAACCTGTGATATTGAAAGTTTCAGATGTGCCGGAAATTACGTTTGTACGAGTTGGGTTTGGAACAGTTATTGTTGCCTTAGCGAAAGATGATACTTCCTTAGCAACAACTGTAGGAATTAAAGTAGCTTCCTTTGTTGTACCGTCATCCCATGTAGCTACGAGTGTATAAGGTACGGAAACCTTTCTATACGGAGCAGAAGCATCAGCTGTGATTGTAGCTGTGTATGTAACAGTACCGCCGGATGCAGGATCTGTAGCTGTAGCCACAGGTGATGAACCGCCGTTTTCGAAGAGTTCGAGTGATACGATGCCGTCCATTGTTAAGCCGTCTTCACCAATTACAACTTCACCAGTGAGTGGGAAGTCAATAGAAGTACCAGTAACTACATTAGTTACCGGCGATGACTGAGTTGATGTAAGCTTGGCTTTTGTGAGTTGAAGCGCGCCAAATGTCACGCCGATTTCAACAACCTTTGATGGCTGGCCGTTTGAAGGCTTTTCGTCTGGAAGTGGAGTTGGCTTTGCAGGACCGCCTGGAGCGATAATGTATTCGTATGCAACAACACGAAGCTTAACCTCGTCAGCAGCAGCGTCTTCCTTAGTACATGGTACTGTGATAATGAAGTCGTTAACGCCAGTCTCACTTGGTGCACTAGCCTGAGCTGTTTTGATTGTTGAAACAGTAATTTTCTTAGAAACTGAATCGCCAGTTTCTGGGTCTGTTGTTGTGATGATCTTCTGAATATTGATGCATTCGATAAGATCTGAACCTGGTGTAACTTCGAGTTTGATCTTGAAGTTTGATTCAACCGGATTTCCGTCTTCGTCAACTTCACGGTGTGAAACGATTGTAGGATCTACGATGTATTCGCCAGAGCTTTCTTCAAGTCTTACTGGTGAAACGTCCATAGCCATATCATCACCGCTGCCGAAGAGTGAATCTATGAAAGCTGGGAAAGTAATGTTTGATGAGAGAATTGATCCGCTAGCTATAGAACCAACGGTTTTGCTGGTAGTAATAATCTTTCCAAGTTTACTACTACCAGTGCCGTTGTTTTCAAGTCTACGGAAGAATTCCATTGTGTTGCTATTTAAAGCCATAACAGATTCCTCCTTTACGGTGATTACTTGATGCCGAAGTTTTCGAACTTAGCCATTACAGGATCTGTACCTGCGTTAGCAATTCTGATCTGGAAAAGATAGTGTACGTCAGCAACGTATACAGCGCCGTCTGAAACTGCGTCTGTTGATTCTGATCTGTCACCGAGTTTTGTGAGTGTAAGAGCTGTCCAAGGTGAAGCATCTGTAAGTCTTCCTTCTACTGTGTATGAAGGAGCTGAACCGTTACCCTGAACGTAGAGCTGGTCTGATGCGCCAACGCCGATAGGTTCTGAAACTGTGTCACCTTCGATATTGATTATGTCCTTTCCTTCGAAAAGGATATTTCTGCTTGTAGGAGCAAAATTCTTGTTGTACATTGCACCGTGGAATGTACTGAAATCATAAGTCTTAGCCATAATTATGTCCTCCTTTTAAATATTAATATGATTAATCATACTAACACTACTCAAGGCAGATGAGTGGAGTAGTATTAATACTATGTTCCGTTTATAAGCATAATATTGCCTTTTAATACACTAAGGGTAGTCACTCTTGGAAAAAGTAGTTTACAACAGTCTTCATAACATTTTCGTAATTTATACGAAAATAAGACTAGAATTAGTCTATGTGTGACTACACCTTAGTGTAAGTCACACTAAGCTAACTGGTCTTATGATTTCTGTATAAAACGAAATGATTCCAAAACTCCAAATTTATCCGTAGGCCTTTGGTTGCCTACGGGGCTTTTATTTCATCCGAGATTGGATATACCCATAGAAGACTACGCTAAGGCTACGTCTTCTATTTACATATTTCCTTATATTATAAGAGAACAGAGGTCAATCTGTACATACTTACACATAAAGGAACGTTTAAATACAAAACAAAGAAAGGAATGATTCTTCTATGAGAACCAAATTTGGAGAAGTATTCTATAAGTCTGAATCTCAGAACGAGATATCAGTATATAGACATATTACTTTATCAAACGAAAAGAATCCTACAGTATATCTGATGAATATGGAAACAGATGTTGTAGGCCATATACTTGATTCAGACTTAGCTTCCAATAGTGAACTGAGTTGTATTATTCCTAAGTATACTCTCAGAGTAATCTATATAGGAAGTAAAGCAGACGACTTTGGAGAAGAGCACAATGGATACATTGTAGCAATGGCTCCGGTAGTCGACACAAACAAAGGATTGTTTGAACCATTCTATGTAGCAGACTTCTTAGATGAAGATGCTATAGAAGATTTGAATCCTGGAGATACTGTATTCGAAATGAAACTGTATCCATGGGAGACATTCGAAACAATCAGACGTCTTCTTTGGAAGACACCGATACGCTACGACATATTACATGCTCATGAATGTAATACAGCAAAGCGTCATCCTAAATTCCCTATAAAGACTGAACCAGACGTGCCAGTCAAGATACATGAGTTCATCGATTTGATACTCACTGCTATTGACAAAGACATGGATGCGATTCAGCTTTATGATACAAGAATTGACCCGGTAACAAAAGCTCTTTATGAGAAAGGCGGGCCAAAGTCTGTAAGATTTTACAGAGAGATAGAGAAGTTTATAACTAATACAGTAATCTCAGCTTACGGTGTTAAGTTAGATATCACTATCATCCCTGAAAAGATTCAGAAGAAAGAATACTTCTTGGTACGACTTGGAGATAGAGGTGAGATTTATGTAGTACCATATACATCCGGTTACGAACAGTACAAAGTAAACTACGTAAACGGAGACAAAGAAACCCAAGACGAATTGGACTTCCTTTACAAATCTATAGGACGAAAGAATCCTAAGGAAAGAAAGTCTGAAGACTCATCATTCACATACGCCGGAGTTTGACCTAATATAAAACTAGAGTCAAAATTTCAGTTGTATATTATTAGTGTGTAAGAGGTGATAATTATATCACCAAAGTTTTATAATTTTAAGGAGGACATCGATCATGATGAACAACGGATTTTACGGAGCACCAGTAAACAACAGCACAGCATTCTTTGACGCATGTCAGCAGCAGGAAAACTTTGACAGAGCCTATGCTGCAGCAACAGCACGTGGATCACTTGATTACGTGCAGTCAGAAACAAAATCAGAAGACCTCGAACAGGTCGACATCAAGAATCTTCTCAAGAAGATTTCACCTTCAGCTGTCGAAAAGGTAAAGGACGAATGTCAGGATATCTTCGGTATCAAGGCAGACGACAAGAAGAAAGCGGCTGAAAAGAAGGAAGACAAGAAAGAAGAAGCTAAGGAAGAAAAGGATGATTCCAAGGCTGAAATCGAAATCGATGACAATGACCGCGAACTTATTCCGATTCACAGTGTAGCAGGTAACGTTACATCAGTCGAAATCGAAAGATGCTCAAACTCATTATTCTCACAGATTTTCGCAGACTTCATCGGCACACGTGTAAACGCAATCGACGTACACGTTCCGGACCCAAGAACAGGCAAGACAGAACTTAAGACTCTCGTGTCAATGGAACTTCAGTTCTGCATGTCAGCAGCTGAAGCTACTGATGGCAAGATCAAGAACGTCGTAACAATCGAAGATGAGCTCGATACAAATTCTTCAGCTTCATCTGAACTCGGCGAACTCGCTTCAATGCAGAGAAGCCTCGGAAGACAGAAGGCAAATCTTAAGCTTAACAAGCTGACAAGAAAGATTCTCACACCTTTCATCAGCAAGGATGTATTCATCAATACTCCAAACGGCATGGAACCTGACTGGAGAAACATCGAAACAAACGCTTGTAATGTAGGTCAGCCTCAGGGTAACAACTGCCTTACAAACGGAGCATTCGTTGTATCAGTTAAGATTGACATCGCTATCTTCATCAGCAAGCTTATGTCACTTCTCAAGGAAATCACACCTGACAAGTACATCTTCAAGTGCCAGTATCTTGCACCGGCTGACCCATCAGTTGTTGCATCTGCAGGCGGCGGATATTCATTCTGGAATGTATGGAGAAGCTCAGACAAGCTTCCATTCGTTATCAGAGTGGAAACAGTTTCAATCAAGGAAGAACTCAGACTCATGAGACTTACAGGAACAGGAAGATACGGACGTCCATGCGGCGTTTACTACAATCCTGCATTCTGATAACATCACGATAATCGGCGAGAAATAAATAGTCGATGCCTGACCTTTCATAAGAAACGCCTTCATTAAGGGCACTCTTCGGAGTGCCCTATATTTTTTGATAAGGAGAAATTACTATGTTTAAAAACAGTGGAGAATTTTCCTACACAGTAGGAAAGATTGACGAATTCGTAGAAGAGAAAGGCTCTCAGTTCACAGCTTTAAGAGAAGTTTATTACAATGACTCAGAGAAGCCAAGTATTGAACTCAGACGTTACTCAGTAAACAAAGAAGGAAATGAACAGATGGCTAAGGGCGTCGTGTTCATGACACCTACAGGACCACAGGAAGCTGCTAAGGCCATTATCAGAGCCGGCTTCGGTGAAACAACAGAATACATTCAGGAACTTAAAGATACTCGTGAGGATTTCGACCAGGCTCTCAACAAGGTACTTGGACCGGATGATAAGAGATACGATCCCGATGTAAAAATGGATGAAGTCTTTGATGCTTCTACCTTTGTACAGGAAGAAGAAGACGACGAAGAATTACCGTTCTAATTAAAAGGAGGACAATACTATGAAGAAATTTTCAAAATTAACAATCGTATTTTTCTGCGTTCTCGCAATTCTTGCAATCGGATTCGGAGGATTCCTTATCGGATTCAAACTTGCAGCAGACGAATCTCATAATGCTATGGAAGCTGCACTTTCAACAAGCACTGAAACCGCAGGCCGTATCTCACTCGAAGACGTAGACAGCATCACCATGGAAAAAGACTACATCGTAGTCATGGTCGGTGACTGTATGTCATTCATGCCAGTGAGTGCAATCAAATTAGACAATGTCACACTTGATACAGGAAAAATCACTAACGCTGAATTCAATGCTGAATACAACTTCTGGTCACTTGACATCGAAGGCGGTAAGCACTTTGAAATCCCGTTCGGAATTGACCCGAATCTTGACATGTCTTTAGCACCATTCAAAAAATAATAACTATACAGGAGTGAATTCTTATGGGTAGAAATCCAGCCGCAACTATGCAGCCAATGGAAGGAATTATTTACGGGTATTATATCCGTAAGAACAAACTGCCAGAACTCGTGAACATCGGTTTAGGTTCTGGTGCAAACGCCTCAAAGAACAACGTCAATATCTATATTGACTTGGTGAATATCATGGAAGCTTGCGTAAGCAATGTAACTATGATGTCACATTATGATTTCGCAGTGGGTATCCTTAACATGGTTGCTCACTATGCGACATTCTTCAGAAGTTATCCATACAATGTGGAACCAATGTTTTACTTGATATGGAGTGACTTATCTAAGCCAGTATCCCACACCAAGGGACGCAATATCTATGGCAGAAGAAACGAAAGAATCTACGCCACAAAGAACGCTGGCAATAAGGCAATCATCGATTCCAATATCAAACTTCTCAAGATGGTATCGATGTATCTGCCTAACGTTAAGACCATATGTGGTACAGCGGAACCGCATCTTATCACATACAACAACATCAAGAGATTCGAAGCTGAAGACATCCCTAATATCGTTATAACCAAAGACATCTTTTCGTATCAGTTGCCAACGATATCCAACACCGTTATATTCAGACCTAAGAAATCTAAGGGTGATGACTCATCATACTGCATCAACGCAGCCAACGCAATTTCGAGCTTGTTGGTTGACGGAAATGCCATGAATGATATGTCACAGAAGATGGCATTTGACGCATCAGCAATTCCATACACTTTATGGAATCTGGTTGCTGCTCTTTGTCCACCAAAACAGACTGACCTCTGTAAGTCTCATTCTCCAAGAGAAGCTATTGATGCAGTACTTCACAATATATCTGCTCATAAGATTCTCGGTTCAGTAACAATAACAGAAGTCGAAAGCCGAATACTGGAATTTCCATCTAAGCTTACAGACTCGGAGATACTCAATGTATATCAGAGTCTCGTAAACAACTGGGTACTTGACACTAATCATCTTTACAATACTTACCTATTCACCCCAGAATCCAAGGATCTGTCGTGGAACGTAGTACTTAAAGATAACAAAGGCTTGAAAGACCTGAACGACAAGGTATTCAGAGATACACCTGTCGACTTCATGGGTATACTTAACGCTAACTAAAGTAATTCGAGGTAGGCTCAATGCCTACCTCGCTTTATTTTTTGCCGAGAAACTCTAGATCTCAATTTATATATTATTATATTGATAAGGGCAAAGAATGCATCGTCCTTATACATTACAATAGCCTATGATGCAAGGCACTAGTACTAGGAGGTACAATATGAAAACATTTAAGATTAATCACACAACCAAAGAGAGTAGATGGTTCGGAGCATTATCTCTCGGAAGACAAGGCACATTGGTGGGTATTGCAAGACTCATGGAAACACTCCTTGGCGTGTGTGTGACTATGGCATTTGCTAAACTCATATGCTCGTTAAACTCGGACAGTTTATTCAAATGGATTGCAGTGGAAATTGCAATTGAAATCGTTCTATGCCTGGTTGCATCATTTTCACACAACTGGACAAGAACTTTCGGCCTTAAGTACCAGAATAGTATTGACCGCAAAATGATGCAGGAATATTATTCAGCTAAGCTTACTGGCATGAACTCGGGCACGATTACGTCATATATAGAAGCCGTGTCACAGTCCAAGAAGGACATCGTGGTTAATGCCATCAAGCTTCCTTCAGTATTTTCTCCATTTTTAGCGGTGCTGTATAAGATGATTAAAGCTCACTGCGGAGTCATCATGACGATCCCTATAGCAGCAATCATATTATCGTCTGCAATTGGCATTTTATGCGGTCAGATAAGATACACGGAATGCAGCAAAAGAGGAGCTGCTATCAGAGGCACCAAGGTAGACTTATTCCTCAATAGCAAGACTCTTAGATTCCTCGGTAAGGAAGCTTATGCCGCTAAGAAGCTTAACGAAGTTCAGGACGGTTATATGCCGTATTCATCAAAGCTTTGTCGACACATAGGATACCAGATTTCATATCTCGTATTCTTAATTCCGACACTCTTCGGAGTAATGATGATACCAAAAGAAAACAGACTTGAACTTGGTACAATCTTACTTACATCAGTGTCATCATTCATGGGTAGTGTAAACTTCATACTCGACTCGGTAGATATAGTTGCTACTCTCAATGAAAATCTTGAGCATCTCGAATGTCTCAAGGACAAAGATACAAAAGTTAAGAAGTCTATAAAGAAGGGGTTACATCTTAGAAACTTCCACTTTGGTTATACAAAGGAAGATGGAACTAAGACAATCTTCAAGGCTCCTAAGCTTGACTTTAATTATGGTTCAAGAACCGTAATTACTGGCTCATCTGGTTTAGGTAAGTCGACATTAGCAAATGCTATTGTGGGTACAGTAGAAGCATCCGATTTCAATCCGGTTAAGACATTCTATGTATATCAGGAATCAGAACTTCTTGACACTTCACTCAGAGAAAACATTAACCTTGGCGTTGAACACTCTGACGAAGAGATTGAAGAGCTTCTTGAAGAACTCGGTCTTGGAAACTGGGTTCATTACGAACTTGACAATGGTCTCGACACCATAATGGGCGAAAGAGGCAGCAAAGTATCGTCTGGACAGAAGCAGAGGATAAATATAGTTCGTACAATCCTTAAGATGCGCGAATGCGACGATGATTGTCTCATCATTCTCGATGAGCCTACATCAAACCTCGATGATGCAACGGAAAAGATTGCTGTAAATCTTCTGGATAAGAATTGCAAGAATACTTTACTTGTAATCACCCACCGTCCAGAAATCATCAGGATTTGCGAACACCATGTCATCGTTAATGACGACCACGTGTTCGAACAGTTAGACTAATAATAGTAGGGTAGGCTACAAGCCTACCCTACTTTATTTTTTTTAGTCGTTATACTTATAGAAGTCGGTGAATATGTCCATAGGAATGCACTGATTGTTTACATCGCCATACTGCGCAGTCATACAATCGTCTGATATATGATATGTATTCTGATAAGCTTGTCGTCCAAGCTTAGTAGAAACTTGACGACGAATATCTTCTTCATCAGCTGCTCGCTGCTGAGCGGTGTATTCGGCGATTGACATACTCTTAGGACCCTTAACGTATTCGATTGATTCTTTGAGATTAAGATGCTCGAACTTATCGAGAGTTGCGTCCTCGGCAAGTTTTTGAGCAACACAGAACCGCTCTGTTGCGGTCTCTTCATCATCAAGCATCATATCTTCGCCTTCTGGGTCGAGGGTCTTAAATCTAGCCGGTGGTAAGTGCCAACGTTCAGCAACCTTCTTACCATAGTAGAGAGGATATAACGCTAAGAGATATCCGAATAATGTATCGTCGTGTGATACGTTAGAGTGCTCTATTCTGTCACCCTTCTTACGTTCAAGTCCGCGAATTTCGTCCAGCATTATCTTAGAAGTGATAAGATGCGGATAGTTTTCGATTCTGTTAGCAAGTAAGTCCATTAAGTCGTAACGAACTTCGTTAACGTTGTATAGACCATATGACTTAACCATTTCAGAGAACTTACGCATTCTTCCAGCATCACCACGTTCTTCAACAACCTTTTCTTTGATTTCATAGTATAGACATCGTTTAATCGGCGAGTTAATAAGTTTCGCCAATACACCATGCCCGACGCCGTTTCGTTCGACAGTAACCAACGTTCGTTCCATAGGAAGCCAATGCGAGACGACTTCTATGATAACCTTAGCAAACTCTATGGTGCTGATGTAGTTACAGTTGAATTCAAGTACGAGTTCACTTGTTCTTGCATCAAGTACTACCATTGTAGAAGCATCTCGCTGTGTACCTGCAGCAACGTCACAACCTACTACGAACTGTGAGTTGTATAATTCAAACTGAGACTTGAATTCCTTGTAACAGTTGATAGCATATCGGTTAAATACGAGCATCTGTTTAGTAGGAGTTCTTGTATACTGCTGAACGATATCGAGCTGTTCCTTGCTGAATGGACAGTTATCCGAAGCAGCTTCCCACATAAGCAGAATTTCACGACGGATACCTGCATAGTCATAAGACATTTCCTTACAGTTATCCTTGAACCACTGTTCAGATTTACCGAGCTGCTGGTATTCAAACTTAACGTAAACGAATGAACTCTTCGTATTGCATTTGATGATATTGAAGAGCTCTTCTGCTGGAAGTTCATACCATGCTTCCTGGAATGGTGTCATACTAAGACGTAAGTCGTTGAAGTATGCAGCGTTTTCGTCCTTAAGAGAACCCGGTGTCGATGTGTATATGATACCGTGTGGTGCACCGTTCATAGCACACTGGTCCATAGATGTACGTAAGGCCGGCATACCGTTGATAAGAATAGTTCTAAGATGTGGAATGAAGGCCGCTTCATCGATCCACAGACCTGAAAGAGATTTACCTCTAAGCAGGTTTGAAGCTGCACCATCAGATGTAGCTGATGGTAAACACTTAATCATATTCTTATTGATAGGATTCTTGATATATTCTACGGTGCTGGCAGCCTTTAATGGCTTACCCTGAGCGTCGTATACCGCATCCATCTTAAGATAGTCTGGAAGGTTGTCTCTCAGAGTCTTAAGACGTTCCAAGTTTTCCTTTGTCGTTTCCATCTTCTTGTTCAGGAATACTATATTCGATGAACGTGAACGGAAGTTATAAATCCATAGATACCAAGCAGCAACGAGAAGTGTTTTACCGCACTGACGAGGGATCTCTTCGTATACATTGATTGAATACTGTAATAAGTATGACATAGCCATATTGGCTGGGTCAAGACGGAATGAACACGGCGCACCACCGGCGCTGATCATTCTAACTACTTCTCGTATAAAGTACCAGAAGTTACGCTGAACCTCTATAAGGATTCTAGCTTTAAACTGCGGGGAAAGATTCGGATCAAACGGATCTACTCCGATCAGTCCCTGGTCAAAAAGCATAAGCATGAAGTTGTTGTTCTTCAGACCCTTCTTCTTTAAGTAGAAGTGCATAGCTAGGAAAGATTTATTTCTAGTAGAATAGTCCGCTGTCCAGGTAGCGCATTGTGCGAACCGAGGGTCAACGGCCATCTGTGTCTGCAATTGCATCATAATGCCCACCTCCAATTTATATAAAAGTTAAAATTTACACCAGTGTAAACTATAAAGTAATTACATAGATTATGTAATCGAATCTTTTTAATCATATATGAAAAATCTTAGGAGGTACATTACTATGGCTTTTAATTCAAACAACACAGAAAAGGACTACAGACCAACCGTATACGGCGGTTACTCATTCGCAAATCCTGCAGCAGCTTCAGGTGCATCCAGAATTGCTATCACATACTGGAAAGGTCTTATGAAGCTCCACATCCAGCCAAAGGATGAAAACAATTCACAGAACTTCGTTAAGTATGACGACAAGAACGGCAACTACGCTTTCGTTACACCGGCAAAGGCAAAGCTCCTTGCTGACGGTATTGACAAGCTTATCAACGGTGACTTCTCATCATACGGCGTAACAGTATCAAACGATACAAGACTCATCACTATCACAAAGAAGGGCGATGCTTATCTTCTCGTAATCGGCAACGCTTCACCATCCGGAATCGAAGGAATCGTTACATACGAATTCTCAACAGGATTCTATAAGGGTGTTACAAACTTCGATCTTGACACAAACACATTCAGCACCGAGGACATGGATGCAGCATTTGAACTCAGAATGCTTCAGACAAATCTCTATGAATTCTACAAGGCTTCATGCTCAGCTACAGCATACTCAGTTGTTGATGCTATGTACTTCAGCAGTTCAAAGCACACATATGAAACACTCAACAATATCGCAAGCAAACTCGGAGTTTCTTCAGGCGGTAAAGCATCCAAGTCTAACGCATCATTCTTCAACATGAACCCAAGCGGCGGCAGCAACAGCGGACGTGCAAGTTCAGCACCAGAAGAAATCGACGACGTATCAGCTCTCTTAGGAGATTTTGACGACGAATCACCATTCTAATAACAACCTTTTGCGGGAGTACTTAACGGTACTCCCGTCTTATTTTAGTCAGCTTTTCACTTATATATTATAATAGTGAAAGGAGGACGATTGAATTATGATCTGTCCGGAATATTTTTATTTAGTGGATCACCTTATGAACCACTGTAAAATTGACGTCGATCTCACCGAGGTTGATATTGTAGAATTTCTAATCTCAGCAATGAGCGAATCTGCATCGATTCGTTTAGCATCTGAATATCCCGAAACATTCTATAGCTACTCATCATCTATGGCAGAACGTAGTGAAGCACAGATGCATTGGGATAAGACGTGCTATTACAAAATTGGTAATCTGTGTGCACAGATTACAGATGACATGTCTGAGTCAATCGAAAAGTTTTTAACAGACTATTGGGATTATCCTAATCTGTTAGATACGATGCTTGATTACAGCGACCTGGGTAATAAGGATTCACCTGCCATTCAGTACTATCATAAACTGATTGAACAGAGAGATTCTAATTTACACCCATCATTTGCATTACCGTATATCTTCGGGTACTTTGTAAAAGACCTGACAGATTTATTAACCGACCGTGGGTACTTTGGTACAGGAATCCCTAGAGTGGAGATTGCCAAGATACCCGATGAATTCCGTATACCATTTTAAGGAGGACTAAACCATGATTAGTGTAGGAAGATTTGAAAAGGTTACTCTTAATGAGTACAAGAAAGCAAGAAGAAAGATGGACCCTAGCATCACTGATGGAAGAATTCGTCAGGAATACGATAGCATCGTAATTCCGACAAGAGCAACAGCTGGTTCAGCAGGTTACGACATTGCGGTTCCATATGACGTTTACCCAGGCATGATGGTTAAGGGTCAGATTAAACTCCCGACAGGACTCAGATTTGTTCCGTATCCTGTTACAGATTCTATGGGCAATTTAAGACTCTTCGTACTTAAGCTTTTCGTAAGAAGCAGCACTGGTACAAAGAAAGGATGGGTATTATCGAATTCTACAGGAATTGTAGATAGCGATTATGCTGATGCGGATAACGAAGGTCATATCTACATCTGCTTAACACCTAATGGACTTGAAGAACACAAGTCATTCGAAGTTAACGAACCTATTTGCCAGGGTGTCTTCGAAGAAGTATTTTGTGTTGACGAGTTCGCGGTAACAGCATCAAGAGTCGGAGGATTTGGTTCAACTTCATGCAGATAAATCTGCAGGTTAAGAAAGGAAGTTTCAATATGAATATTTCACTTATCAATGGCAGAACAATGGAAAACCTTAAGTCAAAACCATTCATCAGAATCAGTGCCAATATCAGTAATCCAGAGCATTTACGTTTCTTGACATCTGATGTCAAAGCTCTCATCATCGATTTCGAGAATTGTCGTAAGTTTACGGACGTGGCTATGAAGTTTGTTCAAAAGGCTGCTGAGCTGCGTATCAATACATACACTAATTCTGAAACGATGACTGAAATGCTCAGAAAGATTGTAAACAACAATACAACTGATGCATATGACGACAAATCTGTATTCGAACATAACAGTGCGGATGTAAGAGGTACTAATTTGGGTATCCTTACATCAAAGAATATGTAATAAAACAAAGGTCATCGGAATTGTTTCCGATGGCCTCCCCTTATGGGGAATTTATTTTTCATGTCAAAATTTCATTTGTATATTATTACAGTGTATATGTGTTCAAGGAAATCGCATATGCACTATAATCTAAATCATTTTTATCAAGGAGGGCCAAATCATGGCAGTAACAAAGAACAGAATTAGTGTGGTAACAGCAGCTATCACGGGATTAACAATGATATCCAACGTATGTAACTACAACGGAAGTAGTGAATACATGGATGGAGAAATTGGATACTATCCATTAGTAATCGATCTTGACGAGGCATTCTTCGCAACTGGCGGAATATGTCCAACAGCAAATCCGAAACCTATCGATATCGCAAGCATCAAGTTCACTTGTGATGTCAACACATCAGAACTTCCTGAATATAAGGCATTCTGTACACAGGGTATCCTTACATATGAAGATAAGAACTCTGAAGAAGCTACAAGAACATTCTGCGATTGTGTTCCTGTAGACAGCAAAGATTACAAAGAAGTCGCAGGTAAACAGTCCGTAAGGACTACATATTCAATCGGAACCAAGTCATCACCACTTAACATGTGGGTCGATGATGACAATACCATGACACTTGAATTTACATGGTGCACAGGTACAAGCCTCAGTATTTCGGATATGGTATTTATAGATACTAAGGGTAAAGAATATGTCCTGTCAGAAGATGCAATCTATACAGTTACGTTAGAGACATCTAATGATGGCGGCGGCAAAGCAACTGACTCAAGAGAGTGCAAGACTCAGATGCCTTTCAATTGCGACTTCTATGTATCATCAATCTATGGTGAATACAGAGGAGACAATATCTACCATTGGGGAGTTGACCTGTGCTCACAGGGCGACTACACAATCTTTGCAACACATCCAGGATATGTAGAATATGCTGACTGGGAAAACCCTTACGACCCATATCAGGGATTCGGTCAGTATGTAAAGATCGTTGGAGATAACGGCTACTGGTACTACTATGGTCATATGTCTGAAATCTACGTATCAGAAGGCGATTACGTAGAAGCGGGACAGAAGATTGGCTACGAAGGAACTACCGGTTCATCAACAGGTGACCACTGTCACTATGAAATCAGAGACAACGGTTGTCCGGTAAATTGTCTCGACCCTGAAATCGGCATAGACATTCCTAACGAATATGGAATGGTATATGTCAACACAGAACCAGAACCAGAAGAAATGGTTGGACCTGTAAAACCTGAAAACGTTACACCCAGTTCAGCCGGATCCAACACCGGATCCGTTTCTGAACCATCGATGGAACTTATTCAGAAGTGTCTCTCATTTAACAAATGGTTTGAAATCGGCGCCTATGGAAAGGCCAACACTATAAACCTGAATGACAACGGTGCATGCTCACTCGGTGCAATTCAGGCTAGAGGAGAACTCGGAAGAGAACTTATCGAACAGATAAGAGACGAGAACCCTGAAGGATTCAATTCAATACTCGCTAAGTATACTGGATTCTCAGATCCAGAACTTGATGACTATTGGGAAAACTTCTATCTTGTAGAAGGCACTGATGATGAAAGATTCATATCAGAACTTCTTATTCAGGATTGGGCTGTTGATACACAGTGGAGATTCGATTGTAATGTAATCTCACGAGCAATCAAGAAAGCTCAGGAAGCCGGCGTTACAGATGAGGATGCAATCATCCTTTACACACGCTGCTACATCAATGCGGGATGCAATAGTGATTCACAGCAGTGGATTCTCGATCATCCAAAGGCATCAGTAGACGAAATCTTTGCTAATATCAATATCATGAATCAGGATAGTGTAGAAGCAGATTTCAGAAATCATTCATGGAAGGTTATCACAGCAGATGACCTCAAGGCTTAATAAGGAAAGGAAGTTATACTTATGACTAAGTCAGACCAGCTTAAGAAAATTGCAGAAATACTCGAACTCGATGTTGATAAGAGAACACCGGAAGAGGTTCACAAAAAACTCAAGAGACTTGGAGGTGTGCTGAACAACATCAGCAACACCTTTAACGTAAAGGGTATCCGTACTGTAGCAGCCTTTGAGGCTGTTGCAGACGCATTCTCACAGTTAACAAACGACAAGAAAGATGAAGACTCAGATTTTGAGACAGCTTTCTATGATGCGGAAGCACGCGTTTCCGAATCAATAGAACAGCCGGAAGATGAATTCACATATGAGCTTCAGATGTCTGATTTCGATTTTAATTCGATTCAGACATGTAATTTTAAACGTGTATCGGATGCCGTACGTGTCATCCAGGACGTCACAAGTAACGAGACATTCTGGTGGCACATTTGTGCAGGACCAGAATACGGACTCTGCAAATCTCTCGTCAACAGAACCTGCACTCTGTTTGGGGTTGACGACATTCAGGACATCTCAATCGGAGTCATCATGACAAAGACGCTTGTCGATAATCAGTTCACCCAGTACAACGACTTGTTTGTATGGGAAGTTGAAAGTATCGCACAGACATTCAGAAGCGGAGCAGCAGGATTTGGTCTTCCGGAAAAGTTTTATACAAACAACAAGGACGACGCCTTCTTTGACAAGACAACACCCTCAGACAAATCGGCAGACGAGGCCGATTCATCAGACTATGGTGAGGGTGAAGAAGCTAATATTAAAGAGCCTGACATTCGTCCAGAAGAGGAGAATGTGGAGGCGGTTCAGGATAACACTTCAGAAGATAGTGGAATCGATTCCGTCGACGGAGGAGATACCCCAATGACAGAAGAAGCTACTATCGAAGAAACAACACCTGAGGAAACAACTGAAGCTGCGTTTGAAGAACCATTCGTACCAGAACCAGAACCTCAGTCGATCGTTCCGGAAGTTGCCAATCCGGTTAACGACGAACTTATGAAAATCATCACAAACGGTATGGACATTTACAAAACCGGATTAGGCGAGTCATCAAACATTCGTCCAATCACAAACATGAAGAGCTTGATTGAATCAAACTCTGATGAAGAATTAATAATAACACTGTTCCCGGATTTCGCTAAGGCTTACAATGGCTTAGTAAATCTCACCGGAAACAGCGGGCAGTATGAACCTATCCCAGAATCATGGGAAGCGTTCGTAAGATAAGAAGAAAAGAACTCAACGTATGAGGAGGAAAAATTATGAATATCAGAAACTTACTTGGATTTGGAAGTACAAAGGAAACAACACCAGCACCAACAAAGCCACAGAAGTACCAGTCAAAACTTGTTGGTACTCCGGAAAAGTGGAGACGTTTAAGAAAAACAATTTGGAATTGGCCTAAGCCTTTTGACGAGTCACATGAAGCCGCTACAGAGTTTTCACGCGATAAAGTACGTAAGCGCGGCACACTTGGGCTTGTATGGCTTCTCGTTATCTTAACTGAAATCGCAATCACTCCGCTCGGTATATTACTTCTCATCGCGAACAACACAAAGAATGCGATGATGGTTGATAAGAAGAATCACAGCGAAGGCTGCAAGTCAAGCGAGGCTTGGCCTTGGTTAGCTATGTGGGTAGGAATGGTAGTCCTTGGTATAATGGTTAAGGACTACCAGACTGGAGGTATGATTCAGAGAGGAATCCAGGCATCTATTGATGAGACTGTGGAATCCATAACAACTGAATCACCAGAAGAACCTCAGGTACGATTCAGAGAATTCGGAGACGTTGGTGGTAACAACAAGGTATCCGAACCAGTTGGTAATAACTTTATTACCAAGATGACAACATGTACAACAGAAGACGCAGCAGCTGAAGAAACTGTTGAATCTGAAGTTGAAGAAACAGAAGTAGCTCCGGTAACTGAAGTTGAGGTTGAAGAAATCGAGACAGCTCTGGTAACAGAAGCTGAAGTTGAGAAGGAACCTGAAGTTGCATATACAAGAGTCGTTGGTGAAGACGTTTTCGAATTTGACGAAAATGGCGAAATCATCTGGCATGAAGAAGATTGGAATATAATACCAGAAGACGCTATTCCAGTTGTAAGAGAAGCATCTTTTGAATAATGGGAGGAAATAACAATGAGAAAGTTTGTTAAGAATTCAGCATCAGCAGCAATCGCAATCACAATAGCTCTTATCTTTGACCCGCAGTCAATCATAGGATTCGTTTGTGTGCTTGTGGGAACCCTTATTCTCTACAATCTGCTTAACGAATTTATGACACCGAATGATGACAAGACATTCAAGGCAGCTGTAAACAACGTTGAAGCAAGACACAAGCTCTTCGACGACATGATCAGAATTACAGAAGGATTTTCGGATGACAAGGATGATAGGAGGATGATGACTAATGACCCATTCCCAGTCTCTGCAGAAACTGAAGCAAAGAATAAAAAGAATAATCATTAAGGTACTGACATACGCATTCTTTTCAGGAATTATGATTGGTACATTTCAGGTATGTGTAATAGAATGTCATTCAGGATGGTTCCGCTATTTTATATGCGGAATCGTCTTCTTGGCATGTCTGTGCATACTTTGTGATGCTATTGAGGCAATCAACAACACGTATAAAACGGAGGAATGAAATATGGCTACGCCAAAGAAAGAAACATCAAAAACTTCAATGATTATTCTGGCATCAGTTGCAATACTGATGTCGGTTATTTCTGTATTTGCTGCATGTAAGGGTATCCTTCCTGAAACCCCGGCATCAGTAATATCGCTCGCATGTCTAATCGTAAGTACATTATCATGTACTAAGATGTGAGGAGGCTATGCATTATGAGTAAGAAAACAAAGTACATTCTCAAAACATGTCGTTGGAGTATTCCGATGAATGTAGCGATATGGATCGCAGTTGCTATTCTTATTAAACTTGGCATTCCAAACACATCATCCACATGGGCACTGGTAATCATGTGCATCATCTCAACAACACTTGAAGCCATCGGCGTCAAATCTGTTGCAAAAGAATATGATGACCAGAATAAAAAATAACAGCGGCCGAAACTAAAAAATAATACGGGATGGTGACGGATGTCACAAGCATCTGTCACCGTATTATTTTTTTTTGTTAAGGAGGAATTGAATATGAGATTTGAAATATTCAATAAAAAGACTGGAGAAAATGTGCTTGTAAGCGAAATGGACGAATGGCTTGTAATCAGAGATGGGCAGATTAAGTATGGTAATGATGTTTGGTCCATGGAAGATTATGGTGTAAGATTTTGTTAAGGAGGAATGATTCATGGCTGATTCAAACGAAAATAAGGTGCTGGTGTATGTCATCGAATACATCAAAAAGAACGGTTCAATAACATATGGAACATTTCGGTGTACATCAGGAACAGAAGCTACCGAATGGTCAAAACACATGAAAGAAACCAACCCGGATATTGATGAAATTCGTTTTCATTTGACCGCAACCGAATAGGGGGCGTCATATGTGAAACGTTTCTTTAAATCTGATTTAGGTAAATTCGTCATAATAGCCGGACTTATGATAGTCTGGTTTGTATTTACTGTACCAACAGCCGTGTTATTATCATTCAGAGGAATATTAGCATACGGATTATGTCTGTTGCTTATATTTCTTTGTATGTGCGTCGGAAATGACGACGATAACGAATAAGGAGGATTATTTATGGAAAGCGTAGATTTTAGCTTAAGGATATCGGAGAAGAGCCTTAAGTTGGTTAGACTTCATTCTAAACCTGCTAAGATTGAAGATTATCTCAACGCTACGGAGGATGAGTTTAAAATGGCATTTACGAAAACAACACATATCGTCATGGACTTTGATTGTCTGTTCGATATAGATGTAGCTATAGGCTCTTACTTAGCCTTAGCTGTATCCAACGACAAGACACACTGGGCATGGCAGCTTACTCACGTTGATGCTCCTAATACAGAAATGTTTAGAGCATTACTCGGAGACAGACAGAATCGTAATCCGATACGCAATTACGATATCTCTACAGACCCTGAAGAACTTGATGAGCTGTATTACGACATCACCAATAACGTTAAGGTTATGCGAGATGTCCTTATATCGGCATCATTCTTTAAGACATCAATCTTCGCGTTCTTTGAAAAGCTCGTGTCTGAAACATCGGCTACTATCGATATACTTTGTCGTTCAGAAAACAACGACATTGCTTCTATCAAGGCGGATGTATTCAACCGAGTTCTTGCTGAACTTAAAAAGACATATCCCGATAGTAATACACAAATTACTACGATGATGTCGGGAAAGACCACTCTCATCGGCGATATATCGGGAGCAGACGAAGTCTACATCGAAAATATTGACGATTTAAAGGATGGCCTGTCACTTGTAGCAGATGGCGAAGATATTAACGTTTTAACCAATACATCAATTCTTGTTCCAAACTGGTCAAGGAATATGATGAAAGAAAACTACGTTAATATCGATCAGAATCTGTTATTCGCGATGGTTACACTCAACTGTCAGGTTGGCTCATACAACGCATATGCCAAGTAAAATAATACATCATTCATAACTATTAAGTATATAAAATTATATATAGGAGGACTAAACATGAAAACAAATATTGTAGGACCAGTAGTATTAAGAAGTGTACAGCTCGCAACTCTCAAGGAGATGTACAAAGCACTCAGAAGAACATTCGGACCGAATGGCTCTGTTACAAACATTTACAAGCCAAACATGTTCCCGAAGTTCACAAAGGATGGTCTCTCTGTAGTAAGAGAGATTAATTTCAGCGGCGAAATTGAAAACTCAATCAAAGCAGATATCGATTCACAGTGTCAGCAGCAGGCTAAGGTAGTCGGCGATGCTACAACTTCAATCGTAATGCTTTCTTATCTGCTCTTCAACGAGCTCAACAAGATGTATCCGGCTGATCGTGAATACGACCGTCAGGGCATCATGACAAAATTCGGTGAAGTAATCGACATGCTTTGCGAAGACATCAAGAAGAATGCCAAGGATGCTACACCGGAACTCATCAGAGACATCTGCTATATCTCAACAAACGGCAGAGAAGATCTCGTTAACCTTATCATGGATCAGTACGACAAGTACGGTCTTGATGTACTTATCGAAACAGTCGCTTCTTCAGACAGCAAAACAGAAATCATTGACTTTGACGGTATGATGATATTCGAAGGCTTCAAGAGCGGCGTATACGTAAACGGACCTGGAAACACATGCATAATCAAAAATCCGGAAATCTACTTCTTTGATGATCCGATTGACAATGCTGAACAGCTTCACACATTCGAAATTATATTCAACGAAAACATTGCTAAGCCAATCGCTGCAATGACAGAATGCGACAGACTTATTGCTGCGGGTAAGACACCTAGCGAAAAGCTTCTTGCTGAACGTAAGTACACACCTACAGTAGTTATCTGCCCACACTTCACACCGGACTATTCAGCATACCTTGCACAGGTAGAAGAAATGATGGCTGCTTGCCCTTACGACCAGAAGCCTCCATTCCTCCTTATTCCAAACGTAACTTCAGTTGATAAGCCATCTATGGATGACCTCTGCACAATGTCAGGCGGTAAGCACATCTGCAAGTACCTTGACCCCGAAAACAAGAAGTACATGGAAAAGACAGGTAAGGCTGTTACACAGGCTAACTTCAGATCATTTGCAGGTCATGCTGCAGCTGTTGAAGCTACATTCACATCATGCAAGGCATACTCACCTGCATGCATGTACAACGAAGATGGAACACCTACAGATATATACTCAAACAAGCTCCGTGAACTCGAAGCTAAGTATGCGGAAATGTCTAAGGACGGTGCTCCACTCACAGATACTTTCAATTATAAAAAGAGAATTAACGGCCTTAAGGGACGTATGGTTCAGATTTCATACGGCGGTATCTCTGCACAGGATAGAGACATGGAACTCGACGCACTTGATGACGCAGTACTCAACGCTCGTTCAGCATCACAGTACGGTGTAGGTTTCGGTGCTAACTTCGAAGCATTCCGTGCAGTTACAGAAAGAACTTCTGATGATGAAGAAACACAGAAGATTCTCGGTATCATTAAGACTGCTTATCGTGAACTTACAAAGGCACTTTACATCACATCCGTAAGCGGCGACGATGCAAAGGCTGAAGAACTCGCAAACGAATCACTTGAAAAGGGTTGCCCATTCAACCTCAGAACTAAGGACTTCGACGGAAAGGTGCTGTCATCTATCGAAACAGATATCTGCATCCTTAAGACAATTTCAAAGATTCTTATGCTCATCTTCACATCAAACCAGTTCATCCTTTCAGATGTGAACTACACATCTTACGGACCAGAACCAGAAGACCTCTAATTTCCTATATATAATTCTTGTAATTGACGGAGTCAGATTATTCTGACTCCGCCTTTTACGTTAAGAAGAAAGGAGCTAAAGTTCTTATGACTTTATTAGAATACATTAACGATCCTAAGCTTGCTAATCAGACTAACCGAGAACTGATGCAGTCTTACTCTAACAAGCTTAACGATATCATTATCAGAGAAAACAAGATGCCCGAAGTGGCTATATATACAAAGGGAGATGAATACTGGTTCTACTTCTACATTCCTGACGCTAAACTAAAGAACGTTAAGTATGACGTAGTACTTCAGTTTATCCCTAAGAACGATAAGCAGATTACAAACAAGACAATATCCGAATACGAAGTTAAGTTCTTCTCGAATGACCCAGGATTCATCTATTACTATTGCTGGTGTTTCAATAAGGAGAACATGCTTATCGATTCTCTCAAGTTCAAGCTTAATGAACTGGCTCTTAAACAGGAACCGGTACATACTAATCCAGACCATAATCTGAGAATGTGCAAGTCATTTTACTTCGCATATCTCGTAATGCATAAACTCAATCTCTTCAATAAAGAGAATATCGCTATGATGCATCCGGCAAAGTACAGTCAGATTATCATAAATGGCAAGATTCATACTGATGCCTCAGTAAGACACAAGATCGATACGACAAATAAGATAAACCGATTTGAACGTAAGGTTGAAAAGAAGATTCAGAAGCTTCCATCAGAGATTCAGGATACAGTTGACAAGATTGTCAACACGGTTAATCCATCAAAGCCTACCGGAAAGAGCAAAACAACTCGTACCGTCGGACAAACTAAGACAACCAAAACCGTTGGTAAAACCCGTAAACGTTAATCAGAAAAACACTTATATATTATAAGGGTGAAGTAGATAGAAGTCTGCTCGGAAAAGGAGGACATCAATTATGGAATTCTATACACCAGAACAGTGGATAGGAAAGAGACCAACATTAGCTCAGGTTAACAATACGAGATGGCCAATTGACGATTGGCAACCGGGTCCGAATGATATGTTAATCACATATACTAAGGACACAATCATGGCACCAGTCAGTTATGCATTAGGTATGAAAGAAGCAAGCTTCGAGCTTGATTCATTCTGCCTGAAATCAAAGAAGAGATACCTTGACGGTATCAAGCCAAAGCTTTTCAAGTACATCAACTACTTCGAGAAGTTCTATGACCCGGATAGAGAATTGATATTGGTATATGCTAATATCAAAGCTCAGTGTGATTTAATCTTAAAGGAAGAGTACACCGTAGACATGTTTAAGTGCGACATTCAGCGTTACTTCCTGACATTGAATCCAAACAAACCAACGTTGTTATCTAAGATGAGACAGCTTAATCAGGAACAGTTTAACAACAAATTGGTTAAACCGTATGCGTCAACAAATGACGCACTCTGTTACGACACGGTACACGTAATGACAATGATGGAAATGTCTACAATCATGGACATCTTACTTCCAATCGTTGCTCACTATGCGTATGTAAGTAAGCAGACGGACTTCAATGCGTTTTTAAGTCAAATTGTACAGATGATACTGGATCTGTATCCAACAATCGACATCCACGCAAAGATTCAGGAAACCGTTATGACCATCGTTTCAAGTCTTGCGAAGAATGACAAGAAACTTTGGGACACATGTCAGATAAGAGGCATTGACGCAATCACAAATACTTGTGCAACTGTGTCAACTATTCTCTTGTCATCATTCCCTAAGTACACTTATAACGACAATCCGTTAAACTATAATATCGCGGTTATTAAGAACTCAATAGGACATCAGATTACTGATATATCCTATGAGTACGACTTCATTATTCACGACTCATCGAAGAGAGATGGTGAAGATAATTCTACACCTCTCGACAGATTTGAGATGCAGCGTGAAAAGGCTGATATCGGATTAATGATTCAGAATCAGGTTAACTGTGAGTACACAATGGAAACAATTTACAACAAATATCGTAGACCTACGGTAGATGAAGTAAACTACTACATTGCTCAGTTAACCAAAAATAATCAGCAGCTTCAGCCAAAGGATGGTTTCCAGAGAAGAATGATTCTCAATCTTTGGAATGCAGAATTTGGTGATACAGCATCAATTCGTGAAATCACGATAAGAGATTATGTAGCGTTAATCATTCTTGCAAAGGAAAGATTGCTGAATGCAAATCTCAAGATATTCCCTTACATCATTTCAGGACGAATCAGCAAACTTGCGGCAAAGTCGTTCATCAATCGTAAGGATTCAGTGCGGTTGGAACAGATGGAAGAATACCAGGCTGTACAGAAGAAGTACATGTCTCCGAAGGTAATGAACAGCGTTATCGAAACGATCGCATCACTGTTGTCTTCAGAGATATACATCGTTGACCCGAGAAACGAAATCAACGACATCAGGATTCCGACAGAGCAGAGCGAACTGATTATCAGAGAATATCTGCAGTACATTCTTATGATTTAAACCACTTGTATGGGGAGCTTAAAAAGCTCCCCATTATTTTTTTTTCTCAACTTTTTTATAACAGAGCTTAGGGAGGTGAATTGTCTATGGATTTCAATATGTCAGTGTTCTCAATTAACGAAGCTGCTATGACGTATACATTACGTAGAGCTACTACTAAAGACGAAGATACAATGTACGATATGGAAATGGATTCCATATCACCTAAACAGCGTGACAAAGCGTGGATTCAGAAAGCTATCCGTGATGACGTTAAAGAATCAGTTAAAGATACACAAATGATTGTCATTGGAGATGACAAATCTGCAGGAATGCTTACTCAGTGTTCGATAGACGGTGGTGCTTGGTGGTATATCGGAGAGATATTCCTTAAACCCGAATATCGTGGGTCCGGCTTAGGAACCAAGATACTGAAAGACATTATGAGTAAACACACTCAAATTAAACTCCAGGTATCATACACAAACACAAAGGCTCAGAAACTATACAAGTCTTTAGGATTTGAGCAATGTGATGACAACAAACAGGCTGAGATGTATGTGTACTCTTGGCGAAAGCATAAACATGGATAAAGGAGGATATGAATTATGGATATTGCATTAGAATCATTTAACTATGATGTAGTAAATGAAGTGTCAACAAGCGGAATTATGTCTAAAATCAAAACTGTTGTTGGTAAAATCGTAAACGCTATCATAAATTTATGGACAAAAATCTCAGATTTTGTTAAGAAAATCATGGCAAAACGAAAGGCTGCTAAAGCCAATAAGGACAAACCGGGTGAAGTAAAAACTATTCATATACCGTCAGCGGAAGAACGAGCTGCAGCTGAAGCTGCCGATGATTTTAATAAATCGCTAGACTTCGTAAAACGCACAGGTCATGCAACGTTTATAAAGCGCGCGTACATGGATGACATTGTTGAACATGCTAAAAAGAATTTCAATTCTGTTATGATTGACAATGTAGCTTTGCCGTTATACGGTAAAGAACACATCGGCAACATTGTCAACGAATTGCGGAACTACACATCGTGTTCATCGGCATTCTTCCTTTTTGATGATTTTTCGTACATAGACGACGCTGAAGACGGATTTACGAAAATTATTGAACGTTTAGACTCTGAGTTAGCTAAAAGAGTTTCACCGATATTACCAAATACAGATGATCCTGTAAATGATATTAAAGAACTCGTTAAAACCGAAAAAGTGTCTGTTGCTGAATGCATGAAATATGAAAAATTCCAAACGTGGTTTGAGTATGCTAAAAAAGATCTCGGCTCGGTAGCAAGAAGCGGCGCTGATGCCGTGCATCTTTACGGTGGTGACACACTTGGATTTGCGGTTATCTATGAAAGCGACGGAAAGTTCCAGAGTTCCACTATTAAGGAGAATGCGGACACGTTTATTCAACTCATGTCACACAAAATAACTTCGTTGTCTCCATTCTCGGTTTCACAGTTTGATAAAATTGTGGCACATATGCAGGACATCGTATCTGCAGTCACAGTGCTCGCATCTGCACACGTCCGAATGTACACGGTTCAAAATAATTTTATTACCACAATGGAAAATCTGCTTGATTCCGCATACGATGATATGCTTAACAATGACACTAAATTTCAGAAGAAACTGGTTGATGAATATAAAAACGAAACCGGCGTATTTTCATACCTGAAGCACGAGTCATACGATTTCTGTTCAATAAGATAAGGGGGTAACGTAATATGGATATCGCATTAGAATCGTTTAGCTACGATGTCATTGACGAAGGCCTCGATATCAAAGCGAAGTTCAAAAAGATCTTCAAAGCTATAATTGATAAAATCGTAGACGTTGCTAAGAAGTTTGTCGCAGCATTAAAGAAGCTGAATCAACGATTCGGTAAGAAGAAACCTAACACGAAGCTGGAAGACGTTAAACCTGAACCGGAATCTAAAGAAGCAACCGATGACGAAATTATGAAGGATATATTGTCGAACCGGTTAAAAATACACACATATGGCAAACTGGCCGAAGACGAGGCTATCAAATTGGTAAACCAGAAAGCCGGGGATATTAAGTTATCGAACGTATATCCTGAGTTATCGAAAAAACGTCTTGATGATGTGGGTGCTATCATATACGACATTGAATCAGTATTATTCAACGATCTATTCGGCATATCCGTCGATAAACTGAAAAATGAAAAAGATCCGATTGCGTACATTATTGCATCATCATCAAAAACACTGTCCAAGGTTGAAGCTCTTGGTATAGGTTCAATGGGTGATGACGATTTTGCATCCAAGTTAAGCGATATGGTTACTGGCGGTACTCACACGCTCGAAGAATGCTTACAGTCTGAGATATATCTGTATACTATGAACAATCTGAAAGGGTTTGGATTCAGACCGGATATGCTTGAATTTGCTGTATCTGCAGCCAATATACATTTTAGCATATATTCTCGTGACAGTGTCGGTGAAAGCATTGAATCTGGTAAAGCTGCTATGAATAAATTCGTTGAACGTCTTGACAATGATTCTGTTGCAGCCGCAGATGCTGTCAAACAGATAGTATCAAAATGGAGTGTCGTTTTCGCGGCTATGACAACGTACTATTTAAAGATGGCGGCATCAGTTTACGAAGTAACCAAAGAATACATTAAAATAATTGACGAGGCTATAGTCGACGTAATGACTAATAATGCCAGTGTTCGCCACGCTATTGCCGAAAAGTATCGCGGTAACTCAGTTACAGAGTCATATGATTTCTGTAATGTACGATAAGGGAGGGATACGTTATGAGTGACGTATCATTCATTCTAGAAGCATTTAACAATACCGATAAACTTACTAAAGTTAAAGAATTGAATTCGAAGCTTTCCAAATGGAAATATGGTGTTCTGATAAACGGTAAGCTGATAACCGATCCGGATAAAGTAGACTGGTCCCAATACCGGATGCATTCGTTATCCGATATGAATAAATATCATGCCGGCATATGTTGGGACTTTGTAAACTATCAGCATGACGCATTTACTAAAATGCGGGTTAAAGACAAGTCATATATGTTCGTAATGCAGAAGAGCAATAATCCTGATGATATCGTAACTCATACGTTTTCAATCATAACTATTGATGGTAAACAATACTGGTTCGAGTCATCGTGGAGAAAACACCAAGGATTACACGAAGTCGATTCGTATAAAGACGTCGTTGAAGTACTCAAAGATTCATACGGTAAAGACAATCCTTATGACGTTTATGCATACAATCCATCTGGCACCATTGGCATGTCTAACGGTAAGTTTTTCCAACACACAACTTCGACTGTACCTATATTTACAACTACTAAAAAATAAACTCATCCGGAGTAGATTTTCTACTCCGGATTTTTATTTAACGCCTAGCTCAACATCAGAGTAAATTATATAAAGGAGGTCTTGTTCAGATGAACAAAAGCAGCGAAGATCATTACTTATTATTGATGCATCCGTTAGCGATATCTGAAGACTTTGTGCAGGGATTTAGTGACAAAGTGACAGTTCTTGACCAAGATGCGTCAGACTCAGCAGTTAGAAAATCCGTACAGAAATCTTTCATTACTATACTTAAAATATTCAGTTCTGAAAGACTTACAAACTATTTAAATGTAAGGCACAATCTCTTGGTTGTACCTGCTCGTAGTGTCATCGATGGTGACAGAGTATCTATAGACCAAGTGCAAGACCTTTTAAAAACCGACACAAAGAAATACGTTGCTACCGATGAAGGATTCAACATCGGTACATTCGAACTAATCAAAGACTTTATACTGGAGGAATGATTATGAAATTCAAACGAGGAGATGTGGTCATCGTCGACCCGCTTAACACTCTCAAACAATCCAAATACCAGAGTACTATCTTAGGTATAATCCTCAAGGTTGGATTTAGAAAAGTGACAATTATGTCGATAGAATCATACGACGTAATAGAATATCCTAAGAGACTCTTATATGTATTACCGAGCAAAGATGTGATTAACCAAATCCGAGTGGTAGAACGTTCTGATACGTTCTGTCCTAAATTTACTGATATGGATATTGAGTTCGTTTGCGCTATAGCCAAAGACTATAAGGCTCGTGGATATGGAAATATATCCGAGAATGCTAAATATCTTGTTGAAAAGATGCAGGCTGATCGAAGAGATTCAAATATCAAGCTGCAGTACAATCTCTTTGAAAGAACAAGTGCTAGACCTAACACAATGTACGGTCTTGCTGACTTTGTCAGTGAAAAGAGCATCGAAGAATGGAGAGAAATCAACCACCAGGTTGCATCGTTTGTAGACTCATTAAACCACACAGACTATGATGACCTTATTGCTGACTGGTTCAAAGTAGCGGAGAGCTGCGAAGATAAACGTATAACCGATGCAGTAGACGAATACTTCGAAGGTGTTCCAGTTTCTGTGGACAATGTTGTAGATTGTCTGATTGAATTATCCGGAGCTGATAAATTAACCGACCTTACCGAAGGCGATGCTGATATTGCAACATTAGTCGTACTTAGGTCAATTACCTTAGCTGCACCAGAAGAACGTGCAGAATTAGCGGAAGAACTTCTTAAAGAATTGCCATCCAGAGGGCTGTGTTCATCGGTAGTGTCACTTATCCAGGATACTACAAATTCATACAATTTCTCTGGAGACGAAGGAGACTCGTATGACAGTTAAAAGTCTATTGGCGGCAGATATTAAAAAGATTCGCAATCAAGCCATGAAGTCTCGGGCAGAAATGTCCGAGGCGTCTGGTCTGAGTGTTGCAAAGATTGCCAATATTGAGAATGACAAATTCACATCTTTAGAAGATTTCCTAATATACGCTGATTCGCTAGGGTACACGGTGGAGTTAAAGAAAAAGAAAGCTCCAACAATTATAATGATGACATCTGATGGAAAGATAACCGGAGTTATGTAATTAGGAGAGATTATAATGACTAGAGAAGAGTTTAAAGATTACTTACTGAATATCTTACCTGAAGCTAGAACAGCTAAGGGTGGAGAACAAATTGTTTGTATATGTCCATATTGCGGAGATAGATCTGGACATTGTTATATAGGCCCATTTAACGATGACACAGTTCCGGTAATGCATAACTGTTTTCATTGTGACCCACACAATCCGATGAAGTCTGGTATTGTAAATCAGAACTGGTTAAATGGATACAATCTCTGGATGCCAGAGGGATTCAATTCTGTATCTAAAGATAAGTCTGGCTTTAGAGCTAAGAGAATAACTGGACGTACAGTATTGGATTTAGGTCCAACTAAAGTGACCGATAATAAATTGACAAGACACAAGTTAGAGTACATCAATGGAAGACTTGGCACTCAGCTTTCGTATGATGATGCTACTCGGTTAAAACTTGTTTTAAATATATCAGATGTACTTAATGGTAACGAGGTTAAGTCATATACAAGAAACATGCGTGATATGGAAACTCTGGATAAGTATTTTATCGGAGCCATTGGCGCAAACAATAATATGATTTCACTTCGTAATCTTACCTACAAAAAGGGAAACAATCTTCCTAAGTATGACTTATTAGGTAAGAAATACGTAAACTATGTAGTCAATGACAACATGAATACGGATAAGTATTACGTAATACCAACTAATCTGAATACAATAGTCCCAGTAAACATTCATGTTTGTGAGGGATTTATGGATGCATTAGGCATCTTCTTTAACGTATTGCATGGTGATACAAATGGTAACCATGTAGTAATCGCAGGTTTCGGAAAGTCATATTCTGAAGCTGTTGAGTACGTATTGTCAGCGTATCCTTTCGTAATGGCAAATGTACATTTATATCCAGACGCCGATGTCGACGACCGTTCGGTAAAGAGCGTTGTTCGTAAGATTGCTCCGATTGTAGATAGCATAACTTGTCATCGTAATGCTTATCCAGGAGAGAAAGATTATGGCGTTACGGCTGATCATATTCAGGACAGCCATTATTCTATAATGTGAAAGGAGATACATCATGGCTACGTTTGTTAAATCAAATTACGCCGAGTCAGTCTCAACACTGATTTCGGACGCTAATGAAAGAGTGGTTACCAATAACCACTATATGTATAACAATCTTAAACCGGTAAACCTGACTTTCTATAATATAGACAAGACAGGTTCTACATGGGACACCGGTACTATAACAGAATTCGCCGTACTTGGTAAAGAGTCACCGTTCCGATACAATAAGATTAAGAACGCTACACTCTATGGTCAGGATTTAAGAGTTTTGTTTAATATGGACTATGGCGAAAACGGATTGGAAACAACACCAGTCGAATTCGAATTGGTTGTCATTCCGAATACATTTGAACCATATCCAAACTCATTCATCATCTTTGACCAGCTGGAACAGAACCCTAAGACAAAGGGCTATCTCTTCATTGTTGATGAAGTCGTTATAGATACATTTGAAAACGATGCTAACTCATATCGTATTCGTTGTCATCTGTATTCAACTCACGGAAGAGATTACGAATCTCTTGAACGTCAGGTTGTTCGTACATTCGTTATGAACATCGACAATTCCGGCACAGATATGAAGTGTGTAATGACCGAAGAAGATAACCAGCTTGCTTCCACACTTGATACGGTAATCGGAGACATCATTGACTTCTATAAGGGACTGTTCTGGAATAATTCTCTTCAGACATTTACATACAGTACAGCTATGGGATTCTACTATGACCCATATCTTATTGAATTCCTGATTCGTAATAAAGTATTCAACGGATTCTGCTCAGAATACATTCATATTCACCACGAACTTCCGATGCCTAAGACATTTGCTATCGATTATATGGAATCGGTATTCCGTGCTATCGAGATGCAGGACCTTAAGGCATTTACAGATAGGCAGGCTTATGGTCAGATGATAGACAATGTAAATACACTGTTTGCTACAGTGCCTCAGACATACTATGCTGTAATATATGATAAGCCATGTATGTTCGGATTATTCCAGCCAATACCTAGTGTAATGGTTGCGTCCGCTCAGGAAGGCTGCCATTATATTCTTCAGGAAGAATACTCTATGTACAATCCGATTACATCATATTTCAACGAAGAAGAACTTGATTCTAACACCTTAGATGTGCTTCAGAAGATTAAATTCAAGGCAAATAAGGACTTCTTCTACTATATACCTATACTTGTATACGTGTTGAAGTATTACTTAAACAGAATTACCAAAACATCATAATAAAAATAATAAGGAGGTACCATACTATGAAGACTGTTGATGAAGTACTTTCCGAAAGCATACATGACTTTGAAGTAGAAGATGCTTTGGGAGCTGTAGATAGAATTGACTGTGTCGATTCACTTATTGAAGAAGCAGAATCTGGTTCTGTAACAGAATCAGCTGATCTTTTCGGTGTAAAAGAAAAAACTGCCAAAGACGAACTTATATGTGAATTAAGAGAAAGACTTGATGAGGAGGTATAACCATGGAAAATGTTTTTGATATCATTAACGATAGCGAACACGCTTCCATCGAAGAGTGTGCGTATCTCGAAAATGCGGTTGAAGAAGCATGTATAGCTGCTAGAGCTACACTCAAATCTGATACAGTTGAAGGCCTTAACGGTTCTGATATTGACTCAGCTATTTCATTCGGTGCAGACGTTTCTCCGGAAGATATGGAGAACGAATACGTACAGGGTGATGACGATAACATCGATGACGAATACGAATTCGACGACGATGCTGTTGACTCAATCGCTGATGCAGGTGACGATACAGATGTAGAATCTGAACTTGACGCCTGGGAAGAATACGAAGAAGCCGCAAACGAATTTTAATGGAGGGTTAACACAATGCAGAAGAAAATCATTCTTAAAACTACAACTAACAAGTTTGTAGAAATCAATCCTTGTGGAGCAACAATTGCTCTTTCTACAGGAAAAATCAGTGGTATGAAACCTGTTCCGGTTCGTACTACAGTTAACGACATCACAAGATGTCTCCGTAATGGAATCAAAGTAAACGAATTACCTGAAGGCGTTCGTTCAGCCGAAAAGATTGCTCTTATGACAAACACAGCTAACAAGGTATTCAGCGACAAGCATCTTGAATTCCTCAAGACAATCAACGTTGGTTACATCGATGAGGCTGAAGAAGTGTTTGCTGGTAACAAGCTTTGCCATAGCACATTAACACCGGCTGATAAGATTCCTAACAACACAAACGACAAGTCTGTATCTGATATCAATGACTACGCTAAGGTAATTGAATTCATCACTGACGAAACAGTTACAAACAAGCTGCAGATCGTTATGCAGTACGAATCAATCGTAATGCGTGCTGTTGCTAGCAGAACAACAGATGCTGAAACAATAAACAATATCGTTTCTGCATTCAATGCTGTTACAGTTGAAGACGGAACACTCGCTTCAAGAATCACAAGATTTGTTGAAGCTGCTAAGCGTTCAATCATTCATGACTACTATAACGGAACAGTTGAAGAGAATAAGCCAACTGAAACAGTATCTGACCCAGAACCTGAGCCGGAAACTGATGCTCCAACTATCGAAGAACCGGCAGTTGAGGAATCATCAGGTGAAGAAAATGCTGTTGAAGAAGAAACCGTGGAACCTGAGACAGGAACTGTTAAAGAATACGATGTATCTGAAGAAGCTGCTTCTGAGGAAGTTAAGCCTAACAACAACGGCAACGGTAACAAGAAGAACAAGAAAAATCGTAACAAGTAATTAATACAAGAGTCTGTACCTAAATGGTACAGACTCTTTATTTGTAAAGGAGGTTTTATATTATGATAGATTTCAGTGTCGACGCATTCGCCGTTAACGAATCAATTGATATAAAGAAAATCAAAGAGAAAGTTATCAAGATTTTCGGAAAGCTCATGGAGTTATTCGATAAGGCCCGAGAAAAGGTTCTTAAAATAATCGAAAAATTCTTTGGTAAGAACAAGGAAAAGATGACTGCATTAGAAAAAGCGTATAATGAATACAAAACGGATCCTGGTAAGTATGAAAGTACGCTTAAAGTTACTGTATTTAATAAACCTATAATGGACTTAGACCATGTTACCGGTGTAGCAGATAAGGGTCTTGATATTATGGATAAGGTAGTAGATAGTCTTAAGAACAATACCGAATATAACGGTATAGACGCTCTCGAATCTTTAGTTAAAGCTGAATATAATGGCAGTCTTATATCTAAACGTGCCGGTGCTAGTATCAACAGAATAGATATATTATGCAATCAGTTTTACGTTAAAGAGCGCCGTGTCGACTTAGCTGAAGCTATTAAGGCAGAATGCTTTTCTAACATAACCGAAAAAGCTGGAAAAGATTATAGCACCAAGCTATCTACTTGGTACAAAGCAGCTAACGACAGAGCTGGTAAGATAGTTGACCAGCTTCGTAAGCTCAACGTAACGGATGATTTAGATATGCCGTTATTCACGGAAACATTCTTGACATCTATATACACAATAGTATTTAGTCCTATGGCATTTGCTAATGAATATATAACAGCAATGATACAGGTATTACAGGGTTGCTATATTGCAGTACGAGGTTCAGAAAACGGTGCTCCAATGCCGGATATCAAGTAAACAAATAAACTCCCCGTAGGATTAATCCTACGGGGAATCTTTTGTGATTACATTGTCTTAATCGGTACAGCCTTTGCTACGAGGTCGTTAAGGATATCTGTTGTAGCCTTAAGTCCGTTGTACTTGATGTCTTCAAGTCTTGAACCAGCAGCGTCAGCAGCTTCCTGAAGAAGCATTTCTGATTCGTTTCTGATAACGAGGTATGTTTCGTTAGCAGCCTCTTCACCAGCCTGTTCTTCGATGTAGTTCTGAACCATGAAGAATGCTTCTGCAATGCCTGTCTGCTTTGAGTCAGCAAGCTTAGCAACCATTTCGAGTTCTACATAGTATTCAGTCTTCGGTTCTGTGCTTTCTTCGATGTTTTCTGCACAGATTACAGGTACCATTTCTGGTGTCCAGTTGAATGATTCCTTGCAGCACTTAGCTACAGTTGGGAATCCTGCGAGTGTGTCCTGGAAGTTCTTTCTGATATCAGCTGTCCATACTGAGTCCTGAGCTGAACCATCAGATTCAGCAGCCTTCTTTAAAAGGTCAGCTACGTTAAATGCAAATAAGTTCATAGTATGTCCTCCTTTATAAAACTATGGAATTGATCATAGATTCACTGATAGAATCAAAGTCTCTTACACTTATAGTTCTACAGTGAGTCTTGGTGTTAACTGCGAAGTATCCATTAACATCTTCCCGTATGTCAATATTCTCGTAGTTTTCAAGCATTGCATTCTTGATGTCATAAAGGTTGACATCCAATACTGCGAAATCTACAACTTTGTTAGAATCTTTCAGTCTAGCAGCTTCTGTTAAGAATGTAGTCATACTGCTATTTGCTGAATCACTAACCAGCTGTACTTCCTCGAGCAAAGCACAGCACTTAAGCTGATCTGGTTCAAGGATTAAAGATTCTGTAACTAGTTCAGCCAGATAGTTTTCTTTCACAAGAGTATTGTTTTTATATGCAGCATATACCTCCGAGAGAATGTCTGCAGACTTTTTGCCGACATACTTGTAGATATTGCAACGGGAACTTTTGAATTCTGATGATGGTTTCTTTTCAAGTTTACCGTCATCATTAACACACATTACATTCGGGCTAACAACGTCGTTAGATAACAGATACTGGTCTCTCTTGACTTCAGCATCAAAGCAATGTGTTATGAATAATGGACGTGCAAGTACGTCCTGCTGCACTGGGCCATTGAATCCAACCATTGGAGTATTGGCACAGTATTCGTTGATAGAATATGTCTTGGATTCATCGTTGTCAATAGACTTTTCTTTGAGCTCGATGAATGTATCAAGAAGCTGCATGAAGTTGTTGTTTGTTAAACGGAGATAGTTATACTTTCCGAGTTTAACAATTGCATCTTCTTTAGCATGAGTCTTCTCACGCACTTCAGACTGGTCAACAGCCTTGTTCGGATTGTCACCACCGTCTTTAACCTCGATGATAAGATTGTATGGAATGTAGAAGAAATCTGTGATGTATTTCTTCTTTTCACCTTTGAAGTCATATTCTATTACTGGACCTGGCACAACTAAGTCATCAGATGTAATATGAAGTACTTTGTCCATGAATTCAAGAAGCTTGTGTTCATACGAACCGGTATAAGTACATACGCCACCATCAGTAAACTTGTATTTACCAGATATCTTTCTTGCAGCAAGCATCTTCTCCTGATGCTCTATATCATTAAGAAGTGTGCTTTTGCCATGTACCTTAATCATATTCTTGACGGCGTTCTCTCTCATGATTGAACGGCATTTATCCGAACAGTATACTTTATATCGTCCAGATTTGTCATCCCACTCAGTAGGACCTTTGCATATATTACAGATGCCGTGACCATGTCCGACATCTTTATTATTGCAAATATCAAACACAAGCCTTTCAACAGGGTACTCTTTTGGTACCATGTCCATATGATTTCTGTCAATATGCTTGATAAGATCTGCACGTTCTAACGGCTTCTGACAGTAAACACATCTGTATTTTCTGCCCATTGTAATCACCTTCCTTTCGTACAAGATTATGTAAATGTTTCGTATAAGCCTATGTAAAAATTTACCCATAGAACATTACACCATAACAAACAAGTAATTAATAGCAATATTTGAAAGGAGGGCTTCATATGGACGAGCACGTATTGAGTGTTACTCGTAAACAGGAAGCTAAGGTTTTCGAAGGTATTGAGGGCGATAAAATCAATATCGTAAGACTTATAATGATGGAACCGGGAACCTATCCATCACATCCTACATTGGGTGTTGGCTTGGTATCTAAATACCGATACAAAGACTGTGAAGCTATAAAGGCTTCATTGGCAAATGACATTAAACGTCAGATTGAGCGGTTTATGCCGCATCTGATAGATCCTCAGGTTCACGTAACCATTATCAAGAACCTGGACAACACAAACACAATACAAATTACGGTGTCATCTCTGATGTCATCAATGAAAGTTCTCGTGGATGAGAACACCCGAAAGACTCTCGATTCATTAATTTAAGGAGGAAAAGTACACATGAAACTCGACGAATTAAAAGGTATTGAACCAACAGAAGAAGCTGTTACAACACCTGCTGCACCTGCAGAAGGAGATTTAGTAATGGCAGTACCTACAGGCGGATTTGGAGACATCCTCAGCGGTGACGCTGTAAAAGAAAAAGTTATCGTCACAGATAAAGCAGATGAACCCGCAACAATGACAAGCAATGCCATGGTTGCTGAAGCCATGGACACAATGGACGTTGCTCTCACAGGATTCAACGCAGAGCTGCTTCAGATTAAGCAGAAAGGTGAAGAACTCAGAGCTGAAGGAAATATCACTGATGCTGAACTTGAAAAGCATGCAATGAATTTCAACCCAAACCTCGATTCAGAAGTTGAAAACCGTCAGGCTGAATTCGTTCCTGGAATGACAAAGCCATCAGCAGCACCATCTATTCCACAGGCGGCTACACCGGCAGCAGCAGAACGTCCAGAAGAAGTTGAACCTGAAGAAGATGATCCGAACGAATTCGTTCCTGGCCAGACATTCGAGCCAACTCCTGCTCCAGAACCAGTTCCTGCCGAAGAAACTGAATCTGAAGAGAAGCTTGAAGAACTTCCAGTAAGAGATGCTGTAAACCCTAACTTCGAAATGGATGAACGTGACTTTGCTGACCTCGACGACGAAGAAGAATCTGAAGACGAGGACGAGGAAGAAAGCGAAGAAGAATTCGAAGCTCGTAAACAGAAATATATCAGTGAGGTTAAGTCTCTTCTCAATATCATTCCTGAGAACGATGTCGTTGACCTTTCAAAAATGTCTATCTCAACAAAAACTATGTCAGCATCAAAGGCTGCAGGATACACAAAGATTCCTACAACCACTGCTACACACGCACTCCTTACATCAGGACGTGCAATCACTTTAACTGCATTTGACGGTCCGGAGATCGCTAGCTTCGATCCTAGTTACCTCGAACAGTTAAAGTACATTACAAACAGAAACTACAGAGGCAATGCAAGACAGACAGCTCTTACAATCTCTACTTTCGCTTACTACGTATCTTTACTTGAAATGATATACAACCATATCGTTTCACCTAAGCCGTCTACATTCAATGAATGGACTAAGACTATATACTGGGCAGACGTTGATGACCTTATCTTCGCTGCGTATAAGGCTACATATGGCCAGGTAGGTAATATCCTTTCATACGAATGCAACAACGATAAGGATAAGTGTAAGGAAGTATGGCCGGAAATCAAGAACGTTGAAGAAATGATCGAATTCAGCGACGACGACCCACAGTGGAAAGAACGCTTCGATCAGATTATGCATCTCAATCCAGATGCTTGTCTCGAACCACAGAGAGACCTTGTTCAGATTTCTGCAGAATACGCTGTCACAATGGGTGCACCAACACTCGAAAAGATTGCCGAAATTGCAGCTCTCGATATGGACTTTGCTAACAAGTATATGGACCTTATCTCTATCACACAGTACATCTACGAGGTATACTATATTGATAAGGCTTCAAACTCACTCGTTCCGGTTAAGTTCAAGGAATATCCAGACGATACTCGTAAGGCTGCTAAGAGCCGTCTCCGTGACCTCGGCAATATCATTAAGACTTCTCTTACAAATGACCAGAGAGAAGTTCTCATTAAGAAGACTGACGACTATGACAGACCAACAGATGCAATCAGATACATCTACCCATCAGCTATCTGTCCAAAGTGTAAAAAGAAAATTGAAAAGATGTACGCAGATCCATCGTCAATGCTTTTTACCCGTTACCAGCTCGTTCGTTTGATGAACTCATGAATATCTGTGAAAGTATAAGCGGGTTTTACAAAGCCCGCATATCTTTCTTAGAGTTGATGAACCTACCTGCTGGTATGCTCAGTAAACTATTCCATGATGCTCTCACTGCATTAAAGTCTAAAGAGGGACAAGATGCAGCTGCCTCAGAAGCCGTTCAAGATGCTATGGAGGGATTCTAGGAAAGGAGGGCATAATATGACTCTTGTTGATTTCGGCCGAAGATTGCAATTAAACAATATGACATTTCCGGATTACTTACATAACCATATGCCGGAAACAGTAATACTGTACGATTTACTCGGTCAAAATGCACCAGCATCAATCGGTGTTAATATATGCGATACGGGCGGTATCGAATACATTATCATTGGTATAGATGCTAAACTCAAAGAATACATCCAAGCTGCACTAACAGTTCCTGTGGTAATGGCTTATGGAAGAAATATACTGGTTAAGACATCTGTCAAAAACGACCGGTACATAATCTCAATGATAGACACTGATATAATATAAATTATTACAGTCCCGGCAGGATATGGTCCTGCCGGGAACTTTAATGTAATAATAAGGAGGTGCTGTGTCGATATGAAACGATTTAATGGTACAATAATGGATGTCGATCGATTCGTTAAAGTCAATGATTGTAAGTGCATTACCAATCCGGTAGTGTTCCTCAATTCCAATAAACCTACACCAGACGGTCTTCTGTCTGATGAAATCTTTGGTATAACACATTCGGAAAGATACGGAATATACGCTTACATCGATCTCGGCGGCGAATTCATGAATCCATTATGCTATAAAAGTTTATGTCGCATTAACGGAAAGGTTAGAGCGATTGTTCATGGCATTCAGCAGTTTTCTATAGATGAAAATGGAAATCTTGTTGAAGACGATAATGGCGGAACCGGTATCAAATGGCTCCGTAAAAACTTCGATAAAATCAAGTGGACTAACTCCACAACAGAAGCAGCTCAAGATAAGGCTGCATTCATCGACATGATAAACAAGAAGAAATTACTCTGGATTTCAAAGCTTCCGGTAATTCCTCCGGGATATCGTGACGTTGTTACAACAGCAAAGGGTGTTGGTATTGGTGAACTTAACTCACTGTATCAACAGCTTATAATGGCTACTAATCAGTACAAACAGTCTGCAGATTATGGTCTTACATTATTAGACACATCTGCTGGACGTATTCAGGACACAATCGTATCGATATTCGACTGGTTCGGTAACGGTACAACAATTGGTTCCGAAAAGACTTCAAAGAATCTTCCTGGTAAGACAGGTATTATCAGACGTGGTATCATGTCTAAGACAACAGACTTCTGTTGTCGTTCTGTAATCACAGCTCCAGATAATAAGTGTGAAGACCTTGACGACATGTTTGTTGACATGGACCATGCAGCAATCCCATTAGCGATTGCTATTACATGCTTTAAGCCATTCATCATGTTCTGGTTAAGAAACTTCTTCGAGAACGAATTCGCTGGACGTAATTTCTATCCTATTCAGATTCAGACCAAGGATGGAGTAAAGGTTATCTCCGTACCTATACAGGATTATCAGGTTATGTTTTCAGATGCATATCTGGAATCACAGATAGACCGTTTCGTTAAGGGTCGTTTCAATCGTCTTATTCCTGTACCAGTGCCAGTGGACAAAGCCGCTCTTACTAAAATGGCTGATGAAGCTGGTATTATTAAGTCTGTCAATAAGAGCGGAAACGTTTATATGGCTATGACTTCTAAGGGTCTCGATAAATCTATCAAACTCAAAGACTGGCAGAATATGAGCGGAGCAGAACGTGAGGCTTTAAGCATTTCAAATCGTCCATTGACTTGGGCAGATTTACTGTATCAGGCTGCAGTCGAGATGACTGAGGATAAATGTGTTGTACTTACACGATTCCCTATGGACTCATACTTCAACCAGTTCCCTCAGATGGTTCGTGTAAGAACTACAGCTACAACAACACCGCGTATCGTAAACGGCAAGTATTATAGATGGTATCCAGACATCGACGCATCAATGATCGGTAAGAATACATCTACATTATTCAACGACACAATCACGGGCTCCAACCCTACTATCGGATGTGCCGGGGGCGACTTTGACGGCGACACGGTAACTTGCAAGCCTGTATATTCACTTGAAGCCAACAATGAACTCAAGAAGTTCTTGCATTCTAAGGGATGCTTACATAGTCTTGATGGTAACTCTGCTAAGAGTATATCTAAAGAAGGTATTCTCTGTCTTTATACTCTTACAAACTGTCCTGACAATGAATGGGATTCTAAACTAAACGAAAAGATGGAATTCTAAACATTCAAGTAACAATGTTTACTACTAAAGGAGGTACATATATATGGCTACAAAATATTCTGAATCGTATCTGTATACTATGAATCCAGAATACGAGAAGAAGATCGTAGAATGCATGCTTAAAGCTGAAAGGCTTAATCAGAATGATCCTAAGTTTGATGACATTATAAATGAATTCAAACATCGCCAGATGGATAACTGGATGATTACTATCTTCCAGAGTAAGAACTGCATCTTACTTGCTCCAGAGGTTTCACTTCCAACACAGTTCAACGTATTCGTTGCTAAGGATGTGAAGTCGGGCAATGCTAAGAAGGTATTCATGGACGTGTCAAGAGTTATCCGTTATGACAATATTGCTGGTAAATACAAATGCGTTGATATCGACCAGCTTATAGCTCAGCTTATCGCGGCTACAGAAAACTTTGCTTTCTCAGATGAGAAGTTCAGATCCGTTATCTGTACAGCTAAAGCAAGGACTATGTCTATGCAGTGCTGGGCATCGCTCTTCACAAACATCGTTGATTATCTTCACAAGATAAGTCTCGATAAGAACCTCACCGCAAGATGTAAGCTTATGGCTTGCATGTACTTTGCTGAGAATATGAGCGGTATCGAAGACGGATATAAGAAGTTAAGACATGCTGCATTATCATGGACTGGACTCTCAGACCGTGAAGAAGGCATCATCGAAAAGTATATCGAAACAAGCGATATGCCTAATCCGTTTAAGGATATCAAGACATTCATTTCGTTCGTTGGTCACGTTCTCAAGATACCAACACTGTCTCTCGATGCATTTATCGAAAGATGGCTATTCATATACGGAACAAAGACAGCATTCGCTACAGAGTACTGGCCGGCTCTTGCAGCTATGGTAACAGATGCTTATGTCGGATGCTACATCAATAACCAGAAGACCATCGAGAAGATCTGCGGTCCAAACATGGTTATGCTCGCCAAGGAAATTATTAAAACAGGAGGAAGTCTGATATGATAATACCACCTTATAAAGAACGGGTCGAGTACCTTAGATCCAGGACCGACTCTGTCAACAGATGCCTGGGTAAGGCTTTCGTCCCTGAATTTATAGACGGTGTTACAACTCAACCTGTTACTACACATGTATTTGAAGATGACTACGTGTTATCTTCAAGTGCAAGTGTTCGTATATTCCAGACGGAATCGATACTATTCAACAATATGCCGGACAGACAGCGTAGTGTTATTGATAACACTATCACTTTACAGGGTAAAGTGAACGAAACGTTCAATGACATATCAGCTATCACTTCTATTCCGGTTGCCGCTCTTATGGCAGTTAATCGTGACAAATTTCCTTCAGACATCACTGTAGACGCTAATACCAGCGTCTACGGTGTTGTTATTGACACGACATTGGAAGCAACATTACCGAACTTAATTAAGCTCGGAATTATCAGACCTTTTATGTGCTTCCTAGACGGGTTATACGTTCCAATAGAATATACCCGCATGAAAACCGATTTATACAATGATTATATTTTACTTGATATTTCTTGGATGGAGAACCGAGATACTTTAATTAGAGACTACACTAGACTCGATATGCTTCAGTACAGATATTTATCACCTGTACCTACAGAGCACGAGATATTTACATTCGACGGAAACGGTTCCATTACTTCCGCACCTACATCCGAAGGAGATATGCGTCGTTTCCATGTATACTCCAACGATCCTTTGGTATTTTCGAAAGAAATGTTTGTCGATCCTGAAACACATCGTGGTACATATGGCACCATGTTTTTCGAAAGAGTAGAAGGATTACACTACAAGAATAAAGTAAAACCAAATTGTGTATATTGTTTTCAGAATGGTCGTCTCATCAGAGATGCTGAAGTGGACTGTAGAAACTTCAATATCATCTCCGTAAGATATCAGGAATTTGACGAAGACTCTAGAGCTATGGTTGTAGTATCCAAGAGGGTTGAATACACCGAAGACAATACATTAAGACTCGCACATAGTGTCGTTGAAACACTTGGCTCAGCATTCGAGGACTTCCTTGATGACACTGAGTTATCTTGCCAAACTTTCATCGACGAAATATATAGAATGGCAGCACGTAGTGATAAGTATGGATTCCAATTCCATAACGTTCATATCGACAATGCTGAAGAATATCCTACACCGTGGGATGAAATCATCACTTATACTAACGAAGACACCAAGAAAGCTTTATATCATCTTATTTCAGAAATATTCGAGAAGGACGTTCAAGAAGTCCGTGACGTTATGAAGGGAATAGTTGATGAAGCTTATCAGGAAGAATACGACGGACTCATCAATAATGATGAATGGATTCTCAGAAAGAATCTTCCGGAAATGTTTTCACATGAAGAAAAAGAAGATCCGAGATTCTTCCATGGCATGGGAGGAATCAATGATTCATTCGACTTCGTATTTTATGATACTAAGTCTTACGAAGAAAACTTCTTAGCTGCCATAGCATACATTGCTAATTATGATTCAGATAAACTTGAATGTGGATTACCTAGATTCGAGTTCAGTGCTGTTACTACCGGCGAAGCTATTCAGAGTTTCATCAATACAGAAGGTGCACTTGAAATGGTATGTGGACCTGCCAACCATAGAGAGAATTACGTAATGATTTTCGTAAATGGTGAGTTGTATGCCAATGCAGACAAGATTACATACCACGACAGATACTTCAAGGTACCAAACTTCATTTGTGCCAACGAAGACAAGATTGAAATCGTCTTTTATCTGTACTGCAATAATACAATAATGCCGTTAAAGATAAACGACTCTGTTGTCACATGTAAGTACCTGTATGATAAACCTGAAGTACAGTTATGGTCCGATATAACACCGGAAGGTAGGGTGGACCATCAGGACCAGGTATATCAGGTTCCGTTTACCATAACCGACCCATGGGTTAGAGGACATGGTGTAACTCCGCTGCCTAGTGGTGGAGGTGTTGAATTCATCAATGGTCCAGTAATTCATTTCGATGATTCTGATATTGGCTATGATGCTTTCGTTAATATTACAACTCCAGCCGGATTAGCAGCAGTTGAAGGTATGATCGATACCTACATCAGCGATTCGGAAATCAACGCCATATTACATGATGCCGCAACCGCAGCTTACGAGACAGACTTCCCTAAGTCTACAGTAGTAGCTAGCTATGCTTCATTACCAACTGACCCAACTAACGGAATGATTATATTCTTTGTCGGCGATGATTATATGTCATTCAAGCACGGACGTCATTATCAGTATAACTCGGCATCGGCTAATTGGGTTGAATACTTCAGTCTGTCAGACCAGAGTAATATGTATTCGGAATTATCGCTCAGATCTCACCTTTCAGATACATTCTCCGTGCAAGATACTGATATTGACAAAATTCAGGAATTGATGGATGCCATCTATCAATATAGCCTAGAAGAGGAGGGCGACGATCCACCAGAAGAACCAGATCCAGAGCCTACAACAGACTGGTATCTGATTCCTGACCCGGAAATGTATAAGCTTGAACTCACACCATCAGACCTCTTATTCTGGGATAATGCTAACGGATGGACTACATCGAGACGACAGTTCAGACATCAGAGAACTACTATTGAGATTCTCGGAGCAAGAACTGTTTCACTTAATGAGACATTCAAGTTCTGTACTAACCCAAGACAGTACATGGTGTTTGTTAACCAGCGTTGCCTGCCAAGAAGTTATGTCGTTATTGCCCCAAGTGTTGGAGTTAACAAACCAATAAATGTAGAGGTTATGCTTACAACTCCTACAGCAGATATGGTAGGTAAGACATATCATTATCTCGGTGATGATGCCGACGGATTCTTACAGAATCACTATTATTTAGCAAAAGAAAACACAGAAACACATGAATATTATTGGGTTGAAGCCGATTACCATGGATCTAACCCGGTAGGACATATTACATTCTATTCAAACATTACATTAGCAATAGGTGACGTAGTTGACATATATTATGTGCCGGATGAAATGAACGTCGATTTCAACGAATCGGTTATAAAACGTACACCAGAAACAAACTCTGGTTATATAAAGATCGACAAGACACATACTAAGACAGGAATATCCAGAAACTCATCATTTGTATTTGTTAATGGAAGAAAAATATCATATGATGATGTAAAGGATATTTCATCAGACATCGTTAAAGTAACAGATGAATATCCTAACCCAGCCTCTATGGAGCTGTCTCTGGAAGTTTATCGTTACCTATATACCAACGAAGACTATCAGTTAACCGAATACGCACCGTCTAAATTAGACGACATGGTTCCGGAAGAACCTGAAGTACTCGATTGGCTGATGGACACAAATACTGAACCTTCAGGTGATGAAGAAGAAGTATTTCCAAATAGAATTTCTAAAGATGCTGTAAAGAATGCAATTCTTCTAGATTTCGTATCTAGTGATGACGACTCATGGTTGGCTGAATTCTAATAAAGGAGGATTTTAAATCATGCTGATAGAAAAAATGATGTCACCCGACGAACTAGGAGGTTTTGCCGAAGTATTTGAACGTTATGGATTTGGTACTATTTGTTGTGTAGTACTCATATTTGGTATATTTTGGTTTGTAAAACAGAATACTAAAACGCAGGACAGATTGTGGAGTAAGCTCGACGAGCTTTCGAAGACTTCTGATACTAGAGACAATGGTGAAAAACCAATGACTAGAGAAGAGCTTAAACACTTTATCGAAGAAATTGTCCATGCGGAAACTGCCAAAGTATTCAAAGATGAGACTCGAAAGAATGTAGATATTCTTTCGAATTACAATAAGATATCTAAAGCTATACGTCCAATGCTATTAAAAGCTAAAGATGATTTTGATGCAGACAGAATATCAGTTTATGTATTCCACAACGGTACACATTCATCACATGGATTACCGTTCTATAAGTATACATGTATCCAGGAAATTGTAAGAAGAGAAAAACAGGTTACTCCTAGAATCGCGGAACAGCAAGGCGTTCCACTATCAGTAATGGATGAACTTTCATCTACGTCAATCAACGAAGACGGTGGATTCGTTATTGATGACTTGGTGTCATTGGAATATGCATTCCCTATGGCAATAGCCAGGTTAAAACGAGACGGATTTAATGCAGCAGTTGCAGTATCCGTTTATAACGAAAACAGTGAAACCGTAGGTTTTGTTTATCTCACATTCTTGGATAAAAAGACCAAAGAAGAACTTTTATCTATCAAAGAGCGAGTTGGTGATAGAGCCATGTCTCTTTCATCAGTGATGGACTTTAACGAACATCGTGAAGACATCCTGAGTGGTAACTAAAAACAAATAACAGCATCTATTAGAGACCCGTAGGCCAATATAGCCTACGGGGTCTTTTTCGCAAAAGATTCCCAGTACGATATAATCGTACTGGGACCATAGGAAAGGAATTACATGAAACCGAACACAAATTTGGAGAAATAACAGAGATTTAGAGAAGATTCTAGCACTCTTATTTTAAATGTTATAGTTTAACGTGTAATATTTTTACTTTTTAACTATAAACCTAACTAGTCTATAATCGCTAGGAGGATCCTAGGGATAGAAGGAGGTTTATAATGAAATCTAGTAGTAATTCTAAAATTGTCAAGGTGATAACTATTTCAGCAATTATATTTATAACAATACTTTGTGTTGTTATAGGTGTAACCAAGAAGAACGGATCAACAGAGTGTGCCAAGGGTAACACTGTAACAACAGCTGTTACTACAGTATCTGACGACGGTAGTCTCGTTACAAGTTCTTCATCAACAACAATGAAAGAAACAACTACTTCCTATGTAACAACAAGCATTACAACCAACTCAGCAGTTACTACTTCAACAACAGCTGTAGCATCCACTGTTGCTGATTCTAAGGAAGAAGTTCCTACGACTAATATTCCTACGGTGAGAGAGGAAGCTACACCTACACCGGTTCCGAAGCCTGAGCCACTTCCAGAACCATGTGATAGAAACGTAGAAGAGACTACACCGGCACCAATCGTAGAAGAATACTTGGTATACAAACCAAGTACACATTATATTCACAAGAATACATGTCACTGGAATTGTGGCGATGCATATAAAATAGATAATGCGGATGGATTAGAAGCAAGACTCTGCACAGAATGTGGTGTGCAGTGTGAAGGATACATAGAATATATCGAACCGGTTCCGGAACCGGTTAATATAAGTGGAAACGTTAGCATGTCTGATTACGAATACAACTTATTATGTGGTCTTATAGCTAACGAATATGGAAGCGCGTCTCTTGTGGAACGTGCTAAGATTGTTGCTGCAACATTTAACGCATGTAACAGAAATGGCTGGTCTATAGAGGCTTTTATATATACGGCATGTGTACCATACGGATATACCCCAGGATACACATATTATAGCGGTGTCGCAGCTTCATCTATGAGCGACGCGATCGATTATTACTTCACATACGGAGAATCTGGTTTCTGGGATTCTGGATATTGGGAAACCGGAGCGGATTCATGGTGGGGCGATGGATGGTACAACCATTTTTATCGAGCGTAATTCTGATTGTTCTAATTACGGAAATGACATGTGAGACTAGCTCACAACAATGCTGAAATAAAAAAAATAATATCACAAAAGACACCCGGGATACCTTAGATAGGTATCCCGGTTCTTCTGCGTTTTGTGTTTACTTTATGTCGATTTTCTTTTCAGAACACGTGTCGACTTTGTTGATATCCTTTCCGGTTATCGGACACACGTTTGAGTCTGCCGGGCAGAGAGAACAAAATCCGCACGGACTTGGTTTTGGTGATTCTTTCGGAACGTCATTGTTCCTTGTCAATATTGCTCCTGCACGTGCCGCTTCAATCATGGCTTCTTCTACCGACATTGAGGCTGCTGGTTTCTCTTCGTACATTAATACAAATATGGCTCTATCCTGAGTTCCTGCAATTTTGATGTCGATTATGTCGACATCATTTTTTTTCGAGCCAACGATTAGCCTCGCTTTCGAGATTTGACGCATTCCAAGAACTTGTTGTGAATATTTTTACTTTCATAGTATGACACTCCTTACTTTCTGTTCATTTCCTTAGCGTATTCTACAGTAGTCTGTGCTATTTTCTTGCACATAACCTTAGTCTTATGTACAACGGCCTTGACGTTTTTACCGTCATTTGTGAGTACATCACTTTCGATGAAGCCAATGGCTGCACCGATTGTAGCGGCACCAACGGCTGTATAAATACAGCCGAGCACCTTGTTTACGGTGCTCAGTTCTGAGTGAGCAATAGCGCCGTAGATGTTATTCTTCTTCATGTAGTTGTTGATAGCTGTTTTCATTATTAGTACCTCCTAAGTACATATATGCCCTGCATCATAGGCGATTTAATTTATTAGATAAGGTGATGCACTTGTTCCTTATCACTATAATAATATACAACTGAAATACGTAACTTTCCACTTCAACTTTTTAATAACGTATTTGAATACTTAAGGAGGTTGTATATTATGGATATATGTTTAGAATCGTTTAACTACACTGTAGTTAACGAAGGTCTTGGTGAAAAGGCCGGAAAAGTTTTAGACGGCATTTTCGCTAAGTTCATACAGTTTTTAAAAGACCTTGGTGAAAAGATTGCTGGATTGTTTGTTAAACTCAAATCAAAAGTTGATGGCTTGGTTAAGAATATTCAGCGCAAAGATATTGAAGCTGCTGTTAATAAATACTTTAAAAACCCTAATAAATATGATGATATCACTATAAAGTACATCACAGCTTATAGTCCTATAATAATGCGTAATGGTGGTATAGAAAAATTATGCACGGATTTGTTAGAGATAAACGACTATATGGATAAATATTTTGACAATTATACATTGTCAGATGACAAATTTGTAGCAACTACTCGTATGGGATTCTTAAATGAATGGTTCAAAGACAAATTCGGAAGTGGTACAGTATTGGGTCTCAGTAATGACGACCCAAGAGATGAATTCAACCGCATATTCGAAGACCACGCTAATTGGTCAGAATCTCAGTTCAAAAATGGTGCTAAACTGAGTGAGATTGTTGACCTCAATGAATATAATAAACGTGAGCTTTCATTCGCACATGTAGATAAGATTGAAGCTACGGTCAAATCAAGTATCGATAAATTTATTGTTGAAGCCGAAAAGATAAAGGCTAAACATAAGAACAAAGAAATCCCTACATCTAACATGTCTATGCTGAACTCGTATGTCACCAATACTCAGTTTTTTGCTGAACAAACTTTTTCACGCGTGGCAGAATATGCAAAGAATATTACTGTTATTATGATAGCGTGTTATAGAGTCGTTACCAAGAAGTCAAAAACTAACGGTGAATACTACGTGTCAAGTGGGCGATTCACTGACACAGATTAATAATACTTAAGGAGGTTATATATTATGGACATATGTTTAGAATCATTCAACTACACCAACAACGATGTAGTTAACGAAAGTAAGATTGGCAGTATTATTACTAAGATAAAAGAAGCCTTATTATCTTTAATCGGCAAGATTAAAGCTGCATTTGCTAAAATCCGCGAGAAATTATCTAAGAAGAAGACTGCACCAGAAAATTCAACAGCACCTTCTGGTAAATCGGATAGTGAATCTAATCCTAAACAGGTACAGCTTACCGCCGAAGAAGAGAAGCTGCTTAGTCTTGTGCCAAGAATTAGATTCGGCGCATCTCACGGCGGTTTAGATTTAACTTCGGAAACTGCAAGACGAAAATTTGTTAAGATTATGAATAGTACCCCTGATTCAGAAATAATAAAACGAGCAAACAAATACATTGACGAAGTAGACATTAAACTAAGTGCTCCAATAGATAAAATGGAATACTACCATGATAATTATAAAAAGATATGCTACTCTGTAACAGGAATCGTAAAATCGGTTTCGATGGCTTTATCTAGCGGCGCTGGCGCTGGGTTAAAACAACATATGATGGGAGCTATTATACACGGCGCTCGTGACTTTGATTCAAGTATAAATAACTTCGAAGACGCTGCGACTGCTCTGAAGAAATTCGTGGAAGATGACAAATGGACCACATACAAAGCAAGCGAAATTAAAAACAGTTCGTTGTATAAAACCATATATGAACATGATTGTCATGATGTTACGAAATTAAAATATAACGCAGGAGAACCTGATATATCGTACTGCAGTTCTCTAAATACAAATGATGCAATGCTTGGCAAATGTGAGAAATGTTTGGATGAATGTAAAGCATCGATAAAAAGTATAGAAGCCAAAGTTGACGCTGCGGACGAACGTTCAACGGAATCATTCAAGCTTTTATCCGATATAGCAACATCGGCATTACACATTTTATCCAGTTGCTATGCTTCTACTACACATTATATGTCATTTTCCGCAGTTTTTGCGACAGGTTACAAAAAAGCAATAGCTGATATATATCACGAGAAAGAAGATTCAATCAAAGAAGAATCATTCAATTTCTGTACAATCAGATAATGGAGGTTATAATATGGACATATGTTTAGAATCGTTTGACTATACTGTAGTCAACGAAGGTAAAATTGGAAGTATTGTCTCTAGGATCAAAAGTGCTCTTCTGGCCTGCTCGACAAGATAAAGTCCGCGTTCGCTAAGATACGCGAGAAGCTTGACAAACGTAGAAAATCTGAAGAGAACAACGCCAAAACTAATACATCTAGTGAAAATAAAACTTCTGCATCTAAGCCTGAAGTTACTAAATCCAACGGTAATGATACCGAAGAGACTAAGTCTAAGCAGACGCAGTCTGCACCAGAAGCAAAAACCAACGACAACGAAAACAGGGATGATGCGCCTAAACAGACACATACTACTCCGGAGGAAGAAAAGCTTTTGGCTAACATGCCTACATATATGGGCGACGGCGATAATAACGTGTTTACTCACACCGATGCAGCTAAACGTAAGTACGTAAAGATTATGCGCAGCACATCTGAATCAGAAATACGCAAGCATATGGACGATTATCTTAAGAATATGACAATTGAACTTTGTTTGCCTATCGAAAAGATGGAATACTTTCATGACCATTACGAAGATGTATCTAAAGACGTTATATCCATCATTTCAGCGGTGTGTGCTATTGTATCTGGCAATGCTCGTCAGTCCGTCATCGATGGACACGTAAGCACTTTAATTAAGATTGCTAGCAATTATTCGGATAGCAAAATTACTACACTTAACGATGCTGAAAATGCTTTAGATAAATTTAATGAGAGCAACAAGGCTGAGTATTCGTACGACGATATCCGCGATAATAAACTGACCAAAATCATATACGATTACGGATTTAGCAAAGGTATAGACACAATGAAGTATTGTGATAACGACATACCATATTATATAAAATCACCCAAAGTAACACGTATGGCAGACGAGCTTGACGAAGCAATAAACAAGTGCAAAAAAAGTGTAGAAAGCATACGTGAGCAAATTACCGACAATGCATGTGCTGATTTTTTAAAGGACAATTACTTATATCTTCACGGAATAGCTACAGACGCGCTTATTTTATTACGCCGTGCACATACGTGTACATTGTTCTACTATGATATAAGTAATGCGTTAGAAAAAGCTTGGAAAAATACTCTGTGCGAAATATACAAAGAAAAGGAAGATTCGATCAAAGAAGAATCATTCAATTTCTGTACAATCAGATAAGGAAGCTACATATATGGATATATGCTTAGAATCATTCGACTATACAGTAGTCAACGAAGGACGCATTAAAGAAGCGTTCAAAGCCGTGCTTAAGAAACTGGTTGACCGTCTTAAGATTATACTTGATGGAATTCAGGCGATCGTGGCTAAGTTAAAAGACCAGAAATACAAAGAACTGTATGAAAAGATATCGAGCCACGCCTTTAAGCTCACCAAAGAGGGTGAAGACGGAACTATTACGGGTCTTAAGAAGTTACCAGCCGGTACCCCAGGATTCAGAGAAAAAGTAGATCAACTACATGATACGTACGATGAACTCGCGGCTCATCACAGTCTAAGTGAAGTAATTTACAATTATGTCGACGAATTGAAAAACCGTTACGCTGAAGAACCTTCTGACGCAATAGTTGCAGTTGCTGACCTTTTTAACTCTATGGATCTTTCAGTAACAAGAAACATTAAGTATTCGGATTTAGACATAGACGAGTACTTCTTCGAGTTTCATCATAATACATCTAAAGCATCAGAGATACGATATGATAAACTGAAGATTAAGTCTGCTAAGGAATTTATAAAGAAAGTAGAAAGTGGTTCATTCTTTGTTAACGAAGATGAAGTCACTAAAGATATGCAGACAAAGATGACCAAGGTAATACGTGCATATATAGTTATGTGGACGGCATATCTTAACGCGAACGCCAACGATATTACCGTATTGAAATACGTTGCTAAGCATATCGACACTAAGGCTAAAGCGAAAGATCTTGACGAATCTGACTCTAAAGAAGAATCTTACAACTTCTGCTCAATCCGATAAAAAAATAAAGTCCGGTAGGGAATTACCCTACCGGACATTTATTGCGTTATTCTTCTTCAGGTCTTAATGTTAAGAGATGAGCAATGTTTTCTTCCTCGTCTTCGGTGTACTGTGTAGCAAGACGTCTGAAGCTGTTAAGAGATATAATAGCCTCGGTCTGGAGATTTACATCGTCATTGAACATGCCATCATTCTTACTGATAACCATCGCATTCATAGGGCTAAGGTTGATCATGCTTCTCATAATAATGTCATGATTCATAAGATACAAGATTGTTACTGTGTCGCCGTCAAAGTCACCTGCGATCAATTTCAGAATGAGGTTACTTACCGAACATGCGTAGTTATCATTGATACCAACGCACTTAACGAATAAGATAGAACCAAAGCTGATAGTTGGGTTTCTGTTGAGCAAACAAGGGAGTCCACCATATGGTGAATCATTAATAATGCTCATCATAAGATTCTTCATTTCTTTATTAGGCACAAGCTTTGCGTTATACCAAGCAGCATAGGCCTGTGCATAAGAATAGCCGTGTGTCTTCTGAAGAATAGCGATAAGCTGTAATCTGAGAAGTTCGATACATGCAGCATATGGTAATCTTACTTCATCTATTTCGAGATCTACTGCAGGAGTAATGATATTACGAATAGAGAAGTTAGAACGGTATGACATGCATTCTCTGATGTCTCCCTTCTTACCAGAGAGACGTTTCTCTGTAAGACAATAGATATCATTCCAGCACTGCTGCATCTTGTAAAGAAGAACCGATTTACTCTTACGGTTATTCTGGAATGCACAGTCCTGTTTGTTAACATAGTTAGCATGCGATGCCATCATGTTGTAGTTCTTGTTTACAGATTCAAGAACGAACTTGTTGTCGGTTATCTCATATGGACGTAACTGAAGTGAATATACCGGAACTGATGACGTGAATAACTTGTCACGGTTATTCATTATGTGTTCGTACAATTCTTTCTTTGAACGTGAAGCTTTGCTGTAGTAATACTTCATTATCTCATCGAAACGATCGTGGAACTCAATCATACCTATACCGATGAATGGGTTCTCCTGTGAAGCTTTAGTTTCTCTCGTCAGTTTCTTCTTACCTGATTTGGCAACCTGTTTAAGCATCTGTTCTTTTACGATTGTGAGACCGTTCTTATCAAGATCGATAAGAGGCATGCATATATCGTTAAGAACCTTAGCACCTAAGAAGGTTTCGAGTGCTCTGTATAAATTTGGATGAATCAGATAATAATTTCTGATTACTATCCATCCATACTTATCAAAGCTTGTTTCAAGTTTACGTACTTTCTGTCTGCATTTAGGACAGATAGAACCGTTATACAGATGTCCTGATACATATCCGCATGGACATTTGTATTCTGATTCAAGTGGTGAACCAACGTCACCAAGATTCTTACCGAAGAAGTAAGATGAGAAGATAGAGTTTCTATTCTTCTCGACATTAGCCTTAAGAGACTGCTTATGTGTAATAAGCATGCCCTTACCTGTGTTCATGTCTTTAACTCGTTCTTCATCAAGATTGAGTATCTCGACATGAACGTCTGTGTCATAATGTGGGTCATTCGCATATGTGAATCGGATCGTACTTCTGTAATCCACAATATCCTGTTCAGTAATATTCATACTTTCCTCCTATTACTCTACGTCGGTGTCTAACTGGAATGTGTACTGTAATGTGTACAGCACATCATCTTTAAACGTATCGAACTTGTCTACTTCCTTTCTAATTTCTGTTGCGTAATTATTAACAACCACGGTTGGATCAGATATGTATCTATCCGGATACTTGGTTGTCATTTCGTTAGAAATGCATCCTAAGATGATACCCTTTCTGAATCCGTTATCTGTTAATGTGATTGGTGTTGTTATCAATACTTCTGGTACAGTACCATCTTCAAATGGTGCCATTGTAACCTGGAAAGATATCGATGGCGTTTCTTCTCCTCTCTGTGTGATTACCAACGTTATGTCTTCGACAATGATTGCCGATTCTTTAGCGATGGTTCGTTTTACATGCTTTCTGCTAATTGGAGGTGTTGAAACCTCCGGTGTTGATTCTTCCGGCAGTTCTTCTACCGGTTTTTCTTTTGAATCACCAAGGTTTAACTTTGCCATTAGCGTTCACTCCTTTCACTCTTATAATATATAAGTCAAAAACCGACTACAAAAGTGGGTTCCGAAACGGAACTCACCATGCATTCTATAAGGTTAAAGTTAAGTTATATATGTGTTATTAGAACAATAAAATAATACAAAGGAGGTCGACACCATGAATAATAAAAGAATATCTCGAGTTATCACTCAGGAAGAACAGGACGAATTACTTAAACTCACTCCGTATGAAGCATGTAAGATGTCTGTCTTCATGAACTTGTTTGCATCTTTCGAGGGTAAGCCTCCTAGATTCAACACATACGATATCATGACAATTCCTGCAGGAACTTTTGGTCCTGAAGGACACAAAAACAAGAATGATGTGCTTACAACTGTAGGCAGATTCATTTTCAACAAAGCATTTATCGAAGAGAAGTTAACCGACGTAGTTGGTTACGTAAACTTTGACCTTACCAAAAAGAATATCGGTAAGATATCGGAACAGGTTGCTTACGCGGTAAACGAAGATAAGATACCTATCGAAGTAGAACTTGAATTCTTACAGAAGCAGCAGAAGTTTATGTCTTATACATCGGCTATTGCGGTTTCAACAACAGAAGCAATGTTTAACGCTTCCGAACCTATAAACAAGAAGAAGAAAGAACTTCTTCCAAAGTATAAAGACAGAATAGCTGCAGGTGACCCACTTGCCGGCGTTGAACTCGAAAACGAGCTTCTTAAATATGCTAAGGAATACTTTAAGGATGACCCTGCTATGGACTACTACGATTGCGGTGTAGGTTCATGGGGTAACAACTTCAAGAACACATACGTTATGAAGGGAGCTGTTAAAGACCCTATCACAGGTAAGTACAACGTTATGCTGTCAAACTACGTTGATGGAGTTAGCAAAGATGAATATGCTGCCATGGCCAACTCGCTTGCTGCAGGTCCATACGCTCGTGCAAGAAAGACAATGACCGGTGGTTATAACGAAAAGAAATACGTTCTTTCATTCCAGAACCTGGTACTTGGTCCTAAAGGTTCAGACTGTGGAACTACAGAAACAATCGAGGTTACACTCAAAGGAAAGTACTTATCACAGATGATGTACTCATATATCGTAGACGGCAAGAATCTGGTAAGACTCGATTCCACAACTGTCGATAAATATAAGGGTAAGACCGTCAAGATGAGATATTGTTCTATGTGCAAAGGTATTGGACCATCTCATCAGTTCTGCAATAAATGTATCGGCGACTACTTCTATATGATTGGAATGAGTGCCGTTGGTATTGCTACAGCACAAATGCAGTCCAAGATTAAGAATATCGCCATGAAAGCTTTCCACGATGGTGTTGTTAAGTATACAGATATAGACTTAGACAAAGCATTCCCAGACGAGTAAAAGACAAAATACTTCCCGTGACGATATGCTCGTCACGGGATATTTATGTCATCCGTCCTCCAAGACACAGGATTATGTCTTACATACAAGTTGCAAGTAAATCGGCTCACCCGATTAGGGTGAGCCAGTTTACTAATTTATTTTTATAGAAAGGAAATGATGAAAATGTCATTTGTTATTCAGAGGTAGTAGCCTTCAAGTTTATGTAAAGCCGAAGGCCATAGCTCTCTGAGGAAGGAAAGAAAAGAAAGAAGTGAAGGAAAAGGATTACTTCTGAAAATGTCTTTAGTTGTTATGCTAGGTAAGGAAAGCTCATTGATGTATGAGCTTTCACATCTAGCATAGAGAAGAAAAGAGTGAAAAAATTATGAAAACCTAAAGTTTGAAAAATTCGTTAGTGATGGATTCTGATATTCGGAGCTATGGTTTGTGTCACAGCTCCGATTACAGAACCAGAAAGGAATGCTTCAATTCTTTAAGATGGTGAAAATATCTATTTTATATTACTATTTAGTTATATGTGATGTAGACCTTCACATCCAGGAGAATTGTCATGTCTCCTGGATATGAGGGCATGGGAGGTACATCATCTATAATTAAAGTTAATGTCATATTTTTTACTATATAGTTATAGCATTGTTAAAAAATAAAACCGTAACTCACTAGGAGTTACGGTTTGTATTTTAATAGTACAGAATGTATGTGATTTCAAGTCCAGAGTTTGGATCTGAGAGCGGCTTGTTTGTCATGTTGTACTTGGTAACCGGACGGTAGTCCTTATACCAAAGATTATCTGATGAATCAAGATATGGAACCGCAGAGATAAGTGAAATTGTGTTAATCTTAGAAGTAGATTCTTCGCCATGCAGAGCAAACCACTCCTTGACGTCTTCAGCTGTTACAGAGAGTGTAAGCTTAACAGTACATTCAATGGCACCTGATGTCTTATACTTCCAGATACTGCCGCCTGTGATAGCAGATATCGGAACTCCGCCGGCTGTACAATCGAGTACAGGTGCGTTATCGAATTCCTTGAAGAAGTAAAGTGTCTTGCCGTTTTCTGTATCCTGATATGCACCATGGTAATGTGAGTTTACCATAGCAGCAGGGGACTTTGGTGTTTCAGTATCAACGCATCTGAATGGGATAAGACATGTAGAAACTTCTGTGCCTTCTGGAGTAAGAGCATCCGGTGCAGGACCGTATGGCTTAATCCAGTCGTTCTTAGCAACAACGAAACGTCTTGATGCTTCGATTCCACATCCATCGATACCTACACCGAACAGATATATCTTACGAGCTTCTTCGGCTGACATCTGTCCACCAGTGTATACTGTGGCACCTGCAGGAAATGTTGATGTGTACTTAGCATCGAGTTCGTCATCGTATGTAGGAATATTTGGCAGCTTATTATAGAAGCCAGATGAATCCTTATTGCCTACAGTGTAGCAAGTACCTGTGCCGAAATTGAAGTCTTTTCTTGCATGGAATTCAGAGCCTGATACGATTACCTTGTTCTCACCAAGTTCTCTGAATATCTTTCTTCCGCTTGGAAGAACTTCGTGGATTATAACTCGAGTCTTCTGTACATGACCGTGAGCTTTATAATCACCGTTAGACTGAACAGAGTCTTCAACGGTAGAAATATCTTTTATATTCAAATTCATAGTAGTACCTCCTTAATTAGTTGTCTCCTTAACATACACTTTTTCGAGAGCACCGAGAGTCTCTTTTTCATATATTGCATCCTTGTACGTTATACCCATATCTTCAAGGAAAGACATCGTTTGTGGCAATACAAGGGTAAATCTCTCAGCAGTATCTTCAAGGAATCCGGTTTCCTGGTCATCATCTTTGAGTATAAACATTGAACTGGATGAAATGAACTGAGCCTTATATGACTTGAAGAAGTTAATTACTTTAACGATACAGCTGATGAGGAAGTCTGCACTCTTTGTCGGCAACACATTGTATATGTTTGCGAAACGTTCATTGGTGAATACATCCTTGAGAGCGTACACACATTCATCGAAGATATTCGATATTGTGGCTGTACGTTTTTCTGTATTAGTTATAGCCTTGCAATCGGCTATTGATTTTGCTAATGAGTAGTTTACTCTGTCAAACCACTTAGTATATGTGATTGAGCAATCCCATTCGGCGGTTGGGTCTTCAGCAAAGTATAACTTTGTGAAGTACTTCAGAGTATTCTTTGTGGTCATAAGAGTGTCGTACACTTTCTCATAACCTGAGTACACATGATAGTTATCAGTCTCTTTCATGGCTTCACGAAGCTTGTCGTGGAATTCTCTGTCCTTGAGAAATACTCTTTCGAATATCTCGTAAGTGTATTCTATTCCGGATGATCCAGTTGGTGGCCATTCAAAGTTATCGACAATAGCCATATTACCGCCGGTATCAAGACTATCAAAGTTATCACGTATTGTGGTGTGTTCACGACGTATCTGAATAAGAAGAGCATCAATATCCGTATAGTCGAAGTTGAATCCATGAATATACAGATTCTTCTCCATGTCTGCAGCAATGATGTCATCTTCCACGCCGTTATAGACATATCCTAATGCTGTCATATATGCAAATACCTGACCTACCGGAACTGGTGTTACAGATATGCTATCAGGAAGCTTTATTGTGAAATCTTCTATGATGCCATCGTAAATCATGTTGTAGAAGTAGCACAAGTCGATAGACGATGCCGCCACGTCTTCTGTACTATCAATAGAGAAATACTTAGTTTCTTCACAAGTAAAGTCAGTATTGATAATCTGCTGGCGAACGTCATACTTGAGAGCATTAACGTCAGCATTCTTGAATACGTCAGTCTGGTTGTTATTGATTGCAATCCAGAATGGGTCATTTCCGGCAATGTCGTCATACGGTTCTCTATAGTCAGGATTGTTGATATAGTCATCAAGTTTACCATCAATCGGTACTTTGACGAATTCGAGGTCATATCCTTCAGAGAAGTCTTCTGTTCCGTCGGCATTGAATTTATACCCGCTCTCAGGGTCATGAACCTTAAGAAGATAGTATTTGAATACTGTTACATTCGGGAATCCGAACAGATTGCATATGTCTACGATATTTCGGTTAGTTGACTTGTATTTGAGAAGAGTGTTCATATTCTTAATCATTGCTATCTGATACTTTGTTGGAATCTCAGAATAGTATTCAACACCATATGATTCAAACAGATAACGTATGGTTCTTGAATCGAAGACATCCTTATGAATCAGATAGTCAAATACGTCATTGACCATGTCCATCATAGTCATGACTTTAAGAAGAATAATTATGAACTTATCGTAGTACACGTTCTGGAATGCCATAGCATCACTGTATATAGCACTCATAACGTATCTCTTGTTCTTTTCAAATATAATCTCAAACTTAGATTTCAAGTCGTTATAGTCATCGTCTGGTAACGGTGGCACATATAATAACTGAAATTTGCTTGCAGTTCTTGATATTACCGGGTCAATCTTATGACCAACGAATTCAATATACTTGTAGTGAGGATCGGAACCGTAATCATTACGTACAGCATCCATAATTCCACAGGATTCACACATCATAACTTCGGTTTCGGTAAGAGTATGCAAGAACTTATTCTTCAAATCGAGCTCTACTCCGGACGGAATCATGAACTCGTATTGATTCATTGAAATATAGTACATGTCGGCATATATAGTAGGATCTATTGAGTCTAAATCCATTGTATCCTGAACATGTGCAAACACAGCCTGTATCTCGGCAATAGTAGGTACAGTCGGCTGACCCCACAACGTGGAGTAATATGGGTTAATTTCGATATAATCCGGATCGTCTTCGTGGTCATACTTTATCTTTCGTACATATTCTCCGCCACGTTTGATGGATAACAACGTTTCGTTGTTATCCGCTTCGACCTCATCTTTCAAGACGGAGTTTGTAATCAAATATTTCGTATAGTACACGATGGCATCAATATATGGATTATCCGAATATTGCATTTTTGGCTGATCCATGATGCACCTCCTTGGCTACTAAATCAGTGTATTAGCGTTCTTCTCCCTGACAAATGATGATATGTAGATGAATACTTTGTTTACAATGATATCATTCAGTTCAGATTCATTGTAGAACACGCTCATCTGATCTCTAAGAGCCTGAGTCATTCTCTTTTCAATTATAGATACACATTCACGCATGATGAGTTTCATTGATGGATTGTCAATGTATTCATTCGGGCTGATATGTGTAGCAATGTATTCGTTCATTATAGATTCGAGGAACTCATCGAGTTGTCCCATCTTTATATCAGTATTGATATTCAAATCGTATTTGTCAAGATTGTATTTATCTCTATCGAGTCTAACCTTGTTCACAGCAATGAACCATGATAAGGCACAACTAGAAATTAGAGTAAAAACTATCGTCAAGATTAATATATCCAGCATTCTTATTCCCCCAGTCAATTACGTTATCGGCAATCTGAAGTAATCCATTGTCAGTTGAATGGTTCATTTCTTCAGCTTTATCTATATAGTATTTTATCTTAGCAGCAGTATCTGGCATGATACCTAACTGATATCTTTGGAGGAATTCCCACCACTTACCAAATACTAAGTTCGGATGCACGAAAAACATCGGATCTGAATGATAAGCTTCGTGAACAGACTTACTCATCATTACTATTGGTATTCTGTGTTCAGCGTGTTCCTGTTCAATCAGCATTACCAATTCACAGGTGCTAATAGAACCATATGTCCTGAGTGTGTGTTCAGCAATTATCAATGCTATGTCAAATATTGTAAGTATGACATGATTCATTTCGATTGTAATTGGCGGAGCCTTATCATCAGGTCCCGCGGTTGGAAGATTAGAAAGATATTGACAACGGTTTAACCCGAGGTCAGCAAGATGTGCTTTATATGCTTTATAGAATTTAGAACCTCTGAATAGTGATACGGCAGACTTAATCAATGCTGTATATGTATCAACATCGCACAGCGTTTCCTGAGTCTGTCTAAGAGATATCCAATGGTCTGCATTAGGTGAAACGATTGTAGGGTTTCCTCCATAATTTATGGTTTCTATATCAGGAAATTTGTTTTCCCTCAACTGAATCATGTTTTCAGTCATGTTAATTCCTCCTTTCTGATTAATATAAAGTTCGGCTCACCCTATTCAGGTGAGCCGTTAAAGTACATTATTACGGTTCTTTACGAGTTTTAATTGCTATCCAGTATGGGTCTGATGAACTATATCTGGTAGTATCAAAATCACCAACAACGTTGGCTATGCCGAAGAACTCGCAAACTTCTTCATCTTTAAGAAGTCTGTCATATCTGGTGTCAAGTCTGTCCTGATAATCTGGTGTATTGATGAAGTCCTGTTCCTTACTATCTCTGGATCTATTCAGCAGCACCGCATATCTTGTTGTGCCCGGCATTTCAAGTAAATGCGTTTCCAGAGTAAACTGAGAAAAGAAATGATTGATTATTTTGTCAATGTCGCTTTCTTCAGATAACTCAGGAACCAGCTTTTTCCACGTTGTTGCAAGCATCTGTTTATACTTCTCCAGTGAACAGCCATCTATTGCATTTTCTGAATTTTCTCTTACCCCTGATAACGTATATAAGAAGTTGGAGAAGAGAAATCTGTTACACACCAGTGTGCCTATGGTTTCCTGTCTGTATGTGAAGTCCCTGACATATATTAATATGTCTGTCATAATCGTTTCCATAAGAAAATCTGGATTTACATCCTTAGGTTTGGTTTCTTTGATGTACTGATGAGCATATGAGTTTGGTCTAGGAAACTTAACCCAAGTTGTACCGCGGTTTGCACATGATGCAGCTATAGTTCTTGAGTATTTTAACTTACCCACACCGTCTAATCCTTCTACTGCTATAATCTTCTTCTTCATAACTTGATCTTCCTTTCATTGTTAAAGTGTTTAATGTGTTGCTGACGTAGATGTGTCAACAACTTCTCCTTCTGAATAGATCATCGCAAATGGATCTATCGCATCTTTTACGTTGTATAGTGGTCCTTCCATTCTTCTGGATACAAACCAACAATACTTACATTTGAAACAGTTTAGGTTATGACAGTCGTAGTTCATATATTCTACAACGTCTATGATATCACATCTTCCATTCATAAACATCTCTCCTTTCTATTGACTTATTATAAGTAGGTTAAATTGATTGTATCTATATACCAATTGGAGATCATTATACGTCAGGTATAAAGGTCTGTCCCTAGAATAGGACGTAGCCTTAGCGTAGTCCTATTCGTTGAAACTCATCCTAGAAAGCCTTGGCTCCAGTCTTCTTCTTTATCTACAAACGCAAGAAAAGATCCAGTCCTGACTCAGGACTGGATAAGCGTTTATTTCGTTAATAGGGATGATTTTCGTTTATACGGAAAATGGTCTAGACTAGTTAGCTTAGTATGACTTATGCTAAGGCATAGTCATACTTAGACTAAGTCTAGGTCTTATTTTCGTATAAATTACGAAAATGTTATATGAGTTGTAGTTTATTACTTTTACGACAAAGACCCCTTGTTCTTAACAAAAGTATACACAATGTCAAATATTGTGACATGTGATAGGGTAAATATTACAAAGTATAAAAGACAAAAGCTTGGAGATAGGACATAATCCTATCTCCAGTGCTATTATTCGTCTTTGTTTCTGTTGTTGAGGTCTGCAACAGTCATCATCTTTGACTTGTTTACATCCTTTACGTAGTCTCTCTGTGACTCCTTAGCAGCCTTTATAGCCTGAGTCTTGTACTTCATCTTGATAGCCTTGAGAAGCTTCTTCTCCTGCATTCTGTTAAGAGCAAGCTTCTTAAAGAGAGGGTCGTTCTTTTCACCTGCGATTACGATAGCAGCCTGTGATGTTCTTCTTGAGAGGTCATCGTTCTTGTTGAGCTTAACGATTGTCTTCTTCTTGAAGTGCTTTGTTTCACAGAGGAGTTCGTACTCTTCTGATTCGAGGATTGCTTTCTGCTGTTCCTCTGTAAGTGTTGAAAGGTCTTCTTCGAGCTGCTGATTGAAAAGATATTCTGCTACGTGAGCAGCTTCTTCGATTGTTAATTCTTCACCCATTGCCTGGTCTGCGTCTGAAAGACCGTTAGCCATGAATGATCTTGATTCTGAAAAAATTCCCATGGTAGTTTCCTCCTTCGAATTATTACAATAGTACTATTGTAGACCCGTAAATGGTCTATATTAATACAATGTTAAATAATAAGCTCACCGTAACTTTCGAATAACCGATTTAAGCTAATCGTATAGAAAGGATGATTCGTAATGAACAACAAGTACACGGCAATCGAAATGAATAGTATATTAAGTAGTGAAGCTATCACTGAATACAAGAAACAGATGTATGATTGTCTTCACAGAGTGTTACCGGGTTATACTCGGGACGATTTATTATTTGCAATCGACGATTCTATTTCAAAACACTTTAGAGATAGAGAAGCAGAACTGGATAACAGTTATACTCACACAACTACACAGACAACAGCTTTAAAGATGGCCAATTACATTATTAGTAGAAAGCCTATCTTTACAGCAGCAGGCACAATCTTTCAGCATCATGGTGATGTACCAAATCCATTCTATGACCTTATAGATGGTTTCATCATGAACCGTGAAAACTATAAGAATATGATGAAAGCATTTCCAAAGGGTTCATCCGAATTCGCTAAGTACAATCTATTCCAGAGTATCGAAAAGATATGTGCTAACGCCATGTATGGCGCATCAGGTAAGGAGACATCAATCTTCTTCTGCTATTACATGGCGACATCAATCACAGGCCAGGGACGTTCTCTTATTTCATCAGCAATCATGATGGTTGAAGAGTTCTTATCGAACAACGTTAAGTTTGAAAACTTCAATGAGGTTGTTACATTCATTCATCATGTATGCACAGAGAAGAGAACTTATGATGACAGTCTTATCTTAGACGAAGATATCGATTTAGACCTTTGCTTAGCAAAGCTTGTAGCTTCATGTGGTTTCAACTATATTCCGACAGAGAAGCATATCAAACTCTTAAGAAGAATTCTTGGTCAGTTATCACAGCAGGATTGGAACAGACTGTATTATAGAAACAATCTGTATTACTTCTGTGACAATAAGTATGTGACAAATATGATAAGAAATCTCATGGGTAAGTTTAGTGCCGTATACATGGATCCAAACGGTATACCGAAAGAAGTATCTGAAGAAATGGATGCGTTCTACAACTTACTTCACGAATACGTATATCATCCATATATCATTCAGGATGCAACTGACAGAAGTAGATCAATGATTAGAGACATTAGTATCTTAACAGATACAGACTCTACATTCGTATCACTTGAGGGTTGGTACAGATACATCAACAAAATGGTTGGTGATATGGATATGCCGTTACGTCATATTCAGACTGACGTTGAAACTGGTGAAACTGAAGAGGCTGAAGAAGAGGCATTCCCTGAGAATATATTTGACCCAACACATGCAAAGGACTTCTTCCCTGATAATGTAGGATTCGACTATGATAGAGACGAAATCATCGAACGTCATACAACAATCCGTCCTGATAAGATTTGTGCCGACAGAGGCGTAAAGATTACAATCACAAACATCATGTCAAATATCATCTATCGTATTCAGAAAGAGTACATGAAGATGTATTGTGCTCAGTTCAATACTGTAGATGGTGATTTCAACAAGACAAACAAGAAACTTGACTCCGATTGCATTATCATTCTCAAGAATGAGTTTGCTCTTAAGAAGTCACTTATCAAGACAACTTCGAAGACATATGCAACAGTACAGGAAAGACAGGAAGAATGTCTTGTTCCGGAGAATGCATGTCTTGATATCAAGGGTATGATGATCACTAAAGCATGTACATGTCAGAGAACTAAGGATAAGGTTAAATCTATTCTGTATTCTGATATCCTTAACTCAGAAGATGTGGATATCTTCAGAGTCGTTGAGAAGTTAAGTATTCTTGAAAAGGAAATCTATAACACACTGCATTCAGGTGATACTTATTACTACAGACCTGCAAGAATTAAGTCAATGCGTTCTTATACAAAGGAGATTCCGTACACATTCAGAGCGGCTTATGCGTATAATACTGTAAGACGTTCAACAGATGAAGCTCTCGACCTTACAGAACGTAATACAATTCTTCTTGTTAATACTATAATCAACGAAGAAAACGTAGATGACATCAAGGATACATTCCCAGAAGTATATAACAATATGAAGATGTATCTGCAGGAACTCAGACGTCAGAAAGAGAAGAAGAATCCAAATACAAAATATAAACCTAAGGATATCGAGATATCTTATATCGGTATTCCATCAGGTTCAGTGGTTCCGGATTGGTGCATTCCATTCATCAACTACACACAAATCATCAACGACAACATGAAAGCATTCCCGTGTGATGATATCGGACTTAAGAGACAGCTCAGAACAGAAGTAAACTATTCAAACATGGTATCATTCTAAAATAAATCTCCCGTAGGACATAATCCTACGGGAGTTTTTTATATCGTCATTATGATTGGCTGATTCTTGTTTGATGGAGAAATGTAGCTTTCTTTAAGTGTGTTGATGATTTCATCACGCTTATCTGCTTTCTGACGTAAGTCGTCCATCTTAAGGTCAACGCTTGTGAATACAGTTTCAAGTCCATCGAAATACTTGAGATATTCATAACAACCTGCAGCGACATCCGCAATTGCGAGTTCTTCAAACGTTTCCATCATTGTCGGTGGAATTGTCATAAGGTTAAGAGGGTGCTCAACGAGTATCTCTACAGGAACGTGCTCGTATGGAATCTCATAGATTCTCTGCCCGGACATCATGAATCTAACTCTGTTAGGCTGCTGAAAGTCCGGTACAATCTGAGTATTGAATACAGAGTTAAGGTCAAGTGTACACTGAGTTAATCCGACATCTTCGAATGTGTAATCAGACATTGAGTTGATTTCATCGTAGATTCCAAGTGAAGCATATGCGGCACCTGATAATGTAGGCTGCGAGAATCTCTGCCAGTCAATATCTTTGAATCCGAGTATCTTAGCTCCATCAACCATCTCTTCAGATATAAGATAATATCCGAACTTATCCCTAGGTGTATACTTTCCTAAGAATATGGTATGACAATGAGGGAAGAATCTTGAAAACGTCGGGATTGTATCTTCGGCAATGATTTCATCACACCAAGTATCTTTAGAGATAGCTTCAGGAAGCTTAATTGCTTTGAAACCAAGACGACGTTCGATCTTGTTGAGGAGTCTAGTCATCTCATTCATATTAAAACCTCCAATCGTTATTTGGTTTATATATTATTATAGTGTAGAAAGGAGTGGTCAAATGAATTTATACCACTTAGACCGTGATTTAAGCACAGAGCAGTGCCGATTGATTTACACACAAATGCATCAGGTAGTTGAACCGCTTATTGAATCTTTTTATAAGAGAAATCTTAACCATAGGCTGTTCATTATGAATGACGAACGTGTTAATTATTCGTACACATTGCTCAGGCAACGGTCTATAACACAGAATACCGGTAAACGCTCTTATACGTTTACTCAAGACTTAGCCAGATATGTAGCCGAAATAGATGCTAATCCGGCAGGTCATATGAAGCTATTAATAACAACCATGATAGATGACGTTGTTCATGAACTGCACCATCTTATCCTGGAAACCGATCCAACCAAGTATGCGACTGATAAGGCTTACGCGATGACAATTGAAACTCGTGTTAAGCTGAACACGCTGCACTTCCTGGATAGATTCTATTCTATAATTGCACCGGCTGTGGGTGATTATGACTTGAAGTTCTTGGATATGGTTAACACCGTGTTTAACAACGTCGACGTAAGAAATGCTGTCGGACATGACATTATCAGACCGTTTTAAAGTAAAGTGGGGACACGCATTGGTCCCCACTTTATTTTTTTTTTAGTCTACGAATGAGTCCATGAACTGACGCTTAATGTGGTCTTCGATGTTTACTACGAATGTAGTACCAAGTGAGTCTGTCATAGCTACCGAAGCACCCTCATTGATGAGCTGTGCTGAAGCATATGAAAGATCAAAGTTTTCGAGTACGGATTTGATATCCGCAGATTCAGTCTTAACGAAGTCAAGAATCTGTGATGTAAGAATCGGAATAGTTGATTCAGTAAGAAGAGATGCACCTTCACGCATTGAATCAGGCATTGTTGACACAATGTTTCCGACCATAGTATCCGGCTTATCAATAAGCTTCTGTGTGTAAGCAACCTTATGTGATGGAAGAATAACCCAGTCATAGGTAATGATACGGATATTCTTTACATAAGCCTTACCGCCGATATTCTCGATAGAACCAAGTGCTCTAAGTGAGAATGATGGCTTATATCCGGAAGCAAGATCTTTGTTGAAATAATCACCAAAGTTGTTATTGGTTCCGCAGAACTGACCCTTGATAAGATTTCCTTCACGCCATAACTTGTGATATACTACTGCTGATCTCTCGAGATCTACAACCTGCTGACGTGCTAAGGATTTATCAAGAGGATGGTTTGCTTCACCTTTCATATTGCCAGTAGGAATAAGTTCCTGCTGAATTCTTGGAGAGTTAAGATCCGGGTCCATATCTTCTGGAGCATATATACGCTGGTTACGATTTACAACATCGAGATCCTGCATAATGCCTTCAGCAAATAAACGGCCATTTTTATCATCTCCAATAATCTGCGTTTCAGAATTAACGGTATTCTCAGTGAGAATATAACCGACCGATTTTGGATTCATATAGCAATACCTCCTTTATTTAAGTGCATTTATAATGATGTTCAGCTATACCCGAGAAACTCACCATATTCAATTGTATATTATTATAGTGATAAGGAACAATATGCATCACCTTATCTAATACAAAAACGCCTATGATGCAGGGCATTTATAGTTCAAAGGAGGAACTTAACCATGTACGAAATTCACACAAGTAAAACAGAAGCATTTATAGTTTTCCGCATGACTTGCTCAGGCAAGTATTACAAGGTTGAAAATGATAAGATCGCTAATGAAATACCTACGCCAGAAGGTAAAATCTGGTTCTCATCCGGCTCCATCTATGATTGTCACCGATGGATGAAGTCTATGGGCTGGGAATAATCCCAGCTCGAATCAATCAATAATAAATACTAACCGTAAATTTAAGGAGGAAATTACTATGAAAAAAATATTTACATCAGCAATCGTTACATTAGCAGCAATAGCTGCATTAACAACAACAGGCATCAGACCAGCGGCAGCAGAATTCAATTATGCAACATGTCGGTGGAACATGTCGAAAGGCATGACAGATTTGCCTGACGATACGTTCATGACGCTTATCGGTGACATCGACCGAAACAATGTGGTTGACATAACAGACCTGTCTTATCTCTCACTCTATCTTATAGGTGAAGAAACGACAATTAATGAATTCAAAATCTACACAAGAGACGGTGTAGGAAATCTGAATTCCGATGGTGTTATATCATTAGTTGACCTGGCTATACTGAGACAGTTTATCTGCCATCAGATAACTGCTCAGGATATCAAGGATAGCTATGGTAATCCAGCAGCCGTTACAACACCTGCAGTAACAACACCGGCTATAACAACAACAGTTACAACTACAACAGAAGCTACAACAACTACAGCTGTAACAACAACAGAATCTACAACAACTACAGCTGTTACTACAACAGAAGTAGTACCTGTAACAACAACTGCAGTCACAACAACAGAACCTGAAGTTACGGGCGTATCATTCGGACAGAAAGCTGCATCTAAAGATTTCAGAAACGATATGGATACAACAATCAAAGCTATCGCAGCTTCTGGCTCAGCTGAATCATTCACTGTTACTCCAGCAATGAATACAGAGGGTAACAGAAACCTGACGGATAATATCCAGAACATGGATATTATGCATAACGACTTTGTCAATAGCATCAAGAATACATCAAGAATTCAGGATGCTAAGACCGTTGTATTCTCATGGGACCAGCTTTCAACAAACTATGCTGGTAACATCGCATTCATTCCTGGCACAACAAAGCTTACATGGAAACAGTCCGCTGAATATATCTATGATGCCGAAAGAAATATCGTAGGTATGTGGGTTGCTGATACAAGAGCGTCTGACAACCCGTCAACAGCCGGTAAGACAGGTATGAAGTCCGTAAGACTCTACATGTTTAACGGCAAAGAATTCGAACTCATCGGTGTTAGAGCAGCAACAGTAATCTGCACCGGTGAAGAAGTAATTACTGTAACTTCTCAGAACAGATGGTTCTCATTTAACTCTGAGATTTTACAGGTCGAAGATGCTGAAGTATTTGATTTAATTATTGAATCTGATGCATGGTTCGATGACACAATGTTCGTAAGATAAGATAACAATCGAAGGGAGGAGGCTATAATGTCTCCTCCCTACTTGTTATTATTTAGTCTTCTTGGAACAAAGATAGTAATCACGTAAGTGTAATTCAAAAGGAGGTATTACACCATGGATTTTATCTTATGGGTAATCGGCGTTATCGCTGACACATCAACAGGACCAAGAAGATGAACACTCTTCAATACGTCAAACACGGGTAGACTATGTCTACCCGTATATTATTTTTCAGGAGGAAATCAAAAATGAAAAGAATCATCACAGTAGCAATGGCAATCGTAATGGGGGTATCAATGGCAATTCCATCCGTTTCAGCAGCACAGACGGACGCCGTATATTATTCGACCGGCGACGTCAACTGCGACGGTAAGGTAGACATCACGGATCTTTCCACATTATCTGTCGCACTCGTTGATAGCAATTTCAGCAAAATCGATGCAGCCACAGCCGATATGGACGGAGATGACGAAGTCAATCTTGCAGACCTCGCAACACTCAGACAGGTTATAAGCAAGGTACGTTCACAGTACCCGATTTATGACATAAAGGAGTGTGACAAATTCACAGCCTTAGTAAGTCATACAGATATAGTCGAAAAAGACGGATACATCTATCAGGAAGGCTCCGGTGAATTCTGGAGATTCGAAGGTATAAGAAAAGGCAACTACTTATACCTCAATGGCGACTCGGCATTTCATGATGAAATGACCGAGGATAACTACGATGAACGTGACATTGCGTATATCCCTATGACAACGTCATGTTCAATCACAGACATCGATTACAAGTATGCTACAGCAACGTCTGATGACTATGGTGAAGTATCCATACTCTCCACAGTAGTTCATTATGACGGTGGCGCCGAAAACTTCGGTGTCGGCTTCGATTACAAAGTCCAGAATATTTACAAGGATGGAAAACAGATTCTTGTAACAGCCTCTGTATATCAGCCTACACTGAGAAACGACTATCTCTTAATCGGTGCGCAGTTATCATACGATAAGACCGAATCATACGGCAGAGTTCCGGATGCAGCTGCATACTGGAAAGCTCTTGATTTAATGAGTCTTTAATCGCGCAAACTAAAACGCTAACACGGATATAATGGAGAGGTTACATACCTCTCCATTATTTTTTTTTGTCGAATTTTGACTTATATATTATATATGTAGAAAGCAATCCAATTCATATCTATAGAAAGGATGAAAACCAATGGGAAGACGTAAAGGAAGTAAATATAATATTGATCCAGGTCAATATCACGAGATCAATCAACACAATGTCGATAGGAATTCCTTTAAAAGAGAAAAAGGAAGACCTGTATGTAAAGTGGTCTCCATCAACGAATACCGTTGTAATAGAGACCGAGTAATTTTAGTACGACTGGATACAGGAGTTGTGCTAAATTGTCAGAAGTTTTTAGGATATGGAGGTGTATTGACTACAACCCATACTGGAACATTTAAAGAACTGTTGAGAGTTTTAAATGTTCGTCGTGATAACATTTCGGCATTATCGAACGATGGTGACGAACGTATCATTGAGATATACCCTAAAACCAAAACTGTTCATATTACATTCTTATGAGAAAGGAGTAATTATGTATGGAACGATTTGTAACAGGTGCTGCACATTACCACACAATCGACAGACATAACGTCGATAAGCATGCACCAAAGTCAAACCGCGTATCATCGTTATTAAAGCTTCATTCGATTGAAGCATATTATGACGAAGATGATGATGCTATTAAGTACAACGTTGTCCTCGAGAACGGAAAATCGTTTAAAGCGGTTAGATTCTTAGGATACGGAGACATGCTTGTGTCAGAAGAAACAAAAACCAAGTATGCGTGGAAATGCGCACTTGATCTATCAACGGCTCAGCTTAATTTAAGAGGCTCATGTAAAGGTGTTGACGAATACTGTGTAGAAGTCAAACCTGAAAAATTCGTTGCATATGTAGCGAAATTATAAAGGAGATAAGCTTATGACAATTTCACAGAGAGTAGCCAAATACAAGTCACCAAATAAGAAAGCGGTTATTCCGCTCACGTTATTCAGAACCGTGTCCAATTGTTCGAGCAATTTACCAGCTATCAAGCAGCCTCAGTTTTCGAGGCTGCTTATGGTTTATTGCTTACGTTGTTTTTGTTCAAAAGAACCTGTTGACCGATATGGTGTTTTAGCACCAGCTATTGACGGGGCAAACAAATACATTAAATGCATTGACAAAGATCTTAAAACACTTACTAAGATTACAGAACGTCATCCGGATGCATCACCGAGCCTGGATGGTGCTATAAAGTATTTCAACAATCGTAAATCTGGTATCGCAAAGATTATAAACAATACATGTGAATCAGTAATTTCACCTGTACCATCTTTTCACGACCAGATATGTTTATTAGCATCATTCACGGCATATGAGATGATGTTAGACCAATCACCAGCGAATGTTGTATCAAGATATAATAACGCTGATTTAAAAGACATAGGAAACCTAGAGGTAATGCTTATGCGTTCAATCGGCTTTTTCGAGAAAGAACGTTTAAACGTTATCAATTATCCAACGTATCTGAATGACTTTGCTTATTCAGAAACAATTACAAGCGGACGTCCTGACTTATTATGCGATGATGCATTAGTCAGAGTCTCTTTATCCAAATCAAAGCCTAATTCTAAAGACACACTTCATATTCTTACAGAGTATGTAATGGGTCTTCAGTCAGGTATTGAACACTATAAGAATGTCAAACGTATTGTAATATGGAATCCATTTATTGATGCCGGTTACATATGCGATGTATCGGACATTCCAAAATCAATAATCGACCAGGTTAAAACTGACGTTATCCAGTATACTTGGGAACTCCCAAGCAATACAACGTCAAATAAAGAAGTCGACCCTTCCTCTACTACCCGTATATGTGAGGAATGGGGATTTAAATAATTACAGTACATTCAACTACTGAATAATAGAAGGTAGGTGAATGAATTGTATAATCAGGAAACCTTTCTAAAAGAACTGACATCAATGTCAGCCGAAGAACTCAATAAGATTATCGAGGCTAATGGCAAATCAAAAGTCAAAAAGCTTTTCGATAGAAGTAAACAATCACAAACAATTCAGGAGGTAAATGACAATGGCAGAAGTAAAATCGATGAATGAAGTACTTAAGGAAATCGCTGAAGCAAACTCAAACAAGGCTTCAGACAAGACAAACGCAGCAATCATGCGTGCTATGATCACAGACAAGGATTTCAATATCACAGTATTTGACGGAAAAGGCAATGCTAAGGATATAGTAAATCCACACGAAAAGTTCACATCAATTTGTTCAGAGGTTCTTTCACAGGCAGGCGGAGTATCAAAGACAGAAGCTGCAGGACTTGCTGAAGGATACACACCTTCACCATCAGTAGCAGCAAATATGGTAGACATCTCAAAGGCTTGGCTTGGAACAACTCTTCAGAGCGGAACAAAGGTTGCTCTCTGGAACACAGAAACAAGCAAGTGCACACTTAAGATGGAACACAAAGAAGCATCAACAACAAAGGTTCCATCAACAGGTGAAGAAAAGCAGATTCCTGCATTCGACAAGATCAAAGCTTCATCAAGCTGCCCTTCATGGCTTAAGAAGTAATTCGCTAATTCAGGACTGCAGTTCGATACTGCAGTCCTTTATTCGTTTTAAACCAGAAAGGGGTTACTATGTACATTAAATCAGAATCATACGAAACAACCTTATTTTATAAAGGACATGAAGCTGGAATCTTAAAGTTTCATCTTTATGACCATGTAGACGGAATGGGAAATAAGGAAACACTATTCGACGATATCGAAGGTTTAACTAACCGCCCGGAAAGATTCGTATATTTGGATCTGATAAACATTGAACCGGAATATAGACGTAAAGGTCTCGGCACTAAAGCAATATTCAGAGCAGCATCTCTCGGACAGTATCCGATATTTGCTAAGGTTGGTTGCGTGTCTAAAGAAGAATACGACGCCAATATTGACGATGTCAAAGGTTATATCATAAAAACCAAGGTTCCGTTCTATGAACGCAATGGTTTTGTTGATTTAAGTGACACACCACTCGGTCAGTCAGAGTACGTTGTCATGATGAAGCTGCCACTTCCATTTGCGGTAGACTACATCTGTAAAGCTGACAAAGTACGTTGATTATACATAAGGAGGAAACCACAATGAAGAACGTTTTCAAAACACTTTTAGCAGGCATGATGGCATTAACTATGATTGCAGCTCCAGCGGCATCATTCTCAAACAACGACACATCATCCGAAACCGCAGTTTCAGTTTCTGCGGCAACTAAATATTATGAGTTTATGGTGAGCGACTCAAATGTCCGCAGAACCGTTTACTTCCATCATATCAATGAACCTTGGATCGTGTATAACAAGGTATTTTACACATTTGACGGCGACTGCTTAGAGATCTACGACTGGGATTCAGCTAGACTGATAGCACGTTGGCACGGCGTACGTAAATGCTAATCGGTTAATCACAAACCAGACCACAGGTTATTAACCTGTGGTCTATTTATTTTATGGGAGGAAAACTTTATGTATTCAATGTATGACATAATAGAAAGAAACACTGGTGTTGTACATTATAAGTACATCGTGTTTAATAAAAGCATAATCGTACGCCAGAACCGGGAATTATTTTTGGATGATCTTGACACAATGAAGAACGCACCGTGTTCATTTATATATGTCGATTTAATCGAAGTTAATAAAGCATATCGTCATGTGGGAATTGGTTCCAAAGTGCTTCAGGGCATTATGGCAGCAAATCAGTTACCAGTAATTGTAAAGGTCGGATGTACATCTGAAGAAGAATATAACTCAATAGAGGGTTCTGTAAAGGAATATCTCTATGATACGAAGGTGTCATTCTATATAAAGAATGGATTCGTTGACGTGAACAATTCATCATTAGGTCAGTCCGAATATGTCATGATGGCATGGCCGGAATCATTTGCAGTCAATCTTATGGAGGAATAAACATATGAATTTTGTAGCACTTTGTTTATCTGCAACAATATTTAGCTCAACCGTAACGCTCAATGGCGCTGCACCTACAAGAATTGCGGACAGAGATATCAACACAGACGGTTATACCGACTGGGCTGATTTTGATACATTATGCAATCTCATACTCGACGGCGAGTACTGGGAATCAGCTGACGTCAACAATGACGGCGTCATCGATGCCAGAGATGTGGTTCAACTTAAAATTGAACTGCAGACTGATTGGGGCATCAATAATGTAAAGTAATACACTGATAGTAACAGTTTAGTATATAAATTATAAGGAGGATTTCATAATGAAGAAGAAATTAATTTCACTACTTGCAGCAGTAATGATGATGGGCGTTGCACCATCAGTATTACCAGACACATCAATTAACAGCTCTGTAACCGTTTCAGCGGCTACAACAATCAGTTCACAGACATCATTTACAAATGATGGATGGGGACGTAAGGGAAGAAATGTTACGGTGTATTATTCCAACGGCTCCGTCGAGGGAAGATACTATGACATCATGTACACATACTACGGAGGAAGGCTCGAAATTTACAGCACATCGGGAAACTTACTTCGAGTATATACAAACTGCACAAAAAGATAATTGGAGGACAATACTATGAAAAAGAGAATTATTTCGGGATTTATAGCACTCGTGCTCGGAACAGTAATGACAGTATCTGCTGCAGCTTCAGCGGCTGTTAATATTCCATTCACAAAGACATGGCAGACAGGAGATATCAATAAGAATGGCGTCATTGACGTCACAGATATTTCAAAATTCAATGATGTTTTCTCAGGCAGAGCAACAGCAGATATCAGCGTAGCCGATATCGATTCAAACGGTGTTATCACCACAGCAGATCTCGTAGGTCTTAGAAGAATCGTTTCTAAGATCGATACTCAGTATGCACTCGGTTCTAAGACAACAATCGGAACTGACGTCTATACACCGTCAGAAACTGAACCCGGATATATTTATCAGGCTATCGATACAAATGGCAACCTCATCGTATCAGGTTTCACAAATGACAACACATTCACAACATACTCAGGTTCAGTACGTTCAGGCAATGCTCTGTTCCTTGGCAGAAGCACAAACCTCCGCGTCATGGGCATGAGCGACAGATACGGATATCTTGATGATTATGTACCGTATTTCAAAATAGGACCATCAGCATCTACATCTGGTTCTACAACATATTACAATGGAACTGTACTCAACAAATCTGTATACATCGCTGTTACAGAACTCAAGTTCAGAGACGGTTCATATGAAAGACAGGTTTCTGTATTTGATTCAACTTACAAGTACGTTTGTACATATGTAGCTTACGCGGCAAACTCATCAAAGAACTGGTGTTTCGTATATGGCAGAAGTGCTACTTCATCATCATTATTAGATGAAGTAATCGATACAAGAACACTGTTCGCCGGCATCAATTCATCAATCAAGTAATAAATAAAAGTTCGTGAGACACTTCGGTGTCTCCCGACTATTAATGTACATTTTTATTAGGAGGTTCCAAATGAAATTCACAAAAATATTGTCAGGAATTATCTCAGCAATCATTGGCGTGACGGTTATGTGCACACCAATCACAACTTCAGCAGCTCGCAGGGAAATAACCAGCACACGAAACAACGCAAACTTCACTAAAAACCTAGAAACGGCTAAAAATCGTATGACAGGAAAATCAGATATCTACATCCCTATTTCTGACTTAGCCGGAACTACAGGAGACGTTATTCATGATCTTCAGATTTCAACTATGCTGTACGAAGCAGCAACGATGGACATAACCTTGAATGCATGTTGCATGACAAGTTGTGGTGTTTGCGGCGATAATAACAATAAGTCTGAATCAGTTCACATTGAATGTCGATACCCAATAGGAAGTTCAGGTTATAAAACACGTGAAACCGCTCTCAAGAATGCAATAAACAATGTGGCTTCAGTTGCTCCTAAAAACGGCACCGACCTCGAAAAGATCAAGGCGGTTTATAAGTGGTTCATCACCAATGTAAACGTTCCGACGACGGAAGCAAGCGACGGTTGGGATGAAATGTATTTTGCATATGGCGCATTAGTAAACAAGTCTGCAGTTTGTAGCGGAATGTCAACAGCATTAAATCTCGTTTGCGAAAAGATAGGCATTGATTGTAAAATGGTATGCGATACTTATTCAAACCACGAATGGAACGCTGTTAAGATTGACGGCACATGGTATATGTTAGACATACTCCAGGGTGCTCAGAACTATCAGCAGTTCAATAAAGCTAACGCATATAAACCTTTCCTCGTTAGCGGTTCAAAATACGCAACAATGTGTTCATACTACAGAAATTACGGCGCTGCTACTCTTACATACGAAGTACTACCAGCAACAAATTCCACATTCTACGATTACGCTAACTGGAATTTAAGCAGCTACAGACGCGGAGATGTTAATCATAGCGGCACAGTAGATATTACAGATTTATCTTATCTTCGTAATTTTACCACAAACAAAAACACTCCAAATTCTGTTAAACGTGAGGCCGATTTCAACGGCGATGGCAGCATCGACGTAATGGACGTTATCGAACTTCAGAATTATATATCACACAAGTAATACGTTATACCGGGAAGTCTCTTTGACTTCCCGGATTATTTTTATGAAGGAGATGTAGAATATGAAATTCGTTACATTTAATGAACCTAATATCTCAGGAAAGGCTGAGTTACAGAAAACTGTTACAATCAACAAAGACCTTATCGAATCAGTCGCTAAGGCAACAACACCAACAGACACTAGAATCATTATGACTTCGGGTAAAGCATATGTGGTTGAAGGTACGCCAGAATCAATAACCAATATGCTTAACAACAATTGATTGTAGAAAGGAAACCACTATGCCAATTAAAATTGACGATGAACCAATACGTTACAATGTGTATACATCAGTTGAACTGAACACCGAACCTGTATGCACAGCTAAAACAACAAAAGAAATTGCTGAAAAGCTTGTTCAATTAATCTATGCTATAAAAAACCCTAAAAATAATATCAAATCGTATTCAATAGATGTGGCTATAGCATTCGGGAGAACTGAACTGACATTTGCAATCGATATTCCATATCGAACAATTACGACAGATGTCGAATCAATTGAAGACTTTATCGTCATGAATATGATAACAAAAATTGATTTCAGAAGATTTCTTGTAGAAATCAATTTGAATCGAACTTTTCATCGCGACTCGAAACTGTATGACGTTGAGTTTATAAAGCTATTCGCATTAAGCATATCATCACCGGAATTATCTGCTCCGGCAACGACATGCTTACAGAAAATATTCGCGTTAGCTGACGGACATCGTTACGACCAGAAACAGCTATACGTTGATGTATTCGACAAAGACAAACCTAAGAAAAGAATCGACAGAGACACCAAGAAAGAATTAAATGCCCTATACGGTATGAACTTCATTGAAGAAATGATCAACGGCATTGATACCATAACTCGCAGCACAGATACATCTTCCGATGATGAAGACAATACACGCAAATGTAAAATGTGTGATGACGAATTTTTCGGTCTCAGACGATGAATCATATACATATGCCGAAATGAACTATTGCCGAACATGCATTAATTCTATCGTTAGCGCTTCAGAAAATTTATTATCGTATTTCAAGACCGTGAATAATAAAGGAGAAATGAAATGAGCCATATAAGTACAACCAGATTAGGGAGAACCGCATTAATGATAACTGAACCAGTGGATTCCACAGCAACGATATTACACGACTTCGAGGCTGCAACGGATTCCAGGTATGTAGTTACCGTCAAGGATGTTTATCAGCATATCGAAAACAAAATGCGTGATAAACACAATCCGGACCCATTCGTATTCTACCATTCCTATTGGGAAAATCGAATCGAATGTGTTGACGCTGTTAAGATTTTAGCATTTGACGACACAGCACTTCCGGAATACGCTCTTCTGGCAGTCTGGAGGAAAAGCAAGAAATCTATAAAGCTTATCATTTTTGAAGGAAAAGAACACTGTGATATTTAAGGAGACATAATATGAAATGTAATTATAAAAACCGTCCATTAATGTTTATGACAGCTCAGGGACCAGATCGTGATGTCCCTGTGTATAACAAGCCATTCAGACCAACCGGACCATCTCAGAATACAGTTATAATGAATAGGATATATGAATTCCTGTATAACAATAACGAAAACATTATTCTGTATGGATACCAGCAGGATAGAACTGAGATTGAATTTGCGGCACGTCTCTATGCGGGTATGATAAAGATTGTGCGTGATGAGATTAAAACTGATGCACCATCACAGAAATCATACGTCAAGTATATGGTAAATGATTATTATTATCCGAACTTCGGTAGAAAACTTGTACGGAGTGCTATCGCTATACGAGAACACCAGTGGTGGAACAAGCCTAACGAAGTTATTGACGCGGTATTTGACAGACTCACAAACTAATTGCTGACGAGCAGGATAACTTCCTGCTCGTTTATTTTTTTATTGTGAACAAATTGTGAACATTCTAATGATACCAAAAAATGGTATTTTAGGGAATTTGGTATGGTAATCATACCGCAATATTATAAGGATGGTTTATACCTATGAAAAAACGATTTAGTAAACTTCTGGCAGGATTCCTGTCAGCAATCATGAGCTTAGTGATACTTTGCTCAGCAATCCCGGTATCCGCAGCGGCATCGGATGAAGCCATTATGTCGATTATAAGAAATGGTCTCTTAAACGGTCAGACCGTGATCGATTTATCATCATGTGATATGGTTATCCAGAATCTTTCGGATGCAAACGATCCAACAATACAGCGTATAAACCGACTCGTGGGCGATGCGAGAATAACTGAAGATTGTAACAACATTGAAATCGCTGACGCGATGTCAATTTCACCAGTGTATAATGCCAATAAACAGATAATAATTGGTCGGATCGGCATAACATACAAAAACACCAAGAGTGATTGGACTGCTAAAAACAATGCAGAAAACAATGCTGCGAAAGCTGTTTGGAATTCTATAGCTACAACAAACATGAGTGATCTTGAAAAGGCTATAGCTATTAACAAGTGGCTTGTTACAAACGTTAAATACGTATCAGATGCGCCTAATGCCCGTTGCGCAATCGGTGCTTTAGTAGATAAAAAATGTGTATGTGAAGGATTCGGAAGAGCATTTGACAAGATATGTAATTATGCTGGTCTCGAATGTGAACTGGTCGTTAATTCAGCTCACATGTGGGTTAAAGTAAAAATTGATGGAGAATGGTATAATTGTGATCCGACATGGGATGGAACTGACTATAATACATATGGTACAGCAGGTAATTATTTCATACAATTTTTAAAGTCTGATTCGAAGTATAAGACTGGTGCTACTACACATGACACATGGAGACTTCTGAGTGCTAAAAATATTCAGGCTACATCCACAATATACGATAATTCAACACGCTGGAACTTCGGACTTAAGAAAGGTGACTACAACTGCAACGGTGTAGTTGATATCACAGATCTTTCAGAATTAGCAGCTGCTCTCGTGGACAAGAGAGTACCAGCAAGTCGTGCAAAGATTTGCGACATGGACAACAATGGCGTATGTGACGCATCAGACTTAGCAGCACTTCGTCAGAAAGTAACGTATTCAAATTAATTATTATACCGGAAGGCTTATAGCCTTCCGGTATATTTTTTTTCATATTTAGCATTTACTATAAGCAAAACATTAGTATAACAGCAAAGGAGGGGTACGTATATGGTAAAAATAACTGAATATGCCAAGAATGTGGCTAAGTCTGCAGGTTACGCATTTGCAGAATCTACTAAAGATAGTTATTCAAATATAGCATCTTTTGCGGAAACCAACGCAGAGTTATTTAGATCAGCATACGACGGTATTAGACAACGTAAAACCGTTGCTAAACGAGTTGCTACAAGATTTAAGGAATCACCGGCATTTGAGATATCCTCGATGTTCATTAAAAATGCAATCGAAGACCTCAAGACCGGTGACTTCTACAACCAAGCCAGAGTTGAAGAATACGAAACCAAATACGGTGGAGATTTATTCAGCATTGGTGACTTCGATCTTCCGGAATTAGGATTCGATCCGGATGGATTAGATGACCTTAACTTTCAGGATGGAGACTTACTTGTTTCCCGTTCTATTGTTAAGAGTAACAAGATTACTTCGAAAGCTGTTGCGAATGCTATGCTCAGAGGTTCTCAGGCACAGATAGAGGCTAATAAAGAAATAGCTTCAATGCTGTATACTCAGAATATCGAGTTAACAAGGCAGCTTAACAACAGCGTAAGTACAGTAAATGATAATATGGTTACTGGCTTTAAGGACGTTACTTCCATTGCGAAGACTATGTCTGAACAGCAGGCTAAATTCTTTACTTCTACTACGGAGGCTCTTGACAATATCAGCAAGAACTTAGAATCTATCAACGAAGTATTTAATCCTAAAAAGAAATCTAGTTCTGGATACACTCCAGCAAAACACACACTGGATTCTGTTATGGGATCTTCTGTAGACATCAGGGCTTACCTGAATGAAGTCAAAACCAAGGGTGTTAATGATGCTATATCACAGATACCTATGATTGGCGCATTCTTAAATCCTGACTTCCTTAAACAGATGGACGGCATGATGGGTGGTTCAATGTTTAGACAGGCAGCTGCTAATCCAATGCAGGCTGTTATGAATGCTATCGTTGGCGGAGCTCTTCCGAAATCACTTAAGAAGTCTGTTGAACAGTTCGATGCTTCGATAGGCTCATTATTCCCAGCATTTATCGGTAGGATGAATTCAATGGCCAAGGATTCATCTTGGAGTACTAAAGGTACTCTAAATCGTATGTTTGGAAAACTGTTTGGACTTGATACCGATGCTCATAAAGCTATAAAGTATCAGAAATTGGAGGGAGTACCTACTGCTTGGGATGATACATCCAAGCATTATCTTGAAGAAGTAATCCCTTATTATCTCAGAAAGATGACTGCCGCTCTTACCGGTGAAGCCGAAATGGTTTTCGATGATAAGACTGGTAAATGGAGATCACTTAACAAAGTGCGTAAAGAGTTTAAGGACGATATCGCTAGTCAGTATAGACGTCCATTCTCTTCATCGTATGATGACTTTGATTCTGGTGTGCGTAGAGCTACATCAGGTATGACTTTCCGTAATCTTGATGATGAGAAACAGTTTGAAAAAGACTACGATGCCTTTAAGAAATATGTCTACAAGCAGGGTGACATTAATATTAAGGGTAAACAGGCTAGAGATTTGGGAATGTCATCAGACCGAAATCTCAACATCATTCGTCAGGCTATGCTTGAAATGGAACCTCACATGGTAATGGATCTCATCGCGGAGATTCAGTCCAATAAAGCATCCGTTACAAGAAAGTATAAGGACATTACAAAGGGTACAGCTCTTTATAAACTCTTCACCGAAGGCGAAGACCTTGACTTTACAGGAGATCTGTCTGGAAGCCGTGGAAACAGATCTACAGTAGACAGACACCTCAATAATGACAAGGGTTCTAACTTCTTTAATCTTGGAAAACTTACTGACGAATACAATAAGACAATATTCGATTATCTTAGATTAATCAATGGAAACATTGAATTCTTTAAGACTAATGGTATGATCACATATCCTCAGGGCATAGGCAATGGAGGACAGTCAATTGGTTCAAATCCAAATGGTCCAATCATTCCGACGGTAAACGGAAGAAACAATGCCGGTATGGCTAACGTTCCATCAGGATACTTTGACCGTGCTAATTCTACTAACGCAAGACTCGTATCTAACACGGATACAGAAGCTGCCGCACGTGACAGACAGCGTGCTAAGGACCTTGATTATCATAGACGTAACGTAGATTACATGACTAGCCGTGCAGGACAGATTATTGTTGACTCTAATACGGATATGGAAGAAATCCTTGCTAATATGCAGCAGACATCTGCTGAAGAAAGAAGAAAAGCTCGTCAGGAACTCGAAGAAGAGGAATCACTCATTGATATATTCACAGAAGGTGCTGCTAGACGTGAACGTAATAGAGATAAGTTTAAAGAACTCACTTCATTCAAGGACAAATGGGCTGCCGCTTCTAATATTGGCGAAAGAGTATTCCTCGTTAAGGATAAGCTTCAGTCTTGGATTGATGCTCCGTCTAGAATGATGGAAAAGGCTGTGCTTGCCGCAGACAGACATATCTTTGACTTACTGTACAAGACATCTACTCAGATGACAGACGACAACGGACAGCCAGTTCAGGGATTCATGGGTCTTCTTAAGTACAAAGCAATGGAATCATTTAACACAATCAAAGATACTGTTACAGATATCTTTGGTAAAGCTAAGGATAAATTATCTCAGACTAAATTCGGACAGTGGCTCGCAAACACCAAAGACCGTCTTAGTCAGGGCGAAGCTTCTCCTCTTGGTAAATTCAAGGCTGCATTCAAAAATGAGATTGGAAATATTAAGGGAGCATATGGCAACGCATTCGGTTCATTAGCTGATGCATTCGGATATACAGACTATAGAGAAAAGCTTAAGGCTAAACGTAGAGCTGCTGTCGAAGAGGCTGCTTTAACACCTGAAATGATTGGCCAGATTCTGGCATTCGAATCCGCCCAGGACCCAGAAGCAATCAGAAAAGCATTAACTATGACCGAAGAAGAATCAAAACTTCATGCTAGTGCTATGAACGAAACTGACCGTGCTAGATTCGAAAGCTTCAGAGGCAATGCTAGTAAGATAGCATCTGCTAAGAAACTTCGTGACAAATATCAGTCTGTGGTTGATGATCCTAATGCTTCAGAAGTTGCTAAGAAAGCTGCACAGAGAAAACTTGATGAAATCAATAAGGTTCTTTCACCAGCGTCTAGACTTGCATCTGTAAACAGAACTGCAGATATGACATCTGAACTCAATAGAATATTCAACACGCTTGATACACAGAATACAATCAATACAACAGCCAGAGCTACAGGCAATCTTCGTCGTGAATTACGTGCTAATAACGACATTATCAATGGCGGCGGTACATATGCTACAGATGAAGAACGTCAGGATGCAATCGAAAAGGCTAAGGAACGTGTTGCTGAGATTAATCAGCAGATTAAAGAAAATGAAGAACTCATTGCTAAATCTGTAGATGAACTCAGAAGCATCAATGAACAGAGAAGCTATGTAGAAGAACAGCTCAAACAGGCTTCTGCTAATGCGGACTTAATCAATAACCTTTCTGTTAACCCATTCCAGGCGGTATTTGATGCAGCAACAAAACAGCGTGAAGCATTCCAGAATGAACTCACTAATGCTATCGCTGATCTTGACAAGTTCCAGCAGCAGTACGAACAGTACAATCTTCAGGCTGTTGCCCTACACGACAAGATAACTGACCCACATGCAAACTATTCTCCAGAAGAACTTGCACAGCTCATTGCTGAACGTGATGAGTTAACAGGTAAAGCTGAAGAAATGCGTGGTACTTATATTCCACAGGCTAAGAGTCTCAAGGCTAGAGCTCAGTCAAGAGTAAACCGTGCTAACGCTAAGTTTAACTCTGACGTAGAGGCAATGCTTAAGAGATTCACAATCGACAGCTCAGTTGTAGGACGTTTAGACTCTGAACGTTCAGACAGATACGACAGATTAAACTCACAGTATTCTTTATATGGAGAGAATTCGTTTGATTCAATGATGAATACTGCTACTGATGATGAGTCTTCACCTGTATATCGTGATGCCAACGGACAGTATCGTTCAAGAGCTGACCGTGATAAGATTAGAGAAGAACGTGACAAGTATGCTTACGATTTATTCTCTGCTGAATATGGTGCAAACCTTGATCCAAAGACAGCTCAGTTCTTAGCTCAGTATTCACGAAATAAAGAGCTTATGAAACAATTTGCTGCATCTGTACAGGACCCTGAGTTAAAAGCCAGATTTGAAAGAATCGCCGACGGCAACTACGCATATAATGAGTTTGGGGACATTGATTCTGAAACAAGAACTCGTTATAACGATATCACAAACGCTTCTATGTTCGCTAGAGGTGGCAAGAACAAGTCTTCAAAGAGCATGCTCTCTATTATGTCACCTAACGAAAAGATTATCACTTCTGGTGGTTCAGTTTATACTGTACCTAAGATGGGAATATATTCTATTCCTGGAAAATCTACAGTTATAAATCCAGCGGACGATGCAACAATCGCAAAACAGGCTGCAGCCGAAAAGAACTTCAAACGTAGACTGTTAACTAATGCTAGAGCAAATGATAGTCTCTCTGGCACACGTGTTGGAGAAATCGCTAAGGGCATCGGATATCAGGGACTCGCTAAGGGTGCAATCGGCGGCATCGCTGGATTACTCGTTGGAAACCCATTACTTGGTGCAGGCATCGGAATGGGCTCACAGCTTATCCAGTCTAATAAGGTACTCAATCAGGCATTATTCGGAAGTATCATTGACTATGACGAAAATGGCAACCCAATACATGCTAATGATGGATTAATTAAGGAATCTGTACAGCAGGCTTTACCAAGCATGAAGACAGGAGGATTACTCGGTTCAGTAGCCGGTCTCTTAACTCCACTTGGACCAGTTGGTGGTGCTATCGTAGGTGCAGGTTTAGGATTCCTCAAGAATACTAAGTTCGTACAGGACAGATTATTCGGTGATGGAATGCTGTTATCAGAAGATAACCGTAAGGCTATCAAGGCAGCTTTCCCTAATGTAGCTATTGGTGCTGCAGCTGGAGCTTTAATGGGACCATTCGGTTTACTCGGTGGTGCTCTCCTCGGCGGCGGTGCAGGATTCCTTACAACAACAGAAAAGTTTAAGTCTGCATTACTCGGCGAAAAGAATGAAGATGGAACACGTGATGGCGGTGTTGTTGGAGCGTTAAAAGACAATCTCGTAACACCTCTCAAGAACTTCGGTTTAGATCTCTTTGAAGATATCAAGGAAAACCTCCATGAGGATTTCTTAGATCCAATCAAGGATGCAATGGCTCCAATTACAACTGAACTGAAGAATATGTTTACATTCATTCCAAACATGATTGCAGACACATTCAAAGAACACATTTCTGTACCGTTAGCTAATCTCGTAAGAGATTATGTAGCTGACCCTATTAAGAAACTCACTACAGGTATTCTTAAGAAAGCTACAAGCATAATAAGATTACCATTTAAATTAATCGGTAAGGGCTTATTCGGAACACTCGGTAATATGGCTAAGACTGCCGGTATCAAAAACGGCAGAGCTGGTTCATATATGACTGCAGCTGAAAGAAACGAATTCCGTCAGAGACACAAGAGCAAATTCCTCGTTGGAGATAAATATGCTGAATATGATAAGAACCTCGCAGCTTATTCAGAAACAGCTTCTGTTGAAGACCTTGAATTAATCAAAAACTCTATTGCTTTCAATATTGACGGAGAACGTGGACTTAACAAGGAAATTGGCAATAACTCTAGAGCTATTGGTAAGAAGATTTCCGAAAAGTTTAGAACACGTTTCGGTAATGCTGCACGTTCTATTGACAGAGCTATTGAGCAGGGTAAATACGAAAAGGCATTTGACCTTATCAGAAATACCAAGACCGTGGACGGACAGCGTATGAGTAAAGAAGAAGCCGATGCTTTCATAGCAGAGGTTCAGCAGTTACTCAAACAGCGTGATGAAATTCTTGCTAAGAGAGATACATATAAGGCTACTGACGAAAAGGTTGCTGAATATGCTTCTAAATTAGGAATCAAGAAATTCAATAAGAAATCAGCTAAACAGAAGAGAGCTATCATGGATTCTCTTAAAGCTGAAATCAATGCTAAGAATGCTGCATCCATAAAATACGGTTCTCAGGGTGAAGCTGAATCACGTTCAGCTGATTTACAGGCAGACATATTCGCAAGAAATGCTGAAGCTGTAGAAGTGTCAACAAATGCATTTGCAGACTTCGCTGCCGCTCTTAAGAATGTGACTAAGTTCATGAACGGTATCGGTAACTTCCGTAATATTAATGACAATGCGGTTTACAATAACGGCAATGGTGTTAATATGAATCAGGCTATTGATATCTCTAACATACAGAACACATTCGAAGATTCATCTGCTAATCGTCAGCATAACCTTGATGCAGCACTTGATGCGGCAGACGGAGTATATGACAGAGAACAGCAGAGATTCTTAGATACACATGTAGCTAAACTCAGAAAGTTTAAGCTGTATTCTAAGATAACACCACAGAAGTTCCCATTAGTATTCGATGTATCTTCTGAAGATGTAATTAGATTACTCAATGACATGGGCGATAAAGGTTGGTTCATTGATCTTGAAGCTTTAACAGACTTCTTTGAATTAAGCGAAACTGACAAGAATAAAGTCTATAACATTGCTAACTTCAAATTTACAGGTAAGAAGAAATTCGTATTCAAAAAGGAACTTCTGGACACAATCTGTACACTCACTAAGAGAGAATCTGCTAAACTCGGTAAGGTTCTTTCCGAAGAAAACGTATATATACTTAACCAGTTTAAGAACGATTCTGTTGGTCTTAAGAGGTATATTTCAACACTTTCAAACAACAAGTCTAAGTTTAAAGAATTCCGTGCAAAAGATATCTGGAGTGCTTCAAACAATGGAATGGAAAGAGCAGTTGGACGTTTCAATGAGGGTGTACGTACAGTAGCATCAAAGATTCCGGTATTAAACAGATTCGCATCTGAAGAAAACCGTGAGTCAATGAGAATGGGTATCCAGAATTTACTTGATAGAAATCATGTCTCTATATTTGATAGATTAAGCTCAAATTTCAATCAGGATGAACGTAGAGACGATTTAATTAAGAAGATTTCTGAGACTCGTTTCTTTAAGAATGACCCTAAGTATTCAGTTAAGGCTCTTAAGGCTATGACCACAGATGAGCTTGAAGCTATACTCAGACAGATTCCTACTAATGCTGAAGCAAATGACGGACTCTCAGAATTTGCCGATGACGTATTACTTCCTAATGACCCTAGACGCAACAGACCTGAAGCAGGTTCTAAGGAAGAAGCCGAAGCTAAGAAAGACAAGGCTGAAAAGGTTGGAATCTTCCAGACTATGAAGAATAAGATTACTGCTATTGCTGACTTTATCATTCCTAAGAATGATAGTGAAGACGAAGATGAATCTTTCTTCGGAAAGATTAAGAAATTCTTCGGTAAGGTATTTGGTATTGGTAAACTCGCGGTTGGTGTGCCACTCTTCGTTGGTGCTATGGCTAAGTGGGTAATTCCTTTCTGTAAAGATAAACTTGTACCTTGGTTAGTTGGCGAAAAGGATTCTTCTGGTAATTACACTGGAGGTATTGCATCGGGCGTTGTAAATGGCATCAAGAATACCGTAATTCCATGGGTAGAAGATACAGCTCTTCCAAAGGTTAAGAGTGTTCTTGGAGACCTCTGGTCAACAGGAATCGCAACTCTCAGAGACGATGTATTACCTACAGTAATGGATGACCTTATTGACCGTCTTCCTGAAATAATCGAAGATGCATTAGTTGCTGCGTGGGAAATCATCAAGTCTGGCGCTAAAACAATTTCATCTAAGGTAGGATTTGGTAAGAGCGGCAATAAAAAGGCTGACAACAGCATCACAAGTTCAGCACGTAGAGCAACAGGCACAACTGGCGCAGAAATAAACGAAAGCAAACTTAAACGCGAAGCATATGACAATTCAAACTCCAACGCGTTTGTAGATGTAGCAAAGAGCTCAGTATTAGGTCCTTTAGCTGAAAATGCTGAAGGTGTAGCTATAAACAATGCTAACTATCAGAACTATCTGGCTAATAGAGGAATAGGCACCCAGTATCTCGACGAAAACTTCGCAGAAGAAATCGCAGGTAACGCTTCATTCCAGTCTATCAGAAACGCTGACGTACAGCAGACTAATGCTACTGGCTATAAGGGTAAATCTTTATTCCAGATGGCAGGTCGTTCATTCCTTAATAACGCTGCTGGTATGGGGGCACTTGGCAATATAGCAGGCAAAACTGGTGCTGGTATCTTCAAGGGTGTAAGCAAGGTTCCTGGACTTGGAATCGTCGGACGTCTCGGCGAAGGTGCTATGAATGTAATTAATGCTCCAGCAAATGTGGGACGCAAATTCCGCGACTGGACTCTCAAGGCATCCGGTAGAGCTGCAGCTAATATTGCAACCGATGTAGCAGAAGACGCTGTAGAAACAGCTGCAACAGCAGCAGTTAGATCTGCAGCAGGCGCAGACAAGAAAGCCAAACTTCTTGCAAAGGTTGGTACATTCCTTAAAGAAGTATTAACCAAACTGTTTGGCAATTCAAAGATTGTTGAAAAGATTGCACCACTTGCTAAAAAGGTCGGAATGTCTAAGAAGGCTTTAGGTGAAAGACTTGCTAAGACTGGTGAGAAACTCGCCGCAAATCTTGCTAAGAAATTAGGTATGGAATCTGTAGAAGTTCTTGCTAAGGTTCTTGGCAAAGCAACAGTTATACTCGCTATAGCTCAGGCCGTATTAGACTTCATCGCAGGTTGGGATAATGCACGTAACGTACTTGGTATAGTAGACGAAGAGGTATCCGTATTCGAGAGATTCTTCGCAGGTTTAACAAACGTTATATCAGGTCTTTGCTGCTCAATTATTCCTGCAGACTTCATTGCAAACGTACTTCTCGACTTATTCAGTTTCTTAGGTGCAGACTTCGCTAAGGCAATCAAAACTAAACAGGATAATGCGCTCGAAGCAATTGACATGTATAATGCTGAAAATGGAACAGATTTCGAAACTGTTGAAGACTTTAACCGTGCTGTTAACCCAACAGAATGGCAGAAGATCAAATCTACAGTTAAGGGCTGGTTCACTAAGGCAGATAAAGAAGTTGAATCAACTGCATCAAAGACAAAGGTTAAAACTAATGCAAAGGTTAACGATGGATTAGACCCATTTGGCGTAGATGCAGTAGACACAGCAATAGATGAAGCTTTAGCAACAAACGCATATGCAAACAATAAACTCTCTCCGTTAAATATGCTTATGCCTACTGGCGGAAACTTTATTGACAATCTTATCAACTCAATATCTGGTGGTAAGAATATTACTGAGCAGATGGCAAGATACGAAAGTATGAATAAGTCTGCAACACGACAGATTGACGAGGGTAAGATTAAGATAAACGATAAGCGTTTCTGGTATATCAACACAGGTAATGATACAACATTCGCAGCAAGCTTATACAAATTAAGCGAGTTCATGAGACGTGCAATTTCATCACCACTCACAATCATTCAGGACGCTATTAATTCCGTATTCGATACCGAAGCTTCATCGGCAACACAGCTGACAAATACTGAAGTTTCTGGTACAGGTTACAGTGTAAGTCACGAGTCAATGCACGATATGACAACACCAAAACCTATTCAGAAAACAAACACAAATACCTCTAAGTCTTCAACAACCAAGAAGAAAGGCAAGATTGCTACATTCTTCAGTAATCTTTTTGGCGGTAAGAAGAAATCTGGTAAGGGTTCAGAATTCAAAAATCGTAAACTTAAATACTTAATCCCACCTAAACCACTGGATGACGAACAGGCATCATACATCAAGTCCCAGTATTCAGGTGGGGCAAACCCACATCTCTATCAGAGAGATTATGATGATAGATTCAATATTTCTGGTGACAGCAATTTCCAGTCAATCGCTGACTCAGGTTGTGGTCCTGTAGTTGCTTCAGAAGTTCTCGCTAGACGTGGACTGAATTACGACGTAAGAGACGCAGCAAGAAATGCTCTTGGCTATAAGGAAAGAAACGCTGGTACATTCCCAGAATTCTTTGGAGACTATCTCGGCAAAAATGGTGTACGTACAGCAAACGTCGGAACACGTTCGGACTTAAGACGTAGACTCGCTAATGGTGAAGATGTAATTCTCATGGGACAGTCTGGTAGAGGAACCACTCCGTTCGGAAATCAGAATGCTCACTATGTACTTGCAACAGGAATGAAGAACAACAAGATAGTTGTTCAGGACCCTGAAGATCCATTCGGCGATAGAATTTATGACGCAAATGACACTATCAGAGATTCTATCTACGCTATTAGTGCAGGACGTGGAAAACGTAGTGGTAGAGGTATTACTCCATTGTCATATCGTAAGGGTGTTAAATCAGGCACAGGACCGGCTCTCACACCACAGCAGGAAAAGAATCTTTACGCTATTCTTTATGAATGTGTAGTATCAAGAGAAGCAGCTACAGCCGGTGGTTTCCATGCAGTATGTCCTGATGATAACGGCAGTGGTATTTCAATCGGTGCAATCGGTTTCCATGCCACACTTGCAGCAGACGTTCTTCGTGAAATGGCTGCTCGTGTTACTGATGCGGATGACAAGGCATATCTCTTAAACATTGCAAATCGTGCAACAAGTGCTATTTCTCAGAGTGAAGCTGACAAACTTTCTAAGGTTCTTGAAAAATACGAGAGTATTGGACAGGACGTTCAGGAAAACATGGCATATAAACTCTTTAGAGAAAATAACATGGTTCATCCTCTTAAAATGTATAACTCTGGCATTCTTCAGAACCCACTTTCAATGATCGTTCCTGCTGATATCTATAACTCTGGTGTTCACACTGGATGGGCAGATGGATGGAGACCTTCACACAAGGGTGGCGTCGAAGAAATCAATGATGTCGTTAACCGTATGGCTACAAGCTCATGGTGGGCTACATGCGGAAGCCAGTATTCAGGAGCATGGGTAAATCGTATCAAAGATACAGGAGCTAAACTCGCAAATATCGATCTCAATAACTATACTCCTGGTACAATTTGCAAGGATTTCACGGTTAATGGCTCATATAATGGTTCATCCGTAGACGGAGATGGCGGAACAACAACCGTAGATAACACATTCATAGGACGGCTTGGTACTTACGTTACTAAGGTACTGAAAAAGCTCTATGGCGGTTTATACGACGCCATATTCGGTGCAGCATCGGCAACAACTGGTAATGCAGCTGCAGGTGTAGGTGCTCTCGGAGACGAGGACTACTTATCATCTGTATCCGAAAATGGTTCCGATGCATGGTTCTTAGCAACACTTGAAGGTTCATCGGTATCTTCTGGATATAGAACGCCAGATAGATCTGACCATAGTGGTATTGACTATGCTGCTCCAGAAGGCAACAAATTATATTCTCCAGTTGATGGTACGGTAGTATTCGCAGGATGGAATACAGGTGGCTACGGCAACCTTACAATCGTTCAGGATACTCATGGTTACTATCACATCTTCGGACATCAGTGTCAGCTTCCTCCGGTTCATGAAGGTGACGAAGTATTCCGTGGTACACTGGTTGGTTACTGTGGTACGACTGGTCAGTCTACAGGTCCTCACTTACATTATCAGGTTAACAAGCCTAGTGATATGTGGCATGCCGACGTAGACCCTAACAAGTACGACTATAGTGATTACATTAAATCTGCAGCTCAGCGTGCAGGAATTGTACCATCATCAGATGATGTAATGGGACCATTACTTCCAAATAACACAAAGAAAACAACCAATACAACAAGTTCTACTACTACTACATCTTCAACACTAGTTGGACCTCCAGCTCCTAACAAGAAGAGTGGTAAGGGATTTGTTGATAAGGCTCTTGTTAGACAGGCTGCTAACGGTAAACGTCCAAGCGGCACATGTGATTCTTCGAGAGCATCAGGCACAGCAAACTTCAAGAAGGTTTCAACAAATGCTGTTACACGTGCAGTAGACGCTGTTAAACGTGCTGAAGCTAAGGCTGCGGCAAGTACTTCAGGAACAGGTTCAACCGGTTCTAAGTATGAGCCAGGTGCTAGAATAGGTTCAAACACTAAGAATACAGGTGGTCCTACAAACGGAAACGCTACTAACGAAATTCTTCTCGCTGTTGTTAAACTCCTTAGTGAAATCAGTGGCAACACTGCTAAACTTCAGGATGTCGTTGCAGCAGTTACAAAACTCTCAGTTTCAAACGCATGTCAGCTGACAGGTTCAGGAAACAATTCAAAATCCACAAAGAGCGGCAAGTCTAATGACACTAATACTGCTAACGTGATGGCAGAGCTTTCAAAGGCTTTACTTGCATCTAACGGTATGACACGTCAGGGACTCAACGCTATGAACGCACAGTTCAATGATATGAATAATTCCGAAATCATCGACGCTGTCTACAGAATAGCTAAGAAGTAATAAATATTTGGGGAGGGCTGTAAAAAGCCCTCCCCTATATTTTTTGAAACATTTGAGTAATTGATACTATCAATAAGGAGGATGATGTTTATGGGAAGTGTCGCTGCCATAGTTGCCGAGGCTAAGAAAGGTTTGGGCCATGGATACAAGGAATATACCGAAATATTCGGTGGCGGTTGTTATGCATGGTGTGCTTCATTTATTTCTACTATTGCCCAAAAGACCGGTAACGGTGGATGCATTCCTAAAGATACACACTGCACGAGTCAGATGGAATGGTTCAAAGCAAAGAATCGGTTTCATCCACGTACTTCGGGATATAAACCTAAAATCGGTGACTTGATATATTTTGACTATGACTTCACTGGCGACGCAGACCACGTTGCCCTTGTTGTTGAAGTTGGTGCATCGTCTTGTAAAACGATAGAAGGAAACATAGACCCTAATGATAACCCTAGAACAGCTAAGGTTGATTCACTTACTAGACAGTATACATATACTGCTATAACTGGCTATGCTTCACCAGCATACGGAACCTCATCTCCAGGAGATGAAGCTGTTGTTGATTCTTTAGACGCAGCCGTTGGCGGAGATGTTACGGAAGCCGGTTTACTTACAGACGAAGATTTAGGATATAGCCCTGACTTCGAAAAGTATGCTGAAGTAATTGCTGCTATGAGTACATCATTTACGGCGTCAGAATTACAAAACATGCACCAAATATCAAAACTTAGAGGTATTATTGGTGTACCTCCACAGTTTTTACCATCCACAGATTTACGCTTAGGATATAACAGCAGTGTGGATGCTTTCAGTATTCAGAATATGGGTACTGATTATCTTAAATCTATCGCTTCAAAGATGCCACTGGTTTATCTGACTCCATGCGAGCCGGTATTCTTACCGTCTCTGTCTGGTTCGGATAGAAAACAGGGCCTTGAAAAATATGTAAAGGCATTGGCTAACAGTGCCGATACAACAGCATTGGATTCCTTAATGGATGACTATTCGGGTAAACTCTATTCAGTTGAACACTGTTACGAGAAGTACTTTTCATATGTCAATCCGGCATGCCGTGCTATGGCGGAATTCTTACAACTTGAGAATCCTATATATGACTCGGTAAGAGGAACAATGAAACCATACTCATATAACTGGGCATGGAACTATCTTGATTCTGAAGACGTTGAGGTGGGTTCTGACGAGATGCTCGGAGCAGACGGCAAATTGTCATTCTGGGATAAGGTAGAAGATATGCAACGAGTCGCATACTACCGAGGCAGTATTCCAATCTATGCTAATGCTGAATTGTCCACATCTCGAGAGTTCTCTAACTCAACGACTCAGTCTCAATTAGCTTCGTCGATTAATGCATTGTCTGACCAGGCGAGAGAGCTTCAGTATATCTTAGGTTTATCGTCTTCATCAATGGGACTTAAATTCGACGAACTTAAAGACCAGTTAAGCGGTGATATTGATTCACTCAACGACTTCGTTTCTAAGCTGCCTGTCGGCGGTGGATTATTCTCTACGATTGTTAGCGGAATCAATACATGTATCGCCGGTGGTAAACTCATGTTCCCGGAACTGTGGAACGAATCTGACTGTAGTGAATCCTATAATATTAGCTTTAGACTCGTCGCTCCAGATCCAGATAACTTTTCTATTTGGGAATATGTATTATGTCCACTCATTCATGCGTGGGGATTAGTTTCACCAAGGCAGTCAGACAAGCATGGTTATATATCTCCTTTCTTGGTAAAGGGATTCTGCAAGGGTATATTCAATATCGATATGGGCATCATTACAAATATGAACGTCAATATCGGTAAAGAAAACTGTTGGAATAAAGATGGGCTACCGACCGTTGTAGAAGTCCAAATGACCTTAAAGAATTTGTATAACCAGATGTCTATGACGTCTATGGCAAATATGAAATACGGTATGATGGCCAACATTGCGGAAATGGATTTCCTGGCAAATCTTTGTGGTGTAAACTACAATGTGCCTGACGCAGCACGTTATGCTAAAATGTATGCGGACCTCAATATCGTTTCACGAATAACCGACATTCCAACTAACGTTGCAACCTTATGGCAGCGCATGTCAGATAATACAATCGTGAATCTGTCTAATAAACTAAGCAAACGTTACTAAATACAAACCGCTTAACTTACACGTAAGGTGATATTCACCTTACGTGTTAAATTTTGTGGGAGGTTATATTATGAAACGAATTTGTTTAGAATGCGGATTAATATTCGACGTGAGTGATAAACCACGTAGATTCAAGAAAAACACAATGATTCCTGCATGTGAATATTGTCGCGGTAGACGAACGATAGACGTTACAGGAAATGAACTCATTTCTCCATTCATTCTGGCATTAGAGGATGAGGGTTTCTATGTAAACAGTTTTACAATGGATGATAATAAGGACGGCGGAGAATTCGGATTTGAAATATTCATCCATCCTAGCGACGATGGTGAATTAATAACGGCATTAAGCACGGTATTTGATTCACACGGTTCTGACTTTAAGTATTCACACTTTTATCCATCGGATGATGACAGTTATTACGCAATCGGAGCCAAATTCAAATACAAAGGTGGATTCGCCGGACATATCGGCAGCAAGTATTCTCGTTCTATGGTATTCACTTCATACGAATATCAGATTAAGATGGCGGAGATGACATTGGAATTTCATAGAATACTGAAGATGATGGAAATCTCTTTAGGAGGACAGAATGTATAACGAAAAAGAATACCTTGAAAAGTATGGTTCAATTCCTAAAGATTATGATGAACGATTGCAATGGCTTTGTAGTCAATATCATTTAACTCCTAAGGATTACGATAATATCATTGCATATCGTGATGCAATGGTTGACCAACTGTACTACATGGACTACAAGGTAACGCTATATGAGAATCCTGAGGGCGCTAAACGTCCTCGATTCCGTTTCATTACCAAAAAGAATGTAGCCGCTGCGGCTAGAGATGGATTCGTACACGTATACTCTCCAGATGCTGCGGCAGGACACAAGAGAATGCATGAATTGTTGACATATGACGAGTTATACAAACTGGATTATCTGGTTACAACTCCTGCCATAGTCACATATAATGCATACTTCCAGACACCAAAGAGTTTCAATACTTGGCAAACATTTCTTGCTGAGATAGGTTTAATACGTCATCTTTCTAAACCGGACTGGGATAATATCGGAAAGAAGTATTCCGACATGTATAACGCCAATGTATGGTTAGATGACGCTATGACCGTAACCGGAATAGTGAATAAGTATTATTCAGTATTACCAAGAATAGAGATAGATTTAAAATTCCTAAATGCGGTTTATACTAAACCACAGTGGAAAACAATTACCGGACGCAAAGACTTTCCAGAAAACGTCGAGATACCATATTTTGATAAGGGCGAACTCAAGTTCACATAATGAAAGGAGAAATTTTTATATGACTAATAAAGACAAACAGACGATAAGTGACAAAATATACGATACAGGAATGCAGGTACGTAGACTTCTTGAAAACCCAGAATTCGTCAAGAAGTTATCTGATGAAATATACAACGGTGTCATGAATACATTTAAAGTACCGATGACTGTGTTTTATGAAACCAGTACTAAATGCTTAACAATTATGTCTCCGGACGAATTAATCGATGTCAGTTCAGCTGACTATTCTATACTGGCAATAGGGAATCTGATAATATCGGCATTATATAAAGCTTCGGACATGAAACTCGATTCATCGCTTCTAAGTTTTGTCTTTACGGTAAAATGCTGGTCCGCTAAGGGTGGATTAATACAGTTCTAAATACAGGAGGTAATCTAAAAATGAAAGATTATATTTTCTTTGATGAATTCTACGCTGAAAACACTCATCTTGACACTAAGGAAAAAGCTATTGCTACATTCCTTGTAATTCAGGACATCCAGGTGCAGTGGAAAGAATTCTGCAGTCGTTCACACATTCATCATTTAGATCCGGCTCTTAATCATACAGCATACAGTTTATTCTTATGGACTGTAAAATTCAAAGCAATATACGAATGGTATAAAGAGAACCGTAGAAACTTTATATATCCTAAGGATGCAGACCATCCGGCAACAGATTACGATTTTACAGTCAAGACAGGATATGAGAAGACTAAGAACGGAACTTACGTTGACGAGCCACGTTACAGAAAAGTAGCAAACCTTTCAATGTCAGCAAAGACAAAGGAGACATAATATGCATAGTAATTTTCGCACATATGAACCAAATTCAAAACCACGTCGAGGAGACGTGGTTTTAATGGATATGAAACCGAATAAATCCAATCCTCTGGTAAAAGAAGAACCATCAGCTCTTAGCTCTGTATATAAAATGAACACTGCAAATATAAACAAAGAAGAACTGGCTAAAGCCAGGCTGAAGCATATAATTGAAACTCAGGGTTCTAAAGGCTTCAAAGCCATTACAGAAAATGAATTATACTCAGATATGAAATTTTAAGGAGGCATTACATATGCAGAGTCCCTCGTAAAAATTTAGATGCGGTAACAATTTTATTATTAATATCAACAATATTATTGTTTCTATCAATATTTGCTATATTGGCGATATATGCACTCAGAAATATTCCTATAGTAATCATACCTTTATTAGCTATGGCGGTTATAACAGGTTTGCTGACGGCGGTTCGTTTAAATAACGAACAAATTAATAACACGACGTCTAAAACTGATGGTCGATATGCTTTTAACAGAGGAATGGTTATTGGCAGCATAGCATTACTTTTGATTGATTGGGATTTATCATTTTGTAATTTTCCTCACAGTACATCGATTATTGGATTAGCGTCTCTGCTGACGATGCTGTCAGCAATTGCTAATATTTGCTGTATGATATATCAAAATCGAAAATGAAAGTGAGGATGATAGCTTTGAAAGTTTTAGAACACGGAGATTGTCAAAAGCCTGTGCTTGACGGCAATATAAAATTCCGTTGTAAGTCTTGTGGATGCAAATGCATCTTCGAAGAAGGAAAGGACGCCTCTTACATGACTTTTCTGACAAATGTGTGCGGTGAAATACATGAGACTACAAAAACTCATGCAGATATCGTTCAAATCAAATGTCCTGATTGTGGTCACGTGACCGAAATATCAATCAGCGATCTTAAACCAAGACATACTAAGGATTACTACTTTGGTAGTCTCCTTATGTTTTTAGCTACATTAAACGCAATGCCTATTGCAGACGTGTCTTTAGACAATCCGGTATTTGGTGTTGCTATATCTTTGACTATAATATCTAGTGTCGTAGTATTCATGTTTGGTAAATCAATCCGAGCATCGAATCAGACCAAGATAATAGATATTAAATAACAGGAGGATAATACATGAAATCAAGAATCAATAACACAACAGAGGAATATTATCTTAAGGAGATACACAAGTTTCTGTACGATAACAATAACTTCAGTAAAGTCAAATTGGCTGCCACAACTAACGACAAAACTGGACAGGCTAAAGGACCGAAAATCTTGTCATCATCAGAGATGACAAAGATTCGTGCTATTTATCGTGTAAAGGGTGCAGCGACACTTGCTATGCGTGATGGCGAATTAGTACTTACCATTGACGTACCTAAGGCTGATATCTATATCGGACATGGTACAATCCACAATACAATCGTTGAAATTTATGATGAGCTCTTCTATGGTTCATATATGGGAGCACATATGAATTCAGACGCCATTGTGGAAAAGACATACGCAATAACTCAGTCAAATGAGAACATTGTAGAAATTGTATTCAAGTAAAACACATAATATTCCCCGTACTCTCATAGAGTACGGGGATTTTTTGATCAAAGATTCTTAATTTCTTCAAGAGTATTCTTGAGATATTCTTCAGTAACGTTTTCGAGTCCTGATGTGTTGAGTGTTTCGAGCCATGTGTACATAACACCGGCACGTGTTCTTACCGCATCAGTGTCGAGCTTAGCGTTTTCTGTAACGAATTCTTCAGTGAGAGCTTTGTTCTTATAAGCTGCGGTTGAAAGATTGAGAACCATAGCTTCGTATACTGACATACAAGGCTTGTTCATAATCTTATGAATCTTGCGTTTTGCAATATTCATATATGACTCTTCAACGCTTTCTGTTGTAGGTGTTTCTACAGCCGGAGTTTCTTCTTCCGGATTGTGGAACGTATATGGGTCATATTCTGATGCAGATGGGATACCGTCATCCATAGCATCATTTGTTGGTGTAGCACCAGGAAGTGTTGACTTAAGAGCGTCAACGGTATTCTTAGTGTCCTGCATGATTGATTTGATTTCGAGCTTATCCTTTACATAGTCGTTAAGGAAGCTCTGTGAAGCGTCTGATACTCTATTACGGATTGTGTAAACGAGTTCATCTGCATTGACTGCGTCAAGTTCTTTGTAGAAGTTTTCACGGTCATCATCTTCGATTTCGAATATGTAATTCTTGTCCTCGGAACCCTTGTCAATCTTCTGTGTAGCCTTTTCTACAATGATATCTGTGTACTTCTTACAAGCACAATCAAATGACGAAAGGATAACTGTAGAATTCATCTTTGACTGAACGTCATACATAGACTGTTCTTCTACCCATGACTTTGCAAGCTGTCCGAGGATAGCTGATTCTCTTGAGTAGTCAAATGCGTCTGAATCCTTAACCGCCTTAACGGCACATGAAGCGACAATAGATACAGCCTCTGCAACGAGAGACTTATAAACGTCGTTTCTGAACTTACCAACCTGAGCTCTTAAAGTTGTCTTTGTAGCGACTGGTGAATGGTAAGCTTCACTTAAAGCTGCGTATCTTTCAGTAGTGACTGCTTCCCCGATAGCCTGCTGGTTTTCGGCATATTCTGCATCACGCTGATCCTGATATTCTCTATACTGTCTATAAGATTCGAGTGGTTCGTACATGATACTACCTCCTTTTATACAATTATATCAATGTTGATGTCTGGGGCTGATGACAATGTGTTGAAATTGATATTTAAGAACTCCGGAACTTCCTTAAGCTGTTCCATATCCTTGTTTGTGATGATATGCTGATACAACGCATTGTACTTTCCGATTTCATTCTGGAAGCCAACGAATTCGAAGTATACAAGATATCCACCATACTTCTTAGTAATCTCTGAAATAAGATTTGGCATATGGATATTCTTAATCTCCTTGATGTCTTCAATGTAAGACTTGATGTCAGACTTAATCTGTGCAATGATATTCTTATCTGCATCGGTGTAAAGCTGTGCTCTGAAGTTGAGTGTAAGGTTAACCTGATTGAGCGGATAGAGTGAACCGTTAGAGTCTTCTATGCTGTATGTCTTAGATGGTCCATATGTGTTAAACAGCTTGAAGTCTATACCGAAGAGTGTTTCGAGTTTTCCTACGCTGTTTGATACATAAATCATAGCCTTACGTAATTCATTCATGGTAAACTGTACACGTTCTTCAGATTCAAGATATTCCATTCTGATTACTGGAATACGATTCAGTGTGAAGTCGTATGAATGACCAAGTGCTGGGGCTTCTGATACAGATACATGGGAATCCATATAATCTGAATAGTTATAATACAGATTAATTCCGCTAGTGATAGAGTATTTATTTGTGAGTACCATGTTACCCATAGCGTATACACATCTCGGATTGTCCTCAATAAAGTCTGCATACTTCTTATATGTAGCATATTCTGTGTAGATTGGATGCGGATTGGTGAACGGGTCAGTGTCATTTTCCTTAGCAAAGTACTTCATGTATTCTTTGCCTTCAGGACCAACACGGTCAGTATCTCTAAGCTGGAATGGATATGCAAATGTAACCGGCTGATACATAGCAATTTCGCCGGCTTCAAGATCTCCACCACCGAATGATTCACCAATTGACTTACAAGGTCTTTCTGCAGCATAGTGATACATAGTGAAGATATCAACGTCAATCTTTTCCGGGAAGAGTTTTACTGGGTCAATACTCTTATCAGTATAACCTGGTGTATAGATATTTGAAACTCTTAACTTGTTCTCATACCATGCAGTGGCAAGAGGTTCAGTTTCAAAACGGAATCTGAAATGTATTGATTCTTCGTCATCGAGGTCGGCAATGTGATAGCCGGTAACGTATCCCTTAGCTTCCCCGTCAATCTTGAATACAGCTGTAGTCTGAATCTTGTTGATGTCAATATTGGCTTTGTTCTGGTTAGGTGTAAGGTCAATATCAAGATAATAAACGTATCTGTCATGGCACATGAATGATGGTCTTGATACTCTTACGTTAGAAGCAATAAACTGAACAGTTGACTTTTCGTTAATCCATTCAAATGTGGTAAACTTGTTTTCGTCGATAGTGTCGACAATAAAGCTACATCTTGGACGAACCATACCTAATGTACCTCTAGGCTGAGATACAACGATTGAATATGGGACTGTATATATGAATGAACTGTTAGCGTTCCAAGCCTTAGTGAAGTCGGACTTATTAACCTGACCGTTTAACGGAATAGGATGTGACGGCATGCGTTCGTGTTCACCACGTTCGTATAATTCGTAGTCGTGGTTGATTATAGTTCTTAATACAACAGAATTACCAACAGTGGCCATAGACCTTGATGCGAATGTGTTAAAGTTTGCATCACTGAACAGAATCTGACCTGTGATTCGGGCATTCTCGTCATATTCAGGAAGATTAAACATTGCATTCTTCATATTGACTGGTAATGCAACAACCGGCTGGTCTGTGGTGGACGGTGTCACAGGTAAGAATACTGCGGTACCAGCTTCAAGAAATCCGATTGACGAAACGTCTATTGAGTTCACATCCTGTCCCTCAATTTCTATCGGGATTGTGTTTGTTGGAATAATATTACCTTCGTTGTCTTTCATAAGTGAATATGAATAATATGTACGTTTAAGGAATGAGTCTTCCTTTCTGAATACATAGACAATACTGTTTTCAGTACTTAAAGAATTGAAATAATTCTGTAAGTCTGTGTTAGTTGTAATAAATCCTCGTGAAAGCATTTCCTTAGGAATGATTTCCTGAAGCTGCTTTGTAGACGCTCTATCAAGACCATCGGTTGCGCCATCACCTCTCTGCTGGATTAAAGCGAACACGCTGTTGTAATCTGCTTTAGAGGTTGACGGGAACTGGAGTCTTACGTTTTCGGAGTATTTGAAGTTACCGCCGGAGCCAAGTGTTGTGTATATACGAACAACAACTCTAGAATTCATTCTAGGCTGATATACATCTCTGTCGAAGCGTATACGAATACTATTAGAATTCATATAACTGTAGTAACAGTAGTTAGTTACTCCATCCTTGTATAATCCGTCATATATTGGTGTAAGAACTCTAGGCGTATCTGCATTAGCCTCGTATACAGCAACGTCGAAGTATGCTAACTGGTCACTGAACTGGAAGCTGATTGTTTTATTAAGTAAGTCATTATCGGATGAAACGACAACTTCTTCTTCATGATACATAACCTGACTGAGCTTAGTATAGATAACAAGAACGTTATCCGCCTTTGCCAGAGAGTTCTGGAAGATATCTGCATATCTGAATACACCGACAGTAGGAAGTATTTCGTTATCAATGTCTGATACCGGATTTGGTACAGACATATCATATCTTGCTGTATAAATTACAGATGTGAGATTGTCTGGGTCTCCTGTAGTTGGTGTAGGTTTGTATTCCTTTTTGTATCTGGTGATATTGATATCATAATCCAGATGGAATTCGACACCTTCAATAGTGAACGGGATAGTGTGGTCTATTGTGAACACACCTTCCTGACGTTCGCCAGTTTTGTTATTACCAAGATTCTGAACTACACAAGATTCAGGAATACACAGAACTATCGGCATTGTTGCTGGTGTAGCATGAACCTTATCAATTCCTAATGTCATTGCATGAATAATTACATTACGGTCAAACTTTGCACGAGTTGGAATAGCTTCGTTACTGTATTCAGATGCAGCTATTACAGAATTCTGCATTAAGTTCGCAGCGATATCGCCAATATAACCGAATGTGGATATGTAAAGAGTATCTTCATCCTGTAACGGGATGTATTTCTTCTTTAACTGCTTAACGAATTCGGTTAAATCATAGATATCTGATGATATAAGATTTCCATTGTTTAGCATTAGATGCGCCCCCATTTCAATAAGTATATTTTTCTTCCGTCCTGTCCGGTTGCTGCGGAGATAACTGGTACAGCCGGCCATTCTCTGTTAGCGGTGCCGGTTGACTTGTCGTACTCGTTCAATATTTTACCGTCGCTAAATCCAGCTCTGGTTGCAATTGTATTAATCTCCTGAAGAATCCATGGCTTATTAACCACAGAATGAAAAGCCTTGAAGCTTATAGTAAATCTTGGAACTTCACCACTAGCCACGCTATCTATTGTATCTGTCGCAGTATTAAGCGGTTCAATTCCAATGTGCTTACCGTAGAATAAAATACGGTTGACCGAGTCAACCGTTATCTTGTATACAGAGAATGATTTGTAGCGTATCTTACTTCTAGCATATTCTCCCTTTGGAGGGAATAAATCTATCTCGTACTGTAAGTTACGATACTCCTGATATGCTTCAAAGAACGTATAAACGTCATGATACATTGTATCAGTGAATTCAACACTGAAGTCGAATCCATATTCATTAGAACGGTTGTTGTCCTGATAAAATGTGTTTATTCCGTATAAGTTCTGGTTGCCCTGTGTGGTCTCTGATGATTTACCTGGAAAATCTATTGGTGCTGAAACGTAGTTTGACAGTAAGTAGTTGTATGGGTTGTCTTCAGATATGTAAGTCTGTTGTAAAGCTTTCAGAGAATTAGGATGAGTTTCCATCATATCCGGGAAGTAATCTGTATTTGATAATACCGGATTGATAAATCCCGAACTGGCAAATATATTCAAGTCAGGCTTCGTGAAGAACACGTAGTCTCTTGTCATATCAGCCTGATTCCAAGGGTCGAGTATCGGCACCTTAGCAAAACGGTTGAATCTTACTTTATGTAAGTCGTCAGCTGTTAATATATTTTCGGTTTTGATGGCATTGTTAGTAAACTCACTGAACCTGGATGAACGTTCTCCGGGTGCACTTAAATCACTAACTGAACCAGAAAAAGATTCTCTTCCGGATGCAAATTTCATCATAGAAGAGGTTGTTGTTTGTATATCACTCATAGTATTCACTCCCTCCGTTATTACTCAAAATGTTAACCTGATTACATATTCAATCAACTTTTTATTTATATATTATAACGATGAACGGGTGTAAACGACATCCGTCATTATAGAAAGGAAGGTACAAACCATGATCGAATTAACAAGAAACGAAATGATAGCCGACTATTCTAGAGTAGTAGTACTCTGGACCGGAATAGCCGACTATGAACTGCTTATCGAAAGACTCGCAATTGCCTACAAGAAGTACAGAAGTCTCTTCGGATATCCAAGAGATTACTTTGAAGAACCTGTAGGACATCTCAAGACAATGTGGAACACATCGACACCAAAGGTGTTCGAACTGCTCGTTGAAACAATGGGTTGGAATTATATATTCCAGCTGGACAAAGAGGTATTCGAAGAACGTAAAGCCGAAGAAGGTTTATTCGGCGTGGACCTTGCAGTATATACTGAATATATGTATGCAAATGTGTCTAAGTCATTCTCAATCACAGATGAAGCAAGAAATGCTGATATATTCAGCTTCGGATTCAAGCTCAATCTTCCGGTCAATATTAAGCGTATTGCGTATAAGGTTGCTGAGACTTGGCATCGTCTCAAATCTAATGAACCACCAAAACCGGTTGACTTCAATAAGCCATTGCTTATGAAGCCATACAATGCTAATGAACGTCCATTAAACGAAGAATTCTTAACAGGTAAATTCCACGATTATATGCCGATTTACATTGCTGGTGCTATCGTGGATTACGACCTGAACAATTGTACATGCTTTATGCAGCGTACTGGTACAACTCCTACGGAAATATGCTATGATGCTATAATCGAAGGTTATCTTTCAATGGAAATGTCACACCGCTGCTTCTTGCTGAATGGCGAAGTCGACCTTTGGAACCATACTGCATACAAGGTTCTGCCACAGCCTGAACTCAGAGCGGAAACACAGTTCCCAAGACTCGTAAGAAAAATTACTTATACACCGGCAATCGGCGAAAACCTTTTCTACGCATACTAATCCCCTCGAAAGGGCTCTTAAAAAGAGCCCTTTTATTTTTTTCTGAAAACATATCTATAATGATAATTTCATAAGGAGGTAAGTCTATGAACGAAATAAATTACGACGTTATCCACGAAAGTATTCTTGCTGATATTTTCGATATCATCGATGACGTTAAAGATCTCAAAGACAAAGGCTGGAATGTAACTGCTGGTGGTAGTTCATCTTATATGAAGTCTATCTCTTCAGCTACAAAGGACCTTATTCTTACATTCCCTATCCTTGTTTCATCAGACATTAGCATTAACACGGCTACGATGATCATGAGTGCACAGGAAAAGAAATGTGCTTCAATGCTGCAGATGCTCTTCTCTGTAAGAGACTATAATGCTGCTTCAGATGGAAACGTTATGGGATTCCTTGGTCAGTTCCATAACAACACATCAAGACTCGATATGTCTCTTGACGATTATATCGGCGTTGCTGATAGAATTGTTGGCGAAGACTATAAGGGAGTAGACCTTGAGGATGCTGGTCTTCAGTATGCTATGCAGAAAGCTCTCTGTGAATCGCTTTCATCTTCAGTTCTTGCTTCTGAAGAAAATAGACGTGCTCTCAAGGATTTCATTGTTGAAAATACTTGGGCTGGTACAACTGTTTCAGAAGCTGCCGGTACATGGAACGATCCTATCGCTCCAAACACAATTCCACGTCCAGTTGACAAGGATTCAGAAGAATACAGAGAATATAAAAAGACACCTCTCAATATGAGAGTCGAAGTTCCAAAGGAACTTATTCTCCCTTCTGATATTAAGAAGGCAAACGAACTCATGCCTACAATGATGACTGTAAACTTTGTTCAGACATCAGCTTCTGGCGACCCAGTATGCACAAGAACAGCTGTTATCGGCGTTAAGTGCAAACTCTATCCGGTAGAATACATGGATGTAATCAACCATCTTGTATCTAAGGCTCAGGATAAGAACTGGCTCATCAATCTCGTAAAGGCTACAACTTCGGAAATCTCATTCATGAAGGATTTCGTTCTTGCTATTGACAAGGCTAAGATCGATGCTAAGAGCTTCGGTTCTATGGGTAAGTCAAACAAGATGTGGAAGGTTCTTGAAAGACGTGCTGCTAAGTCTAAGGCTAAGCGTTTAATGCGTAAAGCTAATGACTGTACTGCTATCACAACTCTTGTACTTTCAAGCAACGTTGTTGAAGACATTCAGAAACAGGCTAATATCAATATCATGAAAACAAACACAGCAAGGCTGCTTCTTGAAAGCTTTAACCTTATGTGTATTGCCGTTGTTGATGAGTCTATGGAAATCGCTCAGTTCCTCTACGACACAGGCACAGATGACGGATTCGAATCCATGTCATTCCGCGGACTCGAAAGAGAATCAAAGGATGATTCATACAAGAAGATCGTTAACCTCATGTCAAAGATGAGATAATTGGAGGTGAATGAATTATGATATATAGCAATAAGACAGGCTCAGCTATTAATGAAGGAATCAGTCTTTCTGGTTTCGGTGCTAACGAATTAGAAAAGGCTGGTAACAAGTACACAAATAAAGAACTTGAACACGTCAAGGATGCTGATGCTGGTAAGACCGGCACAAAGAAATTACTTGATGATTATTCATACGATTCAATTAAGCCGGAAGTTAACAACTCTAAGGACTTCAGTGCTGATCCTACAATCGTTAAGAAAGCTAAGGCTGATGAAACCGAGGCTCAGAAGAACAAATCAATCTTCAAGATTAACGAATCCGCATACAGTCAGCTCGACCTTTCAGGAATCGAGAGAACTCCGGAATTCAATGAAATGATTTATGAATACATGGACCTTGAAGACAACACAACTCGAAAGGTTCTGTTTGCTATGAACGAAGCTGAACAGGATAGAATGGGTATCAGTCTTACATCAAGACTGTACGAAACAATCATCGACAGAATCGATGACATCGACTTTGGTGAAATTCCGAGAACACGCGGCGATATCACAAAGCTTCCGAACTACGGTTCACTTAAGGATTGCATTCAGCTTATGACAGAAGTACTTAAGCACTACAACGAAGGTTCGTCACAGATTACAACTCTTGTTAAGGCTATGAACAATATCGAATCAAGAACAAAATCTTGGGTTCGTTCTTATAACCTCAACATTGAATTCCCAATGGTAATCTACAACACAATCGTTCTGGCATTAATTCAGTCTACTACATACATGCTTTCAATGTGCATCGACTTTATTAAGAGTCCAACAGCTGATAAGTTTGATATCGTTGTCGACAGAGGTGCTCTCAATAAGTCAAAAGATCACATGGTATTCGAATCACTTGAAAAATTCAACGCTGCTTGTGATAAGGGAGCTGTTGATAAGTGTATCGAAGCATGCCTCAGAGAAAACGTTAAGAACTTCTCTGGCTCACTTGTAGCTCTGGCACCTATCGGAGCTATCGTGGCAATTCTTGCTATCATTCCATGTATTAAGGAACTCGTATTCCTTTATTACTATTCAAGAGTTAAGGTTTCAGATTACTTCGAGGCTCAGAGTAATATTCTTGAACTTAACGCATACAATATCGAATCTGGTAGCGGTCTTGTAAAGACTGGGCAGGACGCTAAGAAGGTTGCTGAAAAGCAGGTTGCTGTGGCAGCTAAGTTCCGTACAATATCAGAAAAGATTGCTGTTGATAACAAGTCAGCAGAACGTCAGGCATCGAACGCACTCGTAAGTGAACGCAAGAAACTTAAGGCAGACGACGTCGTTTCAACCGCTCCTGACGCAATTACATCAGCATTATTTTAACATATAGTATGTATTTCAAGAACATTATGATAAATCCTGAGCTCACCTCAGGGTATATTACATTTCGAAATGGAATATATACTTATTAAAGGAGGAATTCTAATTATGGCTATTTTTGGTAACAATAGATGCGTTGCTCTCGAAGCAAGCGACATCGAAGCTGATATGAGTTACGGTGGCATCTCAGGATGCGCTAGAGCTCTTCATGAAGCTAAGGAAAATGACCAGGCGCTTTTCGTAAGCGTAATCACAAACGACATTCAGTCTGTTCTTTCTGAAGAATGGGAACAGCGTGAAGCTATCAACGAAGCTACAGTTAAGGGAATCTGGGATTCAATCGTTAAGATTTTCGAAAAGCTCGTTGCAAAGATCAAGGGTATCATCGCTACAGCTACTGCAAAGATGACAGCATTCTTCGCAGACGGTGATAAGCTTTACAAACAGTATGCAAAGGTTCTTAACGGTAAGGATCTCTCAGGCTGCAAGGTTAAGGCAAGAGTATTTGATGTAAACAAGTACTTCAGCATGTCAGGCGTTGCTCCGGCTCAGTGGACACTCGATATCATCGGTAACTGTGACGGTAAGGAAGCTGACGCTGTTGCTGCAGAAATGGTAAGCAAGTGCTTCCCATCAGCATACATTTCAGCTAAGGAAGGCAAGTCAGCTGACGAAGCTTTCGATACATGCTTTGCTGCAGAAGCTGAAATCACAGCTACAGTTGACGGATGGGTTAAGGAATCACTCTCAAAGAGCCTCCTCGCTGCATTCATCAAGAACAACAAGACAACAGAAGCTGCTGCTAACAACCTCGTTAAGTCAGCTAAGAAGAAAGCTTCTGAAATCGAAAAGTCTGTAACAAAGGCTACATCAAAGAATATGTCTGATCAGGCTAAGGAAGCTGGAGATAAGGCTGAAGCTGCTGCAGGTTGTGCAGTTGCTGCTGCTTCTAAGTTCCAGTCAGAAGTTATCACATTCACAACAGCAAGAATCAATGCTGCTAAGAAGGCTGCTATCCAGGGACGTAAGGTATTCATGGCTGCAGTTTCTTACAAGGCTAAGGGCTCAGACAAGAAGGAAGCTAAGGAGACAGCTAAGAACGAAGGATTCGAATTCGTTGAAGAAGCTATCGACTTCGCTAACCTCTACAGTGTTATCGGTGAAGAGTCATATATCGAAGCTGCTAACCTCGTAGAATTCGAAGCTGAATCTGCTCTCGCATAAGTAAAAAATAACGTAGTGAGCACTTAGCTCACTACGTTTTATATGTATTTGTAATAAAGGAGGAATTTTATTATGGGTATTTTTTCAACAGGTGCTAACGGCATGAAAGCTATGCTCGAAAATGCCGCAAAGTCAGTAGCTAACGAAGCTACAGAATTCACAGTAACAAACGAAACATTCACAGTCGGAGATTCTTTTGAATGGATGGCTGCTACAAACACAGCTACAGTAGAAGAAGCTGCTAACCAGTTCCTTCAGGACATGGGTGTTATGGAACTCGCATACACAGAATCAACAGGTCTCGAAGTTGAATATGAGCCACTTACAGAAGAAGAACTCAAAGAAGCTGCAGCTGCTGCTGAAGCAGAATTCGAGGAATCATGCAAGAAGGCTTGCAAAGAAGAAGGCAAGTGCGAATGCGGTAAGAAGGATTGTCCTGTATGCAGTGGTAAGTCTAAGGCTGTAAACGAAGCTGACGAGGAAAAGACTGAAGAAAAGAAGGACGAAAAAGCTGAAGAAAAGGCCGAAGAGCCAAAGACAGCTCTTTCTGCTGACGTTCAGGCTGGCTCAGGCTCAAAGTTTGCTAACACAAAGATCGTTGTATTCATCAAGAAGGTTATCTCTGCCGTTATCGAATTCTTCAAAAAACTTAGACAGAAGGTTGTCAATCTCATATCTAAGATTAAGGACGATGCTGCCGTTAAGAAGATCGTTGCAGCTCTTAAGAAGGGCAAGGATGACCCTGAACCAAAGAAGAACGCTGACATCGCTGCCGGTATGAAGGTACACGGTTGGGACGAAAAGATCACAAAGATCGACGGTTGGGATTCTATCGTAGACTTCGCTGCTATCGATAGGCTCGGTGGCCAGGTTGACAATTATAAAGCTAAGGAAAAGCCGGCTGAAGAAAAGAAAGAAGAAGCAGCTAAGGAAGAAAAGAAGGAAGAAGCTAAGAACGAATCTTTCATCCTCGAAGCTGAAGAAGCTACAGATGTTAAGGGTACAATTCTTAAGGCTTTTGGTATTTCTTCAACAGATATCGAGGCTTCACAGAGTGCGGTTTATGCAGTTTATTCTGGTGTTCTCCATCCTCTCGGCAATCCTTATACAGAATCAGGCATCTGGAAGATTGATACAATCATTTCAGCTCTTGAATCAGGCCCTAAGGCTCAGGCTAAGGCTGTTAAGGCTCTCAACAACATGGAAGCAAGAATCAAGAAGGTTCTCGAAGGACTCGAAGCTCACATGACGCAGATCGGTATAAACTTCACATCAAACGGCTATGCTAACGTTACAAAGGCTCAGTCACTCATTTCTGAAATCCATTCAGTATACGTTGCAGCTGCAGGTGGTCTTGCTCAGGCTATGTGTGGATACCTTGGCGAAACAAGAAACGTTGCTACAAAGCTTGTTTCCGGATTCAAGGTTGAAGGAGATTCCGAAGACAAGAAGGACGCAAAGGCTGAAGACAAGAAGGAAGAACCAGCTAAGGAAGAAAAGAAAGAAGAATCTGTAAAAGAAGAAGACTTCGATTTCCTCGGCGCTTTCAACGCTATTATCTAATCAATCCATAAATAAATGTATTGGATCCGTGTCTTAGATGACACGGATCCTTTTATAAGCATAAAGGAGGAACCTTAATATGGGAATTTTTAACTCAGACTTTAAAGCTAAGTATAGCTCATCAGTTCAGGAAGAAAATACTGTTACTGAATCAGTGCAGGAATATCACCCAACAATGACTACATTCGCAGTAGGCGATGATCCAGAATGGATTGCTGCTAAATACTGTACTCAGATTCAGGAAGGCGTAAATGCTTTCGTTAGAGAACTCGGTAAAGACGAGTTAAACTTCGTTACAGAAAATAGAGATCTTCTTCTTGCTGATCCTAGCTTCCTCGCTGTGTTCAACGAAGCTGATGAAGAAAAGAAAGACGACAATAAAGAAGAAGAAAAGAAAGATGACTCTTCTAAGAGCGGCGGTTATGATGTAAATAAAGACCGTGTCAATAAGATTAAGAGAAATATCAAGAGAGTCATTCAGCATCTTATTGAAAAGATTAGAGAAGCTATTGACAAACTGATTCAGAGACTCGTGAAAGCTTTATCAAAGAATAAAGACATTAACGGAGCTAAGCAGGTTATATCAAAGATTAAATCTATCCGTAAGCAGGACGAAATCGAAAGGGCCGCAATTCAGAAACTTACAGGTATGAGATTCTCTGTAAACATGGATATCGTTAAGACAGGATTCATTCTCAATTCATCAGATACACTCAACGCATTTAAGAAATTCCTCGACGGATACGGCGACTCTATAGATTACGCCGGAGAAGCTGATAAGAGAGCCGCAAACGACGATAATAAAGGCTCACAGAAGTTCTCTGATAAGAGTGCTAAGACATATCGTAAGAGTGTTGATGATCTTGACAAGTACAACAGAAAAATGATGTCCAAGTTATCAGCTGTTGCTCCAGTTCTTTCATCTGACAGAGATGCTGACGGTGAAGTTAATCTGCTTAAAGACCCTGTATACAATCTCGAAAACATCACAGAGTTCTTACTTATATGCGGTTCTAATACCGAACGTGTAAAACAGATGCAGGCTTCACTGGATACTAAGTTTACAAATCTTATTATTCAGAAGAGCGTTGAAATTGAGAAGCACAGCAATGAATCAGTTGCTGCTCAGTTCGTAGAATCAGCTTCTGAGATCGCTCAGTCATATATTACACTCGTTGGTAATGCAACAAATGCCATTGCATCATTCTATCGACAGTGCTATTTACTCTTTACAAGATTCTGTACAGACCTCAAGGTTAATCCGGCAACTGGTATTCCTTATGGAACTGTAGATGCTGAAGCTGAAGAAAAAGACGACGATAAAAAGTAAGGAGGAATGACATATGGACATTAGTTTAGAATCATTCATCGTTACTGAAAGTGACGAGTCCAAAGTTAAGCGTTCAATATTCGACAGAATCAAGAAAATCGTGTTAAAGATTATCCGTAAAATATCAGTTCTTTGTGAAAAGTTGTCTAATGCCATACAGGAATTAATACAGAAGATAGACGAAAAACGAGCTGTTAGTGCAATAAAGAAGATTCTTTCGATAGACAGTCGCCGTCTTAACATTATCAAAAGCTGTAATGTTCGTATTAGACGAATGAATCCTGACTACCTTAACCCAAAGAATATCACAGCAACGTTAAAGAACTCTACAGATATTTATGGGATAGTGTTCGACATGCTTGACGATATCACAAACGATAAAACCAACGAAAACAAAGAACTTGTCGACGCTAGCATAGATAAAATCAACGCTTGGATGAAAGGCATCGGAATCGATGCCGACGTCAAGACATTAACTGGTACTGACATATCGAAATTACGTAGTGACATGTCGATATATGATCTGGACAACGACTTAAACATGAGACACGCTGTTGACATCGCAACAAAGGGAAGCGTTATGACTCTGGAACAAGCTATGGAACTTCCTGAATATAAAGATGCATTACTTGATGACAAATTTCTCGGAACTGTTCGTAAAGTTATGCATCAGCATACATATGAGGAAAGTGCTATAACTAAGAAGATACAAAGCTACTTCTCTAAATTGTCGCTTAGGCCATTACGATATGTGGATGCATCACATGCGACAGACAAGTATGGTAGAAGTGTTGACGCTTATCGTAATGATACATCAGCACGAGATTTTTCAACTATGGCGAATACTGTGACAAGTTTATTTGAAATAATAGGAAGCGTTGTCGATTTTTACACGCACACAATGCACGATTACATTAATGAGGTTGTACGTGTAAGAAACTCAATTATTGTCGCATATAATAGATATGTCAACGACAACAAATATGACGTCGCAAAACAGGCCGGTGACTTAACAGAATTTCGTCTCAATATCAAAACACAGAAGCCTACGTTTGTCGACCAAAATGGTGACACTGTTGAAGAAGATCGCGAAGATTAATATCAATAAACTTTTAAGTAATACAATTATGGATCGTCATCAAGTTGTATCTTGATGACGGTCTCTTTTATACTTGATTACAGTAAGGAGGCCATTATATGTTTAATGTATCAGCCATTACGGCTAAACCGGTATCTAAAGATATCGGAAATATTAAATGTACTGATATCTGCGAAGCATCTATGCTCGACACATTTGCCGAAGTTCATGACACTCGTAGTATCAATCAGATTTGTTATGACGCTTTACTTGAAATGCTTGACGCCAAGAACGAATCGCTCAAGAGCTATTTCAAGTCAATGATTACGGAAGAAGCCACCGTACTTGTTACTGAAGCTGAAGCTAAGTCTGCTGGTATGATTAACCGCGTAAAAACATTATGCGGTAAGATTAAGACAGCTATCGTAAAAGCTCTTACAGCTTTAAGTCAGAAGATGACTGGCGTTGCTGGCAAACTCTTCACTAACGGTGAAACAACAAATATTTCAGATTTTAAGAACGACATTAAAGCTCTTACTATGAATACAGATGATGCTGCTAAGAAAGCTGAATTTGAAAAACTCAAACAGATGGCAGTATCAATGAACGCATCAAATGCTGCAAACGTCGTCAACGCTTTTGATCTCACTGGAGAACTCGACGAGATTGCTAAGTCCGTAAAGAGCTATAAGTATATGGATGGTTTCGCATCAGAATATACTTCAACAAATACATCAGATGCATTCGGTGCCGTATTCTCAGCATTCGGAGCAAATGCCGCTGTTTCTAAGTTTGGTAGCATGGCTAAGGTTTGTTCATCTGTTCTCGGTGCTGAAGTTAAGAATATGACTCTCACAGATATCATTCACAAGTACGGTCTGACAAACACTGATAAGTCAGAATCATACAACCCTAAGATGATGACTGATTTTGCTACAGCATTCCTTGCTTACTCTAACACAGACGGAGGAAGCAGAGCCACAGATGCCGCTTTTTCAGCAGTTGAGGAATCAGGACTTTCAGGAATTGAGCTTGTAAGGGGTATCCTGACTAACTTCACTAAACCGGACGAATCTAACGTTTCTGAGAACGATAACTGGAAATCTAATATACTTTCTTATCTCTTCAACGTTGGTAAGAAGTGGAAAGCAATTGATGCTTCAATCAATAAAGCTATCGCTTCAGTTAAGGCTATAGACCCATCAACCGAACTCACAAGAATTCTTTCTAAGAGAGGAGTTACTTCTAACTCTGGAGTTCCATCAAGTTCTAACGAAGCTCTTTCACAGCTCGAGTTTGAAGTTGTTCAGAAGTGTGAAGTAATGATTCACACAGCCGGCGAAGCAATCGTTAATTACTACTCAGGAGCATTAAAGGTTGAAGAAGCTAGACTCTCTACAGCTTGGGCATTCTTTAATGCCGTTGGCGCTCGTTGCAAGGCTAAGCTCAATGAGCTTGCTAAGGAGGTGTAATATATGGAATATATAGAAATGCTTGAAGAATCTGTGTACAGATATGAAGTTATGAAACGTCAGCTCGACACACAGGAATTCCTCAAAGAATGTGTAGCTATTGCCGAAGGCACAGACGTTGTGTCTAAAATTGAATATATTCATGAAGCTACAAATGATAAGGCTCAGTCATTCTGGTCTAAGTTCACAGCATGGATTGCTGGTATCTGGAATAGATTCCTTACAAGAGCGGATAAGTTCTTTAAGAACGACGTTGCGTTCCTTACAGAAAACAAGGAAATCATTCTTGGTAAGAAGCTTCAGGAAGGTACAATTACAATGGCAAGCAATATCCCTGAATGTATCAAGAGACTTCAGGGTAAGATAAACATTGTATTCCCTAACGTTACATTCATCGATGACCTTACTGCTGCAGCTGCTAACGATGGAGCCGAAGGTAATAAGGATAAATGGAGAACAGACATCCAGAACTTTGTTACAAACAAAACTATTAAGATCGAAAAGGACCAGAGCTTCGCCGATGCTTGTAAAGCTTACTACTGCCCAGGTCCGGATAAGGACGTTCCGACATCTTCAATAAATATGGCTGACTTATACAACTTCTGTATCTCAGCTAATACATTCAGAACTGGTATCCTTAAGACTAAGGATTCATTCGACAAGTGGATGGCTAAGGCTGAAAAGGCTTATAACTCATCATACAAGAAGAATGCTAGGACTGGTAACGCTCTTAAGGCTAAGGACGCTCAGGCATTTGCTAGCAATGCTGCAGAAGCTGCAAAGAAAGCAAACGCAAACAAAGCTAAGCCAGTTCAGTCTAATGCTAAGCCACAGGCTAACACAAATAATACTGGTGGTAACAACAATGCTAACCAGCCTGTAAACGCTTCTACAGAACTTCCGGAAGTTTACTCAGTAGTATTCGAAAGCTACATCAATGAAGCTAAGATTAACTTCAACAGCAATACAAACTCTGAGCCTAACGGAAAGTACGTTAACAAGAACAGCACATACAATAACAACCGAAATGGTATTGCTGATGCTGGTGCTAGCCAGAATGCTAAGAACGATACTGTTAATGCTGCTAATAATGCTACAGCTAACATGAAGAACGGTGCTTCACAGCAGATTAAAGACGCTGCTGCTAACCAGGCATACACAAACGTTGGCAATGCTCAGAACGGAATGGATTCTAAGGCTATCAAGGCTTGGACAAAGTCTGTTGCTGAATACTGCCAGATAGTAACTGAAACTGTTGGTACCGTAATCGGTGCTATGTGTACAGGTGCTGAAAAGATAACTAGAGAATACATGTCTGTAATCTCAGCTCATGTAATGAGCTATTCGGGCAAGGTAGACTCTAATGCGACTGACGCTGGTACACAGACAGCTCAGACAACAACCAATATGAATGCTGGTGGTTCACAGAACGTATCCAACAATTCAATTGGTACACCAGGTTTATAAAAAGTAAAACACAAAAAATCCCCAGTAGGCTAGATGCCTACTGGGATATTTTTTTGAATCTCATCAGGGAATTCATAGCGAATCCATCTTCTTCTTTGATAAAGAACTGTTTAGCACAGCATATCAGATATCTGCCGTCATAGTCTTTATACTCTTCGGTATTGTTTATTATGTATTCTTTATTGATTGTAAATATGCTGGCGTCCAAATTTGGTTTAACAATGTCTATTACAAGCGAGCCATTTACGACGTCATTCTTGACATTGTCTATGATGCCAGAGTTAGAAGTTGTTGACTGCATAATAGATAGCTTTTCTTTAATATTAGCAGACGTGTCTGATACGTCTTCTGAAAAAGCTGTTCCTGAACTATCGATACAAGCCACTTGAGTAACCAGGTGTTTCGCTGTAATGTTACGCTGGAACTTTGCCATAGCAATTGATACTGGAACGTGATAGAAACGATTTTCACTGTTATACAGGTTTCCATCTACAGCATAATTAAGATTGCTCTTTTCACCAATATCTATGATTACTGAGTGATAATTCTGGTCTTTGTGCTCAACCTTTTTACCGGACTTAGATATGATGTAGTTTGTATCAAAGTCCATGAAGAATCTATATCCGGTTGGATATAGTGAACAGATATTATCATTGAGATAGTTGACATAATCTGATAATGAAGATAATGGAGGTATTACAATCTCATCAAATGATTTATTGTTGGTTATTGGTTCTAGCAATAATGGTCTGAGATATGCTGACGTTCTCATTACCATGTCTGTCATTGATATCTGTTTCTTAATATTCTTGTCGTAAGTAAATCGATTGACACAATTGATTACCTGACGATTGTTGTTTATTGAGTCTCTCTTTATCAGATAAACTGTAGTAGGTATTCTTGGTGGGTTCTCTTCATCGATTTCATCTTTATAGTCCATATCCTGTGAATGAGATATGTCACCTGGTATCATATAAACAAAGATATCATTCAGAATAGTCTGTCCTATTCTGTCATCTTCGTCTTTATTGAATTTGTATATCTGTAGAGATACTATAGAATCATCCATTTCAAGAATCATTTTGTCTCTAAGTTTGGAATCTAATAAAATAGATGTAGTTATAACTGGCATAATATTGTTTTCATAATCTTTGTCTATAACTATGAATTGGATTACATCCATAGATATTTCTTGAGCTTCTCTTCTGTTATTCATGAATGTCATTACAGCAGAGTAACGATACTGTTCTGTCATAGCACATTCCTCCTTTATTACTAAAATGTTTTGCCCTAGGGCTTTAAGGTCTGTCCCTTAGTATAGGACGTAGCCTTAGCGTAGTCCTATACTATGAAACTCATACTTCTAATTCAGATCCTGTCTACAATAAATAAGACTCTACTTGGTCAACAAGTAGAGTCAAAGTATTTGGTTATTAGGATATATTTTCGTTTTATACAGAGAATATTTAAGACCAGTTAGCTTAGTGTGACTTTAGCTAAGGCACAGTCACACTTAGACTAATCTTAGTCTTATTTTCGTATAAATTACGAAAATGTTAGGTACTTCGTAGTTAACTACTTTTGCTACAAAGACCCCTTGTTCTTAACAAAAGTATACACAATGTCAAATATTGTTACATTGAAATAAAAAAAAGAAGGCATAGCCTTCTCAAAAGAGCCCGTAGCTCTTTTAGTTTAGTTGTTTTATTAGAATTTGTAGATTAAATGAACTTGAAGATTTCCTCTTCGAGTTCACCAAACCTTGCTAAATACAACGTGTCGTCTTCATCCAGTCTGAGAATGCCATTGGCATTTCTGTCTGAAGGGCAGATGTAAACGTCATCCTTATAAATGAATACCGAACGGATATTATCGTCCGGATACTTTGATGACGGTGCTTTCGGAAAACGCCTGTTATGTCTGGTATGGTGAATCTTTATACCGTGTCCAACTTCAGTAACCAGTACATCCGCGTCATCGTAATAATTGATTAGATGCAAGATACCTAATTCCTTTAAATATCTGCGGTCCTTGATTATTTTCTTAAGACGGTCAGCTGATACGGTTGGGTTACACCTATAATCCGTCGCTACCGTCATTCGCAAGTTTGTGCTTATCTCGAAGGCATCATCAAGATGCTTAAAGATAAACACGTCCTGCAGCCAGTCTAACGGGATTGACTTTGGACATGCCAGCCATTCTCCGTTGCATAACGTAATGAAGTTGTCATCTTCATTTTCGTCAATTATGAATCCGTCAACTTCAACATTTCCGTTTTCGGTTGATACGTAGAATGTATGACCAGAAACGAACATGAATTGTTTATCGTTTAAAAAGTATCTTTTCATATAAAAATCTCTCCTTTTACATTTTCTTTATTGTACGTCTATTTGCTTCTGTGTCCTTAATAGAGAATGCACACAGATACTCATCCTTTGTGACGAATATCTGTATCTCCTTTTCTATCTCATCAGAATCATTTAAACTGCATGCCGCAAATGACTCCATTAACAAAGCATCTTTGCTGTACGTATGAAGATGGTTCTTCTTACGATATCTATCATCAATAGACATCGAATAATCTTTCACACAGACTGTTCTGGAAATTTCATCAAACAGACCCACGATTGCCTGCATTTCTGCTGGCATATCAAATATACTAACTCTCTTTCCAGTATACTCTGTAACTGTTGTGCCGTCAGGAATTTCAATTGCGGCTCTGCGATTTTTAATGATTGTGCAGCTGCCAACGATGGCAGCTACTATTGCGATTATTATTGATGATGTCATATTATTTACCCTCCCACTTTTTTAACATTTTTCCTGATGCTATCATGAAATTCTCGAGAACCTCAGCTGATGGCTTACGGTATCTACGATAGCATGTAAGCATGCAAGCTCCAGTGCGAATGCTGTGCATAAGCGGTCTGGATGTGTAGAATGTGTCAATTTTGCCTGATTCAAAGTCACGGTGGCTTGTGAAAGCCATAATGCCAAGACCTCCATTGATATCCTGAACGATGATAACTTCTTCGCCCGCGAACTGAGAGTTCGCATTGTACTTACAAACGTATACGTTTGCAATGTCTTTGATTTCAATCATTTTTAGTACCTCCTTAGTACTCTTTGCCCTGCATCATAGGCGTTTTCATTTATTAATAGAGTGATGCTTTTATATTCTCTATCACTATAATAGTATACAATCGAAAGATTCGACTTTCCCAACTTGTAATTTTGGAAAGAACACATAACCTTAAGATAATATATGTTGTAGCACACAATAGGTGTGTAATATTAAAGGAGGAATACATCTATGACAGACATGACACAGTATGGTGATGTCTTCACTGTACGCTCAGACGCCAATATGGTAGAAGCTTTAAAGCATTTATCTTCAGATTATATTCTTGATTGCATGGATTCAGAAATTGAGATTTTCAAGTCTCATCCATTCAATGCATCAAGACAGCCGGCAAATATCGTTCGCACATTCGAATCCGATTTCATCGCTTCGATGAACGAATATCCAACAGATGCAGCAAAGATTACCAATGCAAGAATCGAAACATATTACTACATTCTCGATCATCTTTCTGCAGCATTCGGAATTCAGATTAACAAATCTGAAAACCCTGATCAGAACTACGTTCTTGCTTACAATCTGTATGACATCCTGGTATCCCATATTAACCAGAATATGCTGTACTTCTTTGCAAACTATATCAAGAACAATATCGATGACCTTTACGACGGCTGCGAACTTTCACAGTTCAGCAAGTCTGTAGACTCATCATTCATCGGTCTCTTTAATGATAAGAAGACTCCGATTGTACTTGCTTATATGTATAAGGTAATCAAATACATGGCAGCATTTGACGTCACATTTGCCGACTTCGTTAATGCATTGTCAATCGATTCACAGATCAAACAGATTATCATTGATAATACTATCGACACAGGCGTCTTCTATAAGGGGGTAATCTGTGGAAGATTTGAAAACTGCTACTATGCTGCTTCACTGGTATCAGAACTGAAAAGCATTATAGGAGCTGAAACACAGAAAAGAAAGTTCGCCATTGACGACTATCTTAATAAATAATTGGAGGAACAGAATATGAACGAAACAGTATTACAGCCTGAACTCAATGTTGAGGCTATTAACCCGGAAACAGTTGAAGCATCTACCGATGCCGAAGAATTTATCGCAACACCGGAACCTACAGAAGATGCAGGTCCATCTATCAGCAATCTTCTTGATGAATTCAAGACTAAGTACGGAATTGAACTCTCAGTTACTGCTATCAAAGAACTGATGGAACTCAAAGAACGTATCGATACCGGAGACAAACTGACAAACACATTTGCTCAGTTACCTACACCACTCCAGAAGATCATCAGAACAGAATTTGTACCGGCATTCGGAAACGATCCTGCTGCGCACGAACTTGACTTCATGGCATCAGCATTCATTAATGAATTATTCCAGAGCGCTGAACTCGACGGATATCTCAATGAATTCAATGACGTCATGAACGACATGAAGTCAAGAACAACTGAAGTCAATATCGAAAACGATGCAAGACTTGACAGCGTTCTCGACAGAGTAAACAAGCTGTACGAAACACGTGATGCTCTTCGTGAGAAAAACGATGAGGAATCAGCGGTAAAGGTTGAGAAGACATATGAAGCATTCACAAATGCTATCACTATGGCACCAATTCTCAAAGAAATCGAAGAACGTCCATCAAAGCTTAACAGAGCATTCAAGTCTATCGGAGACTTCGACATGTATGCTATGAAATTCGACAGCAAGTTCTGTTGCACAGAAAGCAACGTTAAAGTAAGAACACTTGAGGGCGTATACTGGGGACTTGTCAGCAACGCTCATGTAAGTGAAGAAGTTGCTAAGACTATCTGTATACTCGTTGCAGAAAACACTATCTACTCAAGAGACGTTAACAACGTTTACGACAAGTGGTATGTTTACTACATGACTGAAGTACTCTTCCTTTTACACAAGTCAACACTTCTCGGTGATGTAACAGCTCAGATGAACGAATCTGTTAAGCTTATCAGCAATCTGGTTACAACACTGAAGATCGAAAAGGAATGCAGAAAGGGCAAAGGCAACAAGAAAAGGAGGTAATTACAATGACTACTTTTCTCGGCACATCGTGCTATGCTTGGATTATTCCTGCTGTTCAGATCAGCAACTATGACCCAACGGCACCTACTGGCACAACTACGAAGACAATCAATCTTCAGCCTGAAAAGAAGTACAACGTTGTGTACTACGATCAGGAAACTGGAGAAGTTAGCCAGATGACAGGTGTATTCAAACAGGCTATCATCAGAGCAGATGTACTTAGCTCAAATATGGTAGACCTTACAACTTCCGGTTGTCCAAATCTTATCGAATCTCTTATATTTGATTACTCAAGATGTAACAACGGAAGAATCAAGCTTCTCGACGTTACTAACATCAGAGACATCACTGAATACGTTATCAACGTCAACCCTTAATAAGAATAGAGGAACCCTAATTGGGTTCCTCCATTTATTTGACGAAAGGAGACATGCTTTATGAACCGTACATTACATCCATTACACTGGCACGCATTTCCAGACTATACTCCAATTACCGACGGATGGTATCTATGCACAATCAAAACAGCGCCAAACCATAAAAATCTTCGTACGTTGTATTGGAATCACATAACTAAGACGTGGACTAATCCCGATATGATACGTATGTTTTCCACATACAAGATTCTGGATGATGACGGTGAAGAAGTATGTTGGGTCAACGATTCGCAATGTGAATGTACAGATGAAGTAACCGCTTACATGCGTCTCCCAAAACCGTATAAGTAATCATATTCTCAATTATATATTATTAGGATAGAAAGGAGGAATCAAATATGATTCGCGTAGGTAAACTTGAAGGAAGTCACTTAGGCATCCTAGTAACAGACCATCCGGTATACAATTATCCGGACCCAGACCCAATCATTAAAGATATACTTGCCACAGATTTTGTATCTCCTTGTGCAGGTATAACGCAAATTAGTACACGTAATGTGTATCTAACGGAAAATTTCGATGAAGAGTTCATGACACTTCCAGATGTGTGGTGTTCTATCACCGAAAAGGAATTCAATTGGGTATCATTCGATATCCGAAACATCGACACTGTTGATGTCAGCAAAATCGATATTATGATTTATGACATGCACGACGATGAACCTAAAATAACGTGGAGACAAAACCCACTGCCAGCAGAGGGTCTTGACTACGTAATCAAACCTGAGAAGAGATTGTGTTTCGATGCGTCATTACACAATATCTTCAACCATTCAATATTTACGCATGACAATGCGTATGTTACATTTTTCGAATACAGCTTTAATGAATAGGAGGAATTCATTATGGGAGAGCACATTGTAGACAGTGTTATAGTAGCAAGTGGCACATTTGAAGGCTTTAAAATTGTCCAGGCTCCAGCGGAGTTTCATCTTAATGCCGACGTAATCACAGAAAAGATTCTGTCGGGAGAATATAAGATTACAAACATCCGTCCGTTCGAAAAGAAATTCGGTCGAAAGCTTTGCATTGATGCAGGCTTCAGAAGATTCTACACACTCATGAATATCGGCATGGTTGCGATTGTAGATATCGTATCAGCCACATAAACACAAAACAAATATAGGAGGAAAAATTGTATGAAATTATCAAACAAAACATTTTCATCTAACGGATTTACCGTTACAGAATACCAGGCAGACAATCTTGTTTCAACAATCACTGAATGCGATGATAAAACAGTTTGCAATGTCAACTGTAATGCATTCGGTAAAAATATAACAAGTGTTAGAGTACGGGACAAGAAAAAGCACACTGCTTCTGCGGTACGTTGTGTTAACGAAGTTTCGTCGAATACATCTAACACAATATTCTTGAATTATCCGACCGAGTATAATAATGAAGCTACGGTTCAGATAAATAGCGAACCAGCGGAATCTATTGATTTCAAGGTATCCCCAGGTTCAATACAGGCAAACATCGACAAGAAACTCAGGACATACGCAGCATGCTTATATCCGAATCTTCCGTCGGCTACTAATATCAGCATCGAGGGTTACAGAAATGAACTTAATGACATTATTATGAACACCCAGATTAAGTTATCCAACGGAGACTTATCTACACACATAAGCACTGTGAATATAGATACGGTTGATCTGATAAATTTCATCGGTGCCAACTTCGTGTCTAACAAACCGGACAAAGAACCATGTCCAGCAAGAGAAACCAAAATCTCTTACAGTATTGATAATGACGACTCTATGTTCAAGATATACCAGAACTGGAAGACAAGAATGACTGTTCGTATCAGTTATAATGAAACTGAACACGCATTCGTTACACTCATCCAGGACCTGGAAACAAAGAAGCGAGCACTTATCAAGACATTCAAGATTGATGACATTTACGGCATGTCTGTAAGTTTATCTAACGACGATATTGTTGAAGACGAATTCACAATATTCTACAACGACAATTCGCTGTCAATCTCAAACAAGTATGTGGAAGACCAGGGAATCATTTCGGTAATAGCACGTTCAACCAAGATGATTCAGATTAACACTATTGATGCAAACACTGTAGACGTTCAGTATGTCAGTGACTTAAACTTCAATACGTTAAGGTCATTAATTGCTTTCGGACCAGAATATGTCGATTTCGGAAAGATAGGAAACGTTGAAGACATGGACATGAGAATCATGTCTGCAATGGATATCAGATATCACATGGAGAACTACAGAAGACTTTATACCGGAAAGGACAAGAGCCGTTCAGTATACTTCGAGTTAGCTCCACAGCTCGGTTATCTTACTAACACGATGCATCACTATCATGATGCGTCCAAGTTTAAAACCAGATTTGGCAAAGACCTTGCTGACATAACTATGGCAAGATATGTCAATTTAATGTCTAAGATTGCACTCGGAATGATTCTTGGTGAACGTTCTATCGAGAATCACTTTGAGAACCTTGACACACTGGCCAATACACTTCCGGCACCGGACATCACAAAAAATACTAAGGAGTGGTAATATGAATACATGCCTCATTATAGTAGGAGTAATCCTGCTTGCATTACTTATCGGTAAACTGACAAAGAAAGTAATACGCTTTGTACTGTATGCCCTCGCATCTGTACTGATTGCAGAATACACATCCGGATTTATAATTGAGAAATGGCCGCTCCTTACTAAGCTGATAAAGTTTGACTTTACATCAGTGCTTATAGTGGCTGTCTTTATACTCATTATGATGCTGAGATGTGTTGTTAAGCAGGTATTCAAAATCAAGTAAGTAAAGCTCGGGGAAGGCTAGCTGCCTTCCCCACCTTTATTTTTTTTTTGAAAACTTTATATTAAAGGAGGGTGATACGAATGAGCATGCCGAAATTTATCAAGAAAGAAGGCGATGTTGTCACCTATACTGGTGAAGGAGAATTCATATTCTTCGTACCAGAGAAATGGTTTGACATCAATATCGCACAAACAATCGGTGATAATATATCACTGTACGGTCTTTTAGACTATACCATTGCAGATGCCAATGGTAAATACGGAAAGTTAAAGAGATTCTACTTTCCATCTGCTTTCCTTACAGTTCCATACGCTCAGGAAAAGGTTAAAGGAGTTCAGCTCACCAAGAATTCACCTGTATTAGACTATAGGCTTCTCAAGTACAAGAAGGGTTCAGAACTCATAGCATCCACAAAGGTGCCTATGGAAGCTGACCATATCGAAGAAGTGTATCGTATGTTTCTTGGCGGCAATATGACAATTACTCAGACATTTCCATATGATAAACTCCAGGATGTATTCATGGATTCAATGGAACTTAATGACGCATCATACGCAAATACAATGCAGTTGATTGGCGTAACGATAGCCGGTATTACCAGAACACCAGAAGACAGAACTATGCCGTTTAGATCATCGGGAGATATCTCAAATAAGTTTAACTACCGAGTAGTACCAATTCAGAAATTACCTAGATATACATCACCTCAGACAGCTATCACAGCCGAAAACTGGGATGAAGCATGTATGGCAATGGTAACACTTTCTGAGAAAAATGACACATCAGAGATATCACCATTGGAGAAGCTCTTCATGGATTAAATTATCTTGATAGCCCCAATAAAGCAACATCAAGATAACCAGTAATGTTGGTTTCTGGTTATATTTTTAAAAAATATATTTTTTAAGACTATAATTAAAGGAGGAAGATACTATGTATCCAGGTACTAAATTTATACTGCGTGACGATTCTGTAATCAAGCCGATTATTGCAAACACAAGTGCAGTAAATAAGCCAATGTACATGTCAATGTTTACATCTGACAGAGGTCCTGAAAAGTTCACAATTCTCGAAGGAGATGCATGGGCTAAGGCTTATCTGTCAAATAACACACCAAACTTCAACAAGCACGGCCAGCCACTTCTCCAGGCTGCCCTCAGTGTTAACGCTGGTGCAAAAATGTTCTCAAAAAGAATTGTTGCTGACGATGCTAAGCTCGCCAACAAGACACTTATGCTCGCTATGTCAACAATTCAGTACGCTAAGATTGGTTATCAGTTAGCAGCTGAAGGAGACACAGGAGCTCTCACAGTTCGTTCAACAACACACATTGTTGCTGCAAACGAAGTTGACCTTGCTAAGATTGATACAAATCTTACAGTTCTTCCAGCTTCACCACTCGGTAAGAGAGTTAAGACATCTCAGCTCTACGTTGAATGTGACAACTCAACACCAGGAAGAATTCTCATTATCGCTGAAGAAAAGACAGCTCCTTCAGGCCCAACCTTTATCCTTTCAAACGATTCAGGTCTCGGCGAAGCTGTTGAAGCAAGTCTCGTTCCAGGTGAACAGATCACTCCAGAAACAGGTGATCCATTCTACGTAGCATTCCCTGGTGATATTGTTTACGTATATCCATGTCTCGACGTTAAGACATCTGCAGCTGACGGCTATACTCTTGTAACAGAAGAAACACTTCTTTACTACCAGGGTAAGGCATACTTCACAGCAGCTGGTAAGATTGCTACTGATCCTACAGAAGGTATCAAGGCAGGCAATTACGTTAAGGAAGTTGAAACATACATCGGTCAGACAAAGGCTCTCGAAGCTGGATTCATTTCGCAGGACAGCCTTTCTGTTGAAAACTACAAGAATGAAGAAGACGGCGCTAACGTATTCCTCGACACAATCAAGTCTTGGAACGTTGTTTCAGCTATCAAGGCAAGAGACGGTCTTTCAGAAACAGAAGTTGCTACAATTTCTTCTGACGTTGCTATCGACGACTCTGCAGTTTCAATTCCTTTCGCTGTTGGCGATTTCGTTACAAAGAAGGGCGTTCACTACGTTCTTGATGACGAACACGAAGGCGGCCAGACAATCGTTGAAGCTATCCATACAATCGACCCAACAACAGAAATTGATATCAAGGATGTAACAGGTATCAAGGTTAAGGAATATGACAAGGTTGTACGTATTTCTGTAACAGAAAGAGGCCTTGTTCTCCGTCCAATCGTTGTTTCATTCACAAATACTGATGTATTCTATCAGGGTGTTAACGACGATAAGGAATATCTCTACGGTTATGCTCAGAAGGATATCAAGGGTCAGGTTATTGATCCTGATATGTTCGACGAAGAACTTATTATCTACAATCCGGACTATTCTGACAGCAGAAAGTACAGACTCTACAACGACCCAAGTGCTCAGGTAAGCGATGGTATTCTCTTCCCGCTCTTCACAATCTTCGATTCAGGTCGTGGTATTTCAGACAAGTACTTCTCAATCGAACCAAACTACTCACTTGCTAAGTCAAACGGCAAGATGATCTACACACTCAACGTTATCGACGGTGCTACATCAGCAACTATCGAAAACTGGACAATCTCAATCGATGCTAACGGCGTTAACACAAACCTTAAGAAGACAGACGTTCAGACTGTTGTTTCAGGTAACTCTAACCTTATCGATGCATCTTCATACTACGATGCTTGGGATGCTCTCATCGACAAGCTCGCTGAATATGGTGTTCCTTCAACAGTATTCTCAGAATACGACATCATGAACAAGAAGCAGCTTTCTGGTAAGGCTATGAACAAGGTTGCTTACACATCACCAGTTACAGGACAGGAGTACATTATTGCTTCTCCAAGAACTTCAAGCAACCCAACAGGTTACGCTGCTCTTGCATACGACTACGATTACCATACACCAGCATTACTCGAGAACGGTTCATACGGTGCAATCACATCGATGAACGAAAATCCGGGTAAGTTCTACACAGCAATGCACGAAGCTCTTACAGGTGTATTCTCAAAGGATATCTACAACTTTGATCTCTACACATTCGATTGCATCTTCGATGCTAACTATGACAACGCTCAGGTTAAGCTCGATATCCAGAACCTTGCTTGCTACAGAAACGACTGTGTTGCATTCATGGACATGGGTACAACAGTTTCAGGACTCCAGCAGATTAAGGATATGATGGCATGGGATGGTACAGTAGCTGGTAAGGCTGAACTCGAAACAGATCCAAGATACTTCTACCTGAAGCACTGTGCTGTTTGGGTAACAGACCTCTTCTACGACATGAAGAACCCATTTGACGGTAGACAGATCACTGTTACAGCTACAATGGGTGCAGCTCTCAGAATGGTTAACCACTTCATCAACGGCTTCAACAGACCGTTCGCTGGTAAGATGTATCAGATCGAATTCCCTGAAGCTATCGAAGGAACAGTTAACTACATTCCTAAGATCTATCCAAACACAACATTCACACCTGAAGAACTTGATAACACATATCCTTCAGATGCAGCTTGCATCACAAACGAGAAGCAGGAAATGAACGATATCAAGGTTAACTACGCTTCATACCTCAACGGTGTCCTCACAATGGAAACACTCTTCACAACTTACGACAAGGATTCTGAACTCTCATACGTTAACAACGTTATGACAGTACAGACAATCATGAAGAAGATTCGTGAAAAGCTTCCTTCAATCACAAGATACGGCTTCATGGACAGCGACTCACTCGCTCAGTACAAGGCTGACGTTCAGGACGGCGTTATTGACCAGTACGCTCAGTACTTCGCTACACTCAGATTCAAGTACATCGAAGACGAAGCATATGCTAAGAACAAGATCTTCTACGGCGCTCTTGAAGTACAGTTCAAACCATTCAGCCAGTCTGAAATCATCAAGGTAACTGTACTCAACAACGATGCGGTTTAATAAGAAAGGGGTGCTAAATATATGTCACTTTTCAGTAACTTAAGAACTCCTAGAGAAGTTGTCAACTACAACCTCATGAAGGGTGTAACTGACTGGACTAACCTCAAACAGTTCGACTACTACGAGACAGGTTTCCCATTCCTCATCGTAATTGACTATCCAAAGTGGATCAGACGTGCTATGGCTTATGAAGGCCCTGAAGTACGTTCAATCATCCAGACATACCTCCACGTTCTTGAGAACGAATTCATCGGACTTGACGGTATCGAAAATATCACAACTTCAACAGCTACAATCTCTAACGGTATCAGAGAACTCTCTGTAATCAATAAGGTTGAACAGGCTGCAGGTCAGATTACTATGGAATACCATGAAAGAGCAGGTATGCCTCTCACTAAGTTCCACAGATACTACCTCACAGGTATTCATGACCTTGAAACACAGGCTAAGACATACCATGGTCTTATCGACACACTCGGTTTCGATGAAGTACAGCCAGGTCTTGATAAGGAAGTATTCACATTCCTTTACTTCACAACAGACAACACATTCTCACGTGTTGAAGCTGCCCACCTCTTCTGCTGCTGCCAGCCTACAACAGCTGACCTCAGCATTTCAGAACACAAGAAGGGTGAAATCGACTTCTCAGTAAGACAGCTCACATTCAACGGCCTCTGCCTCCAGAATGACGCTATCGATGCTAAGGCTGCTGCAGCTCTTAGAATCATGAGAAATCCTGAAAACAAGACAAACTCACGTCTTATCGTTAACTCAACAAGATTCGAGTACACAGAACTCGGTAAGCTCCAGACAGATGAAGAGAAGTTCATTCTTACATCTAAGGGTGATAACCGTGGTGAAGAAGGTACTGGATATCATACAGATATCGTTGCAAACATGATGAGCAACAAGGATGGCCACGTAGGTGGTGAACACTCAATCATGAGTAAGGATCCTGTATCTGTAGGAACAGAGTCTTCATCAACAACTACAATCTGATAAACTATACGTTTAACAAAATAACCCCCGGTACCTCTTAGGTACCGGGGATTGTTTGTGTTTCTTACATTTCTTCGCCGTTCTCCGACTTGTGTTCTATCATGTATTCATGCTCAGCATTCTTCATGATATCTTCAATGTCATCAAGGTCTATATATGTACCGAGATACTTAACAGTGATTGCTTTCTGTACATAAGGAAGTATTTCTTCATTGTATCCGACGCCCATGATTTCAACTAACTTCTGAGCCATATCAGCTACGTTCATCATGATCTGATTGATGTTAGTGATGTTCAGGAACATCGGAGGTGGAAGTTTAACCTTAAGAGCACATGTTTCACCATACTGGTTGAAGTACATAACCTTAAGTTCCTTAGTGAGAATCTTCTGCACCTTGTTCTGACGCTTATATACAATCATAAGGAACTTGTTGTTTGACATAGTGAGCTGTGTAGCGAATTCAACGCTACGTCTCTGTTCGATGTATTCCATAGGAATACCTGTAGGTATAATTGCAGCTTCTAAGAGAACCTGCATGAGTTCAGACTGCAGTTCTACAGTCTGTCCCTGTAAGATTTCCATACGCATTGGTTCTTCGCCAGATGCCGATGTAGGAATAAGATAATCGTTGAATCTACCAGTTACGTTAAGGATATGAGAGATATTCTCAATCTGACGAATACCCATATTACCTTTCTTAATCTGGTCAATGGTGTTAAGTAACACCTGTGAAGTGTTTGTATCAACGTTCTGCTTTACGTAGTATACTCTCTTATCCTGGCCTCTGGTGAGATTCCAGATAGCGTTAGTGATAAACATAGCGGAGTATAATGTAGCAGGAACGATAGAGTCTTCAATATCCGAAATACCGCGATGAGTAATCGGGTCCTGTTTGAAGAATATGTGACACATATCCTGTGGCGGAATGAATGTAATTCTAACTTTCTTGTTAGAGCAAAGGTCATCATTGTACTTGAGGATTGTATAGATATCCTGAGCGATATCCTGGTTGTTGTTTACGAAGTTTGTGTCTATGAAACTAGCAATACGCTTAGCCATAAACTTAACAGCTTCTTCATCCGGAGACTCTTTCTTAGCATCTGGATGGTTCTGAGTATATCCTGTCATTGTGTTGATAGGATTAATTGTGCTCCTGAAGTTACGTATTCTTTGGTTTTCGGAGCGGGCAGTGTCTAATAATTCAATATATGTGTATCCAAGGCAAGTGTCACCTATATAACGTGGAATAACGTTTTTACGAGGTAACTTCTTGATTATTGTGCCAGGGATATTGATTTCATAATTTGAAATACTAGTCTTAGATGGATCAACAAGACCATCCTCTGCACCTGTGATTGTAACCTTGTCACCTTTGTGACGTGTTACTTTGTTGAATGATTTATAGTCTAACGAATCTGATGGAATAAGTACATCATACTTTCTCTTAGGTGCTCTACCCATAGCAGATATAGCTTCGCCATCACAATCGTCAGCTACTTCATTGAAGCTGCTAAGACACATGCTTTCGTTGAAAGACATTGCTTCATGAATAGAGTAAGCTTCGTTAACTACATCAGTAATTAATCCGCTCTTATTGATTTCGACTTCAATACTGAAGTCTTCGCCGAAATTCTCAGTAATCATTTCAGATTCATCTTTAGACCAATTACAGCTTACACCTTCACCAACAATGCCACAAGCATTAATTGATGCTTTCTGTAAAGCCATATTGGATGCATCCTTAGCACGGAGTAAACGTGATGTAGCTTTGTCGAATGGAACACGGTATACGTATACCTCACCATACTTAGCTGCTTCACGATACCATTCATCGGCTTTATCTTCAAACTCATGCATTTCCATGAGTTCAGAAACACGCTGATTGAATACGGATTCTTCCTGCTCTGCAGATGATTCGGATGTAACGTTGATAAACGTTCTATCAAAATGGTCAGCTGAAAGAATACAGTCTGCTTTAGCATTAAGAGCTTCATCAAGCTTAGGACAGTAATGCAGCACTGTGTCGATACGTAAGTCATGTTCAACTAAGTCATCATTAGCCATACCAGATAAGAATGAACTATCGTTAGCTGATAATGCTAACAGATTGTTGAAATCTTTCTGCATTTTAATGATGTCTTCTTCGCTTGTTCCGTTATCCGCAAAACGATGTGTTAATGATGATGAACCCATACCGCCGGCATTACTTGAGCCGTCGGTATTAATTCCGTCGAGCAATCTGTCAAGGGTATCTTCCATGCCGGAAGTTACTCTCTCGTAGTCTCTGTCGTCCTTAGGGTCTGTATATGTGACGGTACGTTTGATGCCATCACCGTTTGAATTTAAAAACTTTGCGAGAGCGTTAATCTTAGCGTTATGCTGTTTATATTTAGCACGCTGAGATCTTGACTCCCGTTTATTATCTTTGGCCATAGTAGCTACCTCCTAACTGTTTAGTTACTCAAATGTTGAGGTGCAAAGATGTCAAGACATCTTGTGTACATATCTACACTCATAGATGAAGCTGTTGGCTTAATCTTAGATATAGTATAGCAAGTGATGAACTCTCTTGAACCTATATCTCCAGTAGTAAGTTTAATCTTATCCTTAGATGTATATGGAAGCAATCCCTTATACACTGTGATAGGTCGTCCACTCTTAGTCTTGACAATATCACCAACACCTGTACCTTTTGAGAAGACATCTGTAAATATGAATTCATAATATGGGTCAGTAAGAATGTCTTCGGATTCAACTACCATATTATCTCTGAAGCTTGGCATTTTGGCTCTCAACGAATTCAACCATGCCAGACATGTAACCCAATGTGCATGCAATGTGGTTGGATATAACCACTGATTGTACGTTGTGAATATGATATTGTCGAATGGTGATTCTCCATCTTTCTTAGAATCTTCCAATTCAGACATAATCTTGTTATAGTTCTTAACCGCACCTGCAATATGCATACGATTAGGAATCCATCCCTGACTATTAGCCGGGATGGATACCACATATATAACTGAACCCTCTGAATTTATTACGAATACTTTGCCCGGTTCATCCGTCGTAAAGACGAATGAATCCAGACCAACCTTAGTTACTCTAAGTACATCCATTAAAAGCTTGCTGTGTTCTAATAATCTTCTTATAGTCATTATATATTTCTCCTTACTGTTCAGCCATTGCTACGACATCCGAACGCTCTTCAAAGAACTTAACTGAGTATGTGTCATAAAGCTTATCCATAGGCACATCAAGACTATATGGCTTTATACACTTTACATCGTTAATCTTATAATCAGCAAATTCGTTAGCCTGCCAATGTCTGCAAGGTTTGATAGGTTTGTTTATTGTGTCTCTTGGTCTGAAGAGTTTGATTGCTCCATTATCTGGATTAAGAGCCATATAACCCTGTGTTCTATGATTCTTAAAGTACTCTTCACAATCTGAAACCATTTCTTCGAAGTCTGGTAAGTCAAACCATCTCCAACCGAACTCAATCCAGTTTGCCGCATGAATATCCTGAGCAAATGCTATATTAGTGTCATAACACTTAACCCCGAACTTATTACCGCATCTAGATGGTTCTAAGAGATTCATCTGACCAATCATACCATTCTTACACATATTCCACTGACGCCAGATAGATGGATAAAGTGACTTATAGTCAAAGTCAACCAAGTTCTTAAACAGTCTAACTGGAACACCATTGATCTTATCCATAGGATAATGTGATATGAGTTCAAGGTCTGCAACGAAACCACCCGGATATTCTTTCTTTTCGTTTTCTTTGTTAACGTTATTACCCGGAACGAATCCTGAAGCCATGAATTCCTTGATTCTCTTATTAGTAAGAAATACAGTCTGTCTGTGTACCTTAGAATATCTTGTGTTGAATGCTATTGTATTCGCAAATACGAAGTCAATATCATTAACTCTTTCTTCAATACACTTCTGAACTATAGTATCCACAATATTGTATAAGATAAAGGTTCTGAAGTCTGCTCTCGGAAGATCCTTGATAGAATCACATATGTGAGAATAGTCAAGCTTCGGTACACCACATATTAACTGACCAATGTAGTCAATCTTATAGTTTTCGATTGCGTGCTGTCCCTTTCTCTTAGATGCAAACTGAATAAGCTGACACATCCAGTTACTATAACCGCTGATATTACAATAGTCTCCGCGTTCTGCATAGTCATCCGGTGCTATGTCTGAATACTTGATTACATATTCAGCAACTCTGTTCTTCTTGAAGTCTGGATGACAACAAATGTCTTCTGGTTTATAACCACACTGACGAATTCTTTCAATCAGAGTCGGAGTATCGAATCCCATGTTCCACGCAAGGACGAAGTCCGGCTGTAACTTGTTTACCATTGCAAAGAATGCTGCTATGCACTGAATCTCTGAATCGTAGAACGCAAACTTGATATGAAGTTCTTCCATATCGAGAGCCTTAAGACGTTTCTGATAAACTTTTGGTCTATTGCCACCTACATAGTCCTGAATGAACTTAACGAACTCAGCTTCGAGTTCAGCTTTGTGTTCATTGACTTCCTTTTCGAATGCAACCATTCCCGGAATAGTATAGTCTCTAGGAATGAATACATATACTGTATGATCCATGATACATGAAATAGCATTAACCGGTGCTTCCCCTAATTCCGGGAAGTCACCCTTAATATTGATAGTATCACACTCAATATCGAAGTACATCTTTGTTATTGGACATACTTCATTCTTATAGTTTGTATTGAACTGGAAACGATAATGATCTGAGATATTCATGTCAGACATGAATACATCCGGATGATAATGAATTTTGTTGTTGAGTCTACCATTACCTGTGGCTTTATTCTGTTTGAACCATTCAAGATTACCAGTCTTCTCTGCTATATCATACTTGAGTTTCTGATGTTCGCATATAACTGGATGAACGTTTTCCCTCTCAATGAAGTCACGATTGTAATCAACGTGATATGCTTCATCGTTTAACAGATAATACTCATACATAGGGGTATCAATCTGTTCAACACCCTTTTTACCTGTATCGCAGTCTTTATAGATCAGGTCTAACTTAGACCCGATCCATTTGTTGTTTTCACCAAAATGACCTGGATGATTGATTGTATTCATGATTGTTATATTAGCACCTTTACTATATCCTGTAATAATATTGTCCATAAAACATGCTCCTTTCACTCTTAAACCCTTTACGGTTACTTCAAAGTTTCGGGTTGTGTAGAAAAGAAATTTCCCCATCCGAGCCGAACCGGATGGGGACTTAGGAGGCGATGATTTGCGAACAGAAACAGAATTTAAAGATGGAGGTGTTGTTTTACCTCTCATTATAATGTTAAACATCAAAATAATAAAAATACATCACTTTTTCATATAAGGAGGAACCATTATGAGTAAAGAAACAGAAACAGCTTACGGCCTTAACATTGATTACGAGGTATTATCTCGTGGCGTAGCCGTACCAAAAGAGAAGACCGAAGCCGCTCCGGCAGAGGGAGAACAGGCACCAAAGAGACGTGGTAGACCACCTAAGAACCGTGACGAGATTGTCCCGGCACAGCAGCCTGCTCCAGCTCCAGTAGGCAACCTCTTCTCAACAAACACACCTTATATCAACTCATATAAGGAATCACTTGAACAGTACGATTACATAGCTTCCCAGGCTAATGTAATGGTAAACGACCTCAAGACTCAGTTCGACTTACTTAAGAATAATAAGGTAATGAAGAACAAGTTCATGCACCTTAATGAATGTGCAGGTGCTATCAACTCTCTTCTCTCTACAGAGATTAACTGCGTAAGAGAAAAGAATAAGATCTACACAGATTGCCATAACTTCGAAATGAAGCGAGCACAGGCACAGAAGGCTTCTGAAGCTGCAGTAAGTGATGCTAAGTATACAGCAGACCTTTACCAGGCTTATATCAATATGCCTACACAGCAGCAGATTCCTAATAACCCAATTACAATGACTGCAGCGTTAGCTAATAACAATCCAGCATATCAGTTCCAGCAGACAATGGATGACTCGGACGAATATGCAGCATTCGCAGCAACTCTTACACCAGAACAGAACCGAATGATTATCGGCGATGCTCCAAACATCGAAACCGTTGTATTCTACAACGATGCTACAGATGAAAAGTACTTCGGTGTAATTGACACAAACACTAACCAGTTAGTACCAAACTACCCATTACCAGACCCTATGATGCTGCAGGGTGCTGAAGTAAATAAGCTTACAATGACAGTATCGAATTCAAACTACGGACTCCAGTGGAGACTTGTAGCTGTAGGTCCAAACGGCAACTTCTAATCCGGTTTTCATTTGTATACTATTACAGTGAAAGGACGTGATGATATGATACCAGTAGGTACATTAGGCAATTATCATGACCCAGGAGATTTTGATGTAGAGGTCAGAATCATTGGTCATATTCAGATTGGCAATCTCGTATTCAATGTAATGTGTGCAACAGAGGCCGAGGAGCTCAACGACAAGACAGAACCTACAATGCCAGAGCTTGGTCATTACTATGATCTTCTTGTTGAAGGAGACGAAGCGTTTAGCCTCATCTAAAATAATGGCACTCTTCGGAGTGCCTTTATTTTTTTTTTCGTCGAAAGGAGGAAATGATATGGATTTTGACATTAATGTATTCGAGGCTTATGACATAACTAAGATGAATGCTCATCCAGAAAAGATAAAGCTCTCGTATAGCCAGTACCCTTATCTATATGTCGGAACGACCAAAGCATTAGGTGACGAAATAGAACTTCCATCGACTGGAGAGCTATTCGTGACGCCATTCTTTAGAATAGCACAGATATTTGCAGTGACTAGAGGGATTAAAACACCTAAAGGCAATTATAATAAAGGGTACGAAGAATGGAAGCTTCCAATTGGTGAATTGAAAAAGCCAGAACCATTCGATACGATTCATATGATATGTGAGGGAATCAACGGTACTCCGTTCAGTACCATCGGTGAGGGTTATATATACTACATAAACAACAATAAACAAATTGCGGACCATCTTTATCGTCATAAGTGGATGGACCCTGAACGTGAAGCGTTGATTCGTGATGTAAACCCAATTCCGATAGATCACTATGATTCTATTAAAACAACCGTCGAAGTATCTTTCGATCCAAAAGCTAGGAGGCATGAATAATGGCTGACTTTAGAGAATTCCATCCATCGGACTTCAATGTTAAGAATCCTAAGAGATGGATGCTTACTAAGAACCTCATAACCGCATGTCTTGCGAATTCGTACTCTTTAGCTACAGAATTTGTAAGAGACTGGTTTAGAGATAAATTTGCTGAAGACTTCTTTTCGTATGAGCATGTATCTGAAGCCAACGTATTGAAAGAAGCTCAGCTTGAAAAGAAACGTATTCTGTCTCATCTGGATGCGACCAGAGCTGCTCTGGTTATTACACCTATCATAGAGGAAGAATTCAATAGAGACGGTGCTGATATAGCATACGGATCAGAACTCATGTTAAGAAAAGACCCGTTAGACCATGCTTTCTGGTCTGACGTTAATAATAACCGTCATATCTCTATGGAGTCACAGTTATTATCGATGCAGTTCGAAATTAAAGTAACTGTACATACTAGAATGCAACAGCTGCAGTTATATGACTGGATGAAGTTAGCATTTAATATTGGTATGCCGGAAACCCATTATGTGGACCAGGACTTCCTGCTTCCGAGAATGCTTGTTCTCTGTATTGCTGAAGATGCTGGATTCGGTCTGAATGCTGACGGAGATATAGATAGACCGTTAGAATTCCTTGCGTACCTTAATCAGTGGAGTATGACACCAATACTCTACAAGTATCGTTCGGCATCTAGATGTCCAGAATACTATGTAAGAATGCCTGAGAATATTATCCGTATTATGAGAGCATCTCTTACCAAGGATGACGGAACTACGTTCAATCATCTCCACGATATGTACAATATCAATTTCAACTTCAGTGTCAGAATGGGTGCTCCTAGATTCTACGAGTACCATGCTGCTGAACGTATGTACAACTATCCTAAGATAGCTAAGGCAGACCCAATTGCTGAGACATTCTATGTATCACAGCATTCACTGTACAAGATTCCGGAAGTTAACGAAAAGAACTGGAGACTCTATGTGCGAGACCTCGACTGTCTTAGAGAAGATGACCTTGAGAATCCAATGGTTGTAGACTTCAGAGACTACTTTGAAGGTGAACTTCGTGATATGATTGAAGCTCATATGGCTAAGGGAATTTCACCGGCGTCATTCATGGACCTCAGAATATACAATTCATTCGGAGAAGTTGAGGGTGTAGTAAACTGGGACGATATGAAGTTTACTTCATTCAAACCTACAAAGAGTTCAATCAATTCATTAGCACTATATATAGACATGGTATACATGAACGAACAGAGAATATTCAAGTATGATATGTGGTATCAGTTTAACCGTCAATCAAACGACAAGCCGAATGAACCACCGTTACCACGAAAATATTAAACTTTTATATAACTGGGAGGTGTGGCATAATGAATATAACGTTACATGACATAAGCCATAGAAAGAACGAGCTGGAACAGATGAGACCGACTAACGCACCAGACGGAATTTACCGTCTGTACGATAAGATAGTCAATAAAGAGTATTCCTTTACTGAAGCAGCACAGGTGCTTCGGTACTGGAGAGAGCTTCACGAAGATACTACAGAGGCGGCATGCCGAGTACTTGATATACTCGAAGCTGCTATTGCGTACGAAGATAGTGAAGAACACATTGCGTACATCACATCGTTTATCAATGAGGAAGTTTCTAACAAGGTTAGAAATGCTCAGGAATTTCAGCTTAATATTTCAATGAAGAAGGGTAAGTTCAAATCTCCTAATAGGAAGATTACAACTGCCACTCGTACGGCTAATAAGGATATCCCTGATACCCAGGAAGCGGCTAAAGCCTGGGAGGCTAAGCATGGTTATCATGCTAAGCCATATGGCGGATTTAAAAAGGTGTCAGATGACTTCGTTGAAGAATGCTACGACAAACTGTTTGAAACGGCTCTTAAAATCGAACAGTGTGACCGTGTTCTTATAAACAACGAGAATCTGAACAAGAGATTCAACTTCGATAAAATCGTTAGAGAGTCTGATGACCTCGAAGATACTATCGAATTACTTTGTGAATTCGTCAACACATACGATGCTCCATTTGAAGCTCGTTACAACACAGCTCTGGAGAATATATTCTATTCTCTGGCTAAGAATAACGTCAACGTTACGAATGAATCTCTCATTCGTACAATTACTGATTACTTCCTTATGACTGAATATATTGACCTCAGGGGAGAAGTATTCGAAAAGATGGCTTACATACTTGAAGAAGCGAAACTGTTTACCGAATCAGATACTCGGAAAATGGTTGCTTTCTTGAAAGACGAAGATACTGGTCACGAAATCTCATCTGTATGTGAAGCATTGGACGTATTTGTTGAGAGCGGTCGAGCTATCGATCCGGATGCTGAGTTCAGAAAGTTCAAGGCTCAGCCTATAAAAGACCCTAATATATTCAAATCTATCCTGTATAGAATCTATGCGGGACACCCAGGAGATGTCATAGACAATCTCGCCAATATATTCGGTATACTTAGAGGTCTTATTATCGTGGCGTCATTTGCTCAGCCTGTACTCGGCATTATAACCCTTGTAACAGACTATTGTCTCAAGACAAAGTATGGAAGAAAGGGACTTAAAGTTGCTATTGAAAAGTATGATAGAGAAATCGTACGTGTCAATAAGAAAATTAAGAAAGCTGATACAGACCAGGTTAAGGAATCCTTAAAGAAGTATCGTGACAAACTTCTTACGGCTCGTGGAACCCTTGACGATGAACTTAGCAAACTCCATACCGAAAAGGAGAACGACGAACGTCATGAAAAAGAAGACAATTCCAAGCTGTATGACGACGGTGAAGATGATTTCGAATTTGATTTCGATTTCGACTTTGAAGAAGCTGTTACACTTATGCTTGGTATATGCGATGTATGTGAGAATTACGTTTGGAAATCAGATCTCACTACTATCGTAAACAGCAAGATCAGAAAGTCTGAACGAGCTGAAGACTTTGAGGCAATTGCAGAATTCTGCAGACTATGCCCGGATGTAATCAACACAAAGAAAATTGCTTCAGTTATGGAATCAACTATGGCCGAATTATCTAAAGAAAAGAAATACGCTCTTATACCATCTCTGGCTCATGCTATTGATACCGTAAACGAAGCACATGATTTCGGAATAGTATTCAAAAACGGATATGAGCTTTATGAAAACACTCGTTATAAGAAAGACGTTGTATCAGACATGATAGATTTCTGTTCAGATTCATTCAATGAAGATGCTGCAACTATCAATGCTGCTAAAGAGACAAAGAAATATCAGGAATCATTTAAGAAGAATGCCCTGTCTTCACGTAATAAGGTTATAAATGCCATGAATACTCTTAAGAGAGACATGGTAAAACTCACTGATAGTGAACGTATGCTCTCAAAGAGAGTAGATGCTTCCCTTGAGACTATCAGAGATAATATACACAGAACCTTTGAATCGGAAAACCGTGAAGCGGTAATCAAGGGAACCATTCTTCCTAAAGCATCAGCATGTATTAAGATAGCGATTATGACTGGTGCTACATGGGCTATCAATCCTGCTGTTTCTGTAATCGGGCTGTTAGGTTATATCGGAATCAATAAGTCGATGAGAAAGAAAGAACGTCAGATAATCATTGACGATATCGATATCGAACTGAATATGTGTAACCGTTATCTTAAGCATTTCGAAGAAAAAGGAGATATGGAAGCTATTCGTAATGTAATGAAGACTCAGCGTGAACTTCAGAGACAGAGAAATCGTTTGGTTTATAATATGTCTATGGTTCACAATACAAAGCCTGATAAACTTCCAAAGCTTGACGCTGCTGATGAAGCAATGACATATGTAGACATCGACACAATTCTTACAGAACGGGCTATGAACGAAAGTAAACGTTCTGATATAAATAATGGGGAGAAACTCCACGGCATAAACGAATCTGATGAATTTTCATTTGATGACATTGCTAACGATGCTATAGCGTCAGTTAAGAAAGCCGGAGACGATACGAAGGATGCGGCAAACTACGTTGTAAACAAAACTAAAGACGAGTTCTCTAAGGATACAATTGCGTCTGACAAGAAAATTGCTAACAAGAAACTCACTAAGGATGAGATGTTAAAGAATCCTGAACTTGTTAAGCGGTATATTGAAGATGAAGAATCTGACCCAGTACTTACACTTAATCGTATTGTCGATGTATTAGCATGGACTTTAGATTTAAGTACCGGACTGCAAACATTTGTTGTTAACAAACTTAAAAAGATTCTTAAATCATCAGTAAACGTTCTTGACCCTAGAGTCAAGGTTGCATTCAAGAATACTCGTTCAGATTGTGAAAAAGCTATCAACGAGTTAACAAAGGAAATTGCTAAGGAGACAGATCCTGTAAAACAGCGTCAGCTGAAGAACCAGCGTAAGTTGCTTCAGGATTGCTTAACCGAGGTTGATAACAAACTTAAAGACCGTGATATGAAAAACATTAAGGAGGACTAGTCTATGAATAATTTCAATCAGATAGGATACAATCCTGTCACAATAAATGAAGGCTCTGTTATAATGAGAGAGCATTCATTCTCTCATGAAGATTTAGACATGCTTCACGAAAACGACATGCTTATGCTTGAAGCAGCCGTTGCAGATCTTGATAATATCAAGATTACAAAGAACAGCAAACCTGAAGACGTTAAGAAATCAATCGAAGATGCTTCGAAAGCAGCAAAGTCTGCTGTCGAAACAGCTACTTCCAATTCCGAAAAAATGAAAGTTCTCAACAAACTCGTACGAATTGTATCACTTATAGTGTATATGGTAACAACAGTACCTGGTTTTCTGATGGGCGGCGAAATTGTTGGATTCATCATTATGTATGCAAACATTGTTGGTTCATTCGTTACAAGCGCAGTTTTCGCAAATAAGACAGCTGAAAAGGTAAAGCCTGACGGCGAGGATAAAGACGGATATCTTGTCGGTGTTGAAGCATATGCAGCTCTTATGCAGCTTAAACAGAAAGCTGAAGCTGCCGGTGGCGATAACAAAAAGCTTGTTGAAACTTGTGACAAGCAGATGAGCGAAATCGAAAAATCTCTTATGGCAGCAAGAAAACGTTTTGACCTTACAGTAAAATCTTTCGGTAAAGACACATCCACATACTATGGTGCTGGTATTACCGAAGAGATTGAAGCGATTGAAGACGAACGTGGCGTAAAACTCAGAAAGTTCAAACTTTGATAAGGAGGTGTATCTGTTATGATATTCAACCTTAACGCAATCGGCTATAAATACAATGCCATCAACGAGGCCGATGATGATCCTGCAGATTACACTCAGAACACTGACGACGTTGATGCAGGCGGAGCAGACTATACTCCTGAAGAAGGTGACCTCGATGGTGAAGCTACACCAGATCCGGAACCGGATAACTCTGACCCTTCGCCTCAGGAAGTCGATATAAACGTTGATGTAAACAACAATGGAGGTGATAACGGTGCTGCTGACAACGGAGCGGATAATGAACCATCTGAAAATGATGAAGCTGACACAGCCGAAGGTGGCAGCGACTCAGCTGACCCAGGCATGGACTCTGGCGACACAGGATCCGACGAAAACGGTGATGAAACTGATGCCGGCGACGACGGAGGAGAAGAAGGCGATGAAAACTTTGATGATGTAGGCGGCGCTGAAGACCGAGAAACTTTAGTATCGGATCTGAATGCTGTTGAAGATGAACTCTTCGGAGATCTTACTGATGAACAGAAAGCCTTTAAACATAAAGAACTTAAAGGAAACTTCGTTAAGCTTTATCAGTCTACAGACAAAGCTCTTAAGCGTCTCAACCTCGTACCTAAGACGGATTCAAATGTCCAGGTTCTCAAGCTTGCAGCTCGTAAGCTTATAGAACTCAAAGACATGATTCATGTCAATATTACTGAGACATATTATACTCGAACATTTTTCGAGAATGATATTTTATATAAACAGTGCCTTGCACAGTTCGACGCAGTAGCGCGTCTTCTGGAAGAAATCATTCCGGATGATGTCGATGCGGACGAAGAAGACGATGACCTTGATGACAAGATAGCTGATGCTATTGAATCAAGAGATTCTGAAACGGTTGAAAAGACCGGCGAAATGATTTAATTGACAACAGAATAATAGATTTTATATAAAAATGGTAAAATAGCTAGAAACATATTAAGTAAATAGCTGGTTTCTAGCTATTCTACTATTAAAAATAGTATATTTTATAAAATCTATTATTTTTTACTACTAAAGGAGGAATTCTATTATGGCTATCTATAAGGAAGCAAAACGCCCGGAAGTTAGAGCAACTGGCGACAAGATGTACGGAGTTGCTAAGGACTGGGTAAACACACTCAAAGCAATCAAGCAGAACTCACAGATCGACCCTGTAAGTAATACTCAGATGGCACTTTGCGAAAGTGCTGTTCAGAACGATCTTCTCGCATACTACAAGAAGTATGCTTACGATCCGAAGGACCCTAAGTTTGATCCAAAACTCGGTGGTAATCCGGAACTCATGAACGAAGCTGAAGAAGAAATGGCTCTCTTCTATGAGAACGACAGAGAATGCATGTGTGAAGCTATGGCAATCAACGGCTTCAACCCAACAATGACATTCACACCTCCGCTTCATAAGGATATTCTCATGAACTGCGTATGGCAGCAGGGTATCATCCCAAGACTCGTAACAAACACACCAAACGTTCAGGTTGAAAGAGAAGTAAGACTCCTCGTTGACCCAACAACAGGCGAGAAATTTGACATGTTCCAGGAGCAGTATAAGATCGCTAAGGCTGTTAAGAACGCTCGTCCAATGAGAAGAGTTGGCTGTAAGTTCCCTGAAAACAAGACAACAAGATTCCTTGATGTACTCTTCGGCTGCACAGCTGATGCTACAGGCGTTTCAAGAAATCCTCAGGGTATTCAGGAACACCTTGATACAGATGCACATATCTCAGGTATCGTTGCAGACGTAATGGTTGGCCCTGGCGAATCAGTTGAATACGTTGACTGGACAGCTATGGACGCTGCTATTGCTGCTGGTGATCCAGCTGCTGTTGAAGCTGCTATTAAGACATTCACAAACACAGGAACAGCTGCATACGTTAAGTGTGAAAACGCTATCATTCCTACAAGACTCATCACATACCCAATCATCGGTGACTCAGACAGAACAGGTTTCAACCACGAAATCACAATCGCTGTTGCTGACGAAACAGGTACAAGCGCTGTTTCAGAGAACGTTCTTATCTCAGGCGTTTGCAGAGATGACCTTCTCTCAGTTATGACAAACTCAACAGCTGCTAAGGGCTTCATCTACAGCTGCCGTCAGGCTTCATCAACTGGTACACTTCCTTCACCTCACGGCGAATGGGTTCGTAAGACTCACATGGAGAGAATTCCTGAAGCTACACATCTCCAGGCTCAGGTATCTCCTGAAGAAATGAAGGACGTTGCAGTTCTTTACAACGTAAACCAGATTACAAAGCACATGAGCTTCTTCGCTACAATGCTCGAAGAATACAGAGACTCAACAGCTAAGGAATTCCTTGATGATTCATTCAGAAAGATGCCTTGGAGAGCTCAGATGTCACACATCTTTGACTTCACACCAGCATTCCAGTTCGTTGATGATCATCTTGATTGGGCTAAGAAGGCATTCTTACCGGACCTCGATACATGGGTAACACAGATGCTCAACATCTGGAACGACGGCAACGTTATCGTTAACATCGTTGGTAGATCAGACCTTATCAGAAAGCTCACACCAACACAGTACACATGGTCAACACCATCACAGGTTGGTCCTTTCCAGCTTGACTTCGTAAAGACAGTACAGACATCTGATAACAGAACATACCAGTTCATCTCAGCTGACAAGATGAGAGATCAGAACAACCTTATCGTTCTTCTTACACCAAAGAACAGCGAAAGATTCATGTACAGAATCTACGATTACCAGACATACGTATCAAATGAACTCCGTTCAAGCGAAAACGTATATCTCCCTGCAATCACAGCATTCGACCGTTGGGGCATCTTTGAATACCAGCCAGTTCAGGCTAGAATTAAATGCGTTAACGTTATGGGTAGAGATGCTGCTGCATTCAAGCCAGGTATGGACGCTGTTGCTGCTCAGGGCGGCCTTGAAGCATTCATCGGCAACAACATGGGTCTTAACGACTTTGCTGTTGATAACGCTGATTATTAATCTGCTGATACAGCTGACAATACATTGACATAACAACCTAACATAAAAACGGTGTCTGTGCTCTAGGGCACAGACGCCTTTTTTGATATTCCACTTAAGGAGGTAAACTACTCATGAGAAAAGTCAATTATAACTTTAGTGGTTTCTTAGACATTTTCGATGATATGATTAGTGAATATGACATACATTGCAGAATTAAAGAATCACAGTTAAACGACCTGCGTAAAGAATTGAATAGATTCTTTTCCGATTCAAAGTGCCAGGCTGTTGTATTCACAGAAAACGACGGATTATTCTTTGGTATGTGTGTTCATCCGGAACTCACACCACAGTTTATCAGTGCCGTATTAGAGAATGACGATGAACACAAGCATCGTATCGATTCCTATAGAATAGAAATCGATTCACGAATATTCTCTGGAATAGATATCACACCAGACGAAATGCTCGCTATGGTATTACATGAAGTAGGACACATAGTAAACGACACAACACTCTACGAAGAGATGTGTGACGTTGTAAATATCTATGCTGCCAAGAACCATGTATCTATTCAGCTCCCTGATGGCGAAAAGGAAAGAAGCCTTGCTATGTCTATACTCAAGTATGGATTTAACAATACAATCAGAAAGACACGTTCCATGTTCTGTATATACAAAGATGGTGAAGTACTTGCTGACCATTTTGTATACGAATGTGGTTATCTTGATTCACTCCAGTCAGTATTCAAGAAGGTTACTAAGAACGGCATAAACGTCGCAAACAACGTTGCCAATAACAAACTCGTAGCTCTTACTTGGTCTATCAAGCTGATGATGGATATCAAGTTCAAGAGAAACACTGCTGTTCATTCTCTTATGGATGCTATGAGAGTTACTCAGAGTAAGTTTGAAAAGATTGATATCAAGACATGCATCGATAAGCTCAAGCGTTACTCTACAGACGACGGGGCAGTAATCAATGTATACGAATCTGTTGACCTGTTACTTGAACAGGAATACATAGAAGAAAGCAAGGAAGCTGAAATCCGTAAGAGTAACAAGCGTAAAGCTGCTATTCTTAGAGGTGTGGCTCCATATGAAGAAGACTACTACGAACTGGTTATGCAGGCTAGATCTCTCGGAGATAAGAACAACGCATTATTCGTACTGCGTCAGGTTAACCAGAGAATTTCTGTGCTTGAAGATGTATTAGAGAACGTTGAACTCTCTACATCTGAAGCTAAGAAGTTTATGACACTTCTTGACAAGTATAGAGATTTAAGATTTGACTTAGCACACAATGCCAAGTTCAAATATGATTATTCTAACTCAGTAATTCAGATTGCATATCCTGAACTCTAAAACACAAAACACTGGGGTAGGCGTTGAGCCTACCCCAAACTTTTGTCAATCACCATATGTAGGGAACGGTTCCGATCCCAATAAGACATTCATCTTTACCAATGCGTCAGGGAAGTCAAGAGTCAAGTCGAGTCTTCCTTTAGTAAATCGTTCCACGTAGTCAGTTAAACCATATCTATGGAGTAACGCTACGAGTTTTCCATCGGCATTATGGAATTCAATTACCTTACGGTATTTAGCAAAGAGTGGAGCACGTACTGTCTCACATACTATATTAGGCCTGAGTTCAGGAAATGTAATTACTTTAAACTCATATCCTTTAGCTGTGAGGAATCTGCAGAATGAATCTGTGAGGATGTGGTCGCCATCCTCTGATGCTAACTGGTACTTAGGGTCATATCCTTTCGGTGGAAACATAAGCACACCTCCTTTATTATTCAAAAGTTTATAGTAACTGAGATAACTCGTTGCGTAGATTAGCGTCTGGTCTAGACGTTTGCTTTGGTGGTAATGATGTAGAATTGTTGTTCACAACTGCATCATATGAGGGGTTCTGGCGAGTGCGATCTTTAAATTCGCATTTTGCGAGCCATTTGAGTGTACTTGTACTGTAAGCGTTAGTAACGTCCATTGCATACGATACTGGGTCAAACTTACTAGCAAAGTCTACCAACTCACTTAATTCGAATTCACTTAATATTGGGTTAGGGTCAAACCCTAACTGCGTACAATATGGAGCTGTATCTCTAGATAGAGACATCTCTATTCCTACAACGTTCTTAGCCATCGGCGATGGAAATGCTCGTTGCATTGGATATAATAAGAATCCTGTATTGATTACTGCGAAGTTACTAAGCTCCAGTCTAGGACCAAAGACATTAGCTTTCTTCATATATAACAATCTATCATTAGGATCATTAGACCCAGTGATATCTGTATAAACTTCCTCTTTATGAAGCGAATCATATACCGATTTATCTTTACGACTGATAGCGAAGTCATCCTTAACATCATATATTCTGTCAAGAATCATTTCACCATAACGTTTGATTCTGTATAGGTCTCCGGAATCTATATTCATTCCTGCACTACGGAGACTAAATGTTTTGTTGAACCCATTGGGTCCAACCATCTTCATCTTGTAAATTACTTTACGATACAGTGTTCCCGTAACGCTTTGTAATTGTTCAGATGCATCTTTATAAAGGTTCATGTTAGGGACTCCGCGGTTGTTGAAGTCCGATTTATTATCCTGTACAATTGTGGTTGCTAATTCAATCTTAAGTTTATCTGGGATACTAAATACAGTATCAACAACTTTTGTCAATATCATAAAATCACCTCGTTTATAGTGAAGTTGAACTTAGTGTACAAAAAAATAAATTGATATATAAGTGGAGAGACTCGTATGAGTCTCTCCAATACATCAGTGCTCGTCGGATTCGCAGTAATGAAGAATATCCATTACCTTGAAACCGAAGCTGGCACCCGATTTCATATGACGACGGATGCATTTTGCGAGCATGTTAACAAATTGCCTGAACGACGGTGCGTACATCGTCCAGTCTCCTTCATATATTGAAATGCCAACATTGGTCTGCATCATTGCGCAGACAAATGCCTGACCGAGAATACAGTCGTTGTAAACTGTTTCCCAAACTGTGTCTTCAGCTGGACATCCCAGCATCATTCTGCGCATCCGGCAGAAGAATGTGTACGCCTCAAATAACGTATGGTTAGCTTCGTGGTTGAGTGTCAATGTGTCTCCGCAGAGCAGATTATCATCTGCTCCGAGTTCCTTCTTAGCATTTACAATGAAGTATGTGAAACCTGGACGCTGTCCAAGGTTTCCCTTACCGTTGCCGAACATGCTTCTTTTCATACCGTCTTTAATCATAATTAGTACCTCCTAAGTACATATATGCCCTGCATCATGGGCGTTTACTTATATTAGATAAGGTGATGCGTCTATTTCCCTATCACCATAATAATATATAACTGAAATGAGAGACTTTCCATAAGAAAAAATTTGGGGATGTAATTGTGAGAGATGCTTAATGCACCTCTCACCCTACATCGGAAGAATCATCTATTCAAAGTTTAAGCAATGTTTAGATTGATATTGAATCCATGTTTATTGTAACGCTTAATTACTTTATCAGCGTTCTCCATAAACTCGTAGAATGTTGGGATTTCAGAATCCCAGCGTACCGTATTATCGATAGCATTTTTCTGCAGCATGGCACCAATATATGCCTGACCCAGAAAACTGTGACTGTAAATCAACGGTACATAACGGTAATCGAATCGGATTGGTGCTCCGAATTCATCGAATGCCTCACGGTAAACCTTGTCCTGATACATAGACTGCATTCCACGGAATACAATATATGCTTCCTTGGCGTTTACTTTGAAATCGCGGTTTTCACCCGCATCTTCAAATCCCATTTGAAAATGTATTTCATTGTAATTGTCATAGGTTCTGAGCTTTTTCTTAAGGTTGACGATGTCAAGTCCGGTCTGTCCTAAGATTGTGATTTTATGGCCTTTCTTTCTCATGATTATATTTCCTCCTCAATAAATTAGGCTACCATGCCGCCAAGTGATTCCATTGTTGATTTCTGCACGTTGCCCTGGTCATCATAGATTGTATACATTGAGATTCCAGTATTCTGGATCCAACTTATAACAGTCTGGAGATTGTGTGCCATTGTACCTGTGTGAATGTCATATTCAGCAAATTCTTCTGGACGAAGAACTCTGCCGAACTGATTGCTCAGTGTTCTGAGATTGTTAGCGTCGTTTTCACTAACGTACTTAACAGTATAGATTCTACCGTCATCTATAATACCTGCTGTTGCCGCTGGCTGTGCAGATGCGTTACCCATTGACTGTTCAGCCTGTTCTACTGTCATTGTACAGATGTCTGAACCGTTAGAGTTCAGAGCATCCATAAACTTCTGGTTTGAAGAACGAGTATCTGCCTGCTGCATGAACTGCATCATGCTAGCCTGCATATTCTGATATCTTGCTGCTTCGGCATGTGCCGCTTCTTCCTGTCTACGGAGTTCTGCTGCCATGTCCTGAGCTGCAGAATTGATGCTCTTGTTTACATTATCGAAATAAGCTGTAGCATCAATGCTGTTCTCAGTGTATTCTACTGGCTTGCCTTCCCAAGCTGTTGCCTTTGCGGTGTTTAAACGTTCCTTGCTTACAATCGGAATATTGTGTGATGATAATGTCTTAGTACCATCAGCATTCCATTCTGATGTAGTTGCCTGAGCAGGTTCGACCGGAGCGGCTTCCTGCTGTTGTGTTTCTGCAATGTATTCCCATCTGCCAGAAGCCTTTCCTGTCATTGGATTAGCATATGGCACACCATTAGGGAATACGATTGGATTTCCGTTTGGATCTGTTTCACCGTTCCAAACTGTCTTGTATCCTGGGAATGTGTAGTAAGCAGCCTCATACTGATTTCTTGGCTGAGGAGGCCATTCTTCTACTACGTGTTCGCCAAGAAGCTCGGCCTCATGTCTGAGCTGTTCTTCAGTTTTGTTCGCATCGTTATCATTGCTGAGTGCATCGATAACTGGTGTGTTCTGAAGCATATTTGCAAGAGCGTCGCTCTTAGCTACAGCACTTGTTGCTGCATTGTTGTTGCATCCACATGTGCAGTTAGCATCGTGTGGAACTGATGGTGCTGAGTTTGCTGCTACAGCTTCAACCTTAATTTCTTCAGCTGTAGTTTCAATTGTAGTGTCTTCCGCCTTAGCTTCAGCCTTTGGATCTTCTGCAGTCTTGACTTCTGTAACGTCATCGTCCTCAGTTATTGCATCGGATGCCTTAGCCACTTCTTCAACGGACATATCAGTTTCAGCAAGAGCCTTCTTAAGTACGTTCTGAATTTCTTCAGCTTCTTCTTTGTTTGAAGTTGAAACGATGTTTGCATCCTTGTCAAATGCGTGGAAGTTTGTTGTTTCTTCCTCATAGAATGCACCCACTGCCGGGTTCTTTGCGTTGAGATTTCTTCTGATTGTTCTGTTAAGCTTTGTCATTGTTTTCATAATTAATACCTTTCCTTTCGATACTTTCGATTGATTTGATTTATCGTTTCTTCAAAGATGACTCGCGAAATCATCTCCGATTCAATACAATAATATATAAATGAAATTTCGACAATAAACTCCGGGATGGCTTATAACCATCCCGGAAATATTATTTGTCTGTGACTCCGCGCTTTCTGAGATATGCCTCATAAGCTCTTTGATTGTATTTCTGACATGCACCGAATAATGCATGACCTGGTATAGGATTGTTGTGGTTAATCTTACCCTCTTCTTTATCTAATCTAGCCTGAGAATATGTACTCTGGTTAGTAGATACCGCGAAGTTAGCATAGATCTTCTGATTAGCATAGTAGTAGTTTATAAGGGTTCTAAAGCCCTCGTCAACTACATCTATGAAATATCCCTTTGCACGAACACGCTCGAAACGCTGTCTATTAAGGGGTTCAGACTTGGTAGGATCGGCTAAATTGATTCCGCAGATAAGTCCCGGTACATCTAGACCCTCACCTGCAGATCCGCTCGTTGTGAGGATTAATTCCTGTTTTAATGCGGCTTGCTTGTTCTTATTGATAGACGTGTAGATACCAATCTTATCATGGTAATACCATAGTCTAGGGTCAGCCTTAATCCACCGTTCTACAGTAAGAATAGCGTCATTGGAAGCTAAGTACATCAGCTTCTTACCCGGCATCTTCTTAATCATATCCAGTATGATGTACAGCATCTGATAGAACTCTGGCTTAGTAACTACATAGTTAGCATATGAGTTACGATTAAAACCGTATGCACTCATACAATCATCCATGTCTCTTAACGACGGATTAGATGAATACTTTAATGCCAGATACTTAACGTGTTTGTCCGCATCATCAAACAGTGATATCTTCGGAACGTTTTTGAAATATGTCATGTAGATATCATTCTCCTGCGAATCATTTCTGACAGGAGTAGCCGTGAGATATATAGTCTTCATGACGTTAGTGGCGTAGTCGATAGCACACATAGATTCAAACTGTTTATGTGCTTCATCGAATATCTTGATACCAATACCCAGATGATTGAACAGCCTGTCTAGTCCGTCTGGGTCTCGGTCCATTAATGACTTGAGCGTATCATGTGTTGCCAGATATACTTTATATCTGGACAGCTGTTCAGGTGTCTTCTTAAACAGAGACTGTATAGATGGTCCACCCTGAATATTGTATATCTCCTGTGGCAGTATATCAGTGTACTGTCCGATTCTTTCCATCCACTGGTCAGACAGATTATATGATATAACCATAGCCTTAAGACCAGTTATAGCAATATACGCTGTGGATACATACGTCTTACCGACACCCGGTGATAATGCTACAAGATACTGTGAATAGTTCTTATAAGCACGATATTCGTTTGCACCAGTAAGGAACTTAAGTGTTTCATTCTGTTTCTCATCTCTTGGCGGAAACTTCATTCCGATTTGCGGATTAGTTTCGTATCTGCTAGGAACGTTATTGAACCATGCTTTAGCATGTAAACAACGTTCAACAGTGAATACGTCCATACCTCTAGGCAGGTATAAACATCTGTGTTCTTTATCAAATTTAATATGATGATACTCGACTCTATGATAAGCCTGATTCCAGATACGGAATAGTTTCTCTAAAGCCGGACAATCTCCTTGGTCATAGTCGTTAATCTTGATGTATGAAAAGCATACTTCTATCTTATTCATTGTATCCCTCCTCAGTATTTATCGAAAAGTTGAGCTTGCAATAAAAAAATAAGGGAGCGGATTGAACCGCTCCCTTGGGGAGATATTAGTCTTCGCGCGCAGCCATCTTTTCAAGATATCTGCGATATGCCTGTTCCCTTGTCTTCCAATCGGCTCCATGAGGTGCTCCGAGTGGATTAACATGTTCATTGGTTGCTGTCTTCTGCACGTAGTTATCTGTACCTGCGAGGAATTTCTGAGGTTTCTGCATGAAATACAGATCCATACGTGATGACTTGTGTTTCTTAAAGGTTGTTGGCGTTACCAGCATTCTTGAGATTCCCTGATACATTAAACTGATTGTTACCGATGGATGATTGTTTAATGATGCGGAGAGCGGCAGAATCTGATAGTTTGTCTGATTCGGTACAGACCAGTCTGGAGTTTCAAGAATGTCATTCTTGTCTCTGATCTGATTACTGATGATAACCGATGCATGTGATGAATGAATTGACAGACCACCCTGAACGATAGCTTCAAGGAACTTCTGTAAGATTTCGTCCTTGCTGAGTGATGAAGTTACCTTTGTAAGATTGATAATGTGCTTGATATCGTTAAGTGCTTTAACGAGTTCGTTGTTTACAAGAGGTAACTGGAATAATGCTATTCCGTTAAGGTCATTCAGTGCTATGACCTTATATGTCTTTTCACCATCGTAGTTTGGACGTGTCCTGTTAAGGATATCCGTAAACTCTGATGTGAGATATAACGGGTCGAATGCTTCTGAATGCATAGGATATTCTACACCGTCAACTTCAAGAATGAATTCGTTAACAAATTCGTTCATGTCAAGTGCAGCCTCTTCTTCATTGTCAACGTCATCATCAGATAATGAAGACTCGATTGAATCCATGTCAATCTTGACAAATGCGTGTTTTGTGATTGCTTCCGGATTTACAGTTATCATCATTTCTTCATTACAGAAGAAGTCTCCGAACATGTCTCCGAATACAATCTTGATTGGCTTTGCTGTAAGAAGATGCTTAGCTGAAAGAAGACGCTGTGTCAGGATTGACGAAAGTATTTCAGCTGCAATCTTACCGATATTGATTGTGCAGTTATTGTAAGCAAGCTTACCATAGCACTTGTAACAGATACCACAACCCATAGCCTTGCTCTGACAAGTCATTGGGTCTCTCAAAAGGATAGTCTTGCCCATAAGGTCATCTCTATCCTTTTCCCTGATACAATGATCATCACCACATTCTGTCCAACGATAGTAACGTCCGATAATCATATTGAATATCTTCTTTGAAGTTACTGTAAGACGAACGAAGTTCTTTGTATTACATGTATAATGCGGATCATCATTTAAGAATGTATCCATATTATTCAGACCAAGGATTCGAGCGAATGCACCTGAAGATGCAACGTTACCCTTTGCAATGATCTGAGCATAACGTCCTGCCGATGCAGTCTCAACAAAGATTGATTCGTATGAATCGAGACCTCTGTTGATGAATGATGTGTTGATGATATGTGGATAGATTGAACCACGTCCGTCAGGCTTTGTTCCGATGTTTACTGAAAGCTCCTTAAACTGACGTGGACTAAGTCCTGCCTTAGCTCTTATCGCATTTGCACAACAATGGTCTCTTCCGATGAATAACTTACTTTCCTTTTCGATGATTTCCATAAACCTTGCGTTTATCTTATCACCGAAGTCATTGATTTCTTCAATCGGAATGTCTGAGTAGTCTCTGTCAAACATCTCCGCTACTTCTGGACACTTTTCGGCCAGCTCTACGAAATCGTAAAGGTCGAATGTGTTTGCCAGATATTCAGCGAAGATATCGATATCCATAAGATGTTTATATCCATTATAAATGGTTCTGTTAAGAATCAGAATATCAACCTTGTCGATATACTTGTTTACAACGTTTGTATCGATGTAATCCTTGATGTCGCCGCCTGTGACATTCTTACTATAAAATAAATTGTATGGTTCAATCTTAGCATCAAGAGATACCAGCATTGACCAAAGTACTATATTGATGAATGTATCCTGAAGTGATAATTTACACTTCTTATCTTCTTCCCAATATAACTCTATTCTTCCGTCATGTACTTCATTCTGCTCAACACCATCCTTGAATACATTAAGAAGACCGATTCGATACTTCTCAATATTCTTCTTGGTGAGCTTAGCCGGATATATTCTCTGAAAACCTGTTCTTGCAAATTCTTCAAATACACCATATTCTTCATAGTTTGTAAGATTCATAATTTTCTCCTTTTCATCAATAACCATTAGTCGGGAATCTTGATTCCCAAACCCAATCATCGTAGTCGTGTTCCTCGTCTCGGATTAGTTCTCCTTTCTCTATCACGATTTCCTGTTCAAATTCCTGATAGCACATAGCGCCCCAAATCTTAATGTCTACCCCGAACGTTCGTGCCAGTTCGAGATATGTATCAGCTTCGAAACTCCATGCCTGCCGTATCGTAGGAATTGTCGCATAGTAGATGTCCTGTTCCGTTTCAGGATCGAATTTGTGCTTGTAAATTGTTATTTCGTCGTTGTCGACAAATGCTCTGGATGAACCTTTAACCCAACACGTATCACGTATGGATATATAGATTTCATCATCCGGTCCGAAACATGATGTGTCGATTCTTACCGGAAACAGTTTGAATGGTTTCGTACAGTACGTATGGTCTGTTAAACGCAGTCCATACTGAAAGAAGTTTAAAAGATTCTGAAGTGGTCCTCTTACACGAAGTTCTCCTTCGCACCAATTAGGCATAATAATCATTTCCTTTCTATTAATTATATTTGATGAATAACTTACTAGTCATTCACCCTTATAATATATAAGTTAAAATGCGAGTAAAGATTTACAAAAAAAATAAGGAGACGTCATAGACGTCTCCTCGAAATGAGGAAAGTAAAGAAAAGAGGATTTAAAAAATGTCAAGTGAAAATGTCATTAATTAATTGCTGCACGAAGTCTGTTGCAAGCAACGGTGTTACCCTTACCAGCAGCGTCTAAAGCTGCTACGACTTCGCTGAGGCTCTTAGCGTCGGTTTCATACCACGCTGTCGTGGTATGTGCTTCGTCCACAATCTTGTGAACGAATTCATAATTAGCCTGAGTGAATGAGTTGTCGTTTGAATAAAGGTTATAAAGTGTCATAGTAATGTACCTCCTAAGTACTAATGTGCCCTGCATCATAGGCTATTGTTTTATGTAATAAGGACGATGCTTTCTTGTTCCTTATCACTATAATAGTATACAACTGAAATGTTTGACTTTCCCAAAATATAAGAGGAAGAACCTAATTGGCTCTTCCTCATAATAATTGATTAAAGGAATATAACGAGTACTGTTGATGGGACATTAACCGTGCAACCGGTTGGAACCTTGATGAGTTCCACTGTACCAGCTGTATTCATAGTAACCGATGTACATGATGGTAAAACGATTTCTTTAAGACCCTTGGCGTCATCAAAGTCGTTTTTAACTATTGTCATATTCGGGAATGTCATATTCTCATGAGCTGAGTCATACTTCATTCCGGCGAATGCGTATCCGTAGGTCTGAGTTATAGCTGAAGGTACATCAATTGCGTTTCCATCAAAGTCACGCCAATCAATGCTGAACGCGTCATCTTCGCAGCCGTAGAACATGTGATCACCCAAAACCGCTAATCCGCTAGCCGATGGTATCATTACAACTTTAGGAAGAATAGCACTGTATTGGAACACAAATGATGTGCGGTTCCACGGAATGTTGGTCTTGATAATGTCTATTTCATGTACCTGTAATGCGAATAAATGTGTCCATACGGAAACACGAGGGTATTCTGTTGCATCTCTTTCGGTAAGGAATGCTGTTACATCTGTCATATCAAACATTAACTCGATTTCTTTGAGACTTTGCGCTACACTGAACCAGTTTTGGAATGTTCGAGTCTCGTTTATATTAGCTGCTTCACTGTACAGCCTCTTCTGAGAACGTACTGATGACCATAATGGTGTTACATTGTGTAACGATATACGTTCACCAACAAATCCTCCGAGCCAAGCTGTATCCTGAATGTAAATCTTTTCAAGATTTTCAATTTCGAGTTTCGGAAGGATTAATCCTGATATTGTTCCGAGAATCAGCTTTTTACAATTGCTTGTTATAGTAAGTTCTTTTACAAGAATGTGCATGCAGTTTAATGGGAAGTAATTTTTTGAATAGTTCTGAGGTATGTACTTATGAATGTGATCTAAATCATCCCACATTTCGTCAGTCATGGTTATATAGTAGTTATCACCATATCCCGTTTTACCGGACGACAGATAATATGATAACGTCGACACGGTAATAGCTGATGTCGGTGAATCACATACATATTCTGTCCATGGGAAATCACAAGTGAATGCCAATCGCACAATCCAACTCTGTGTACAATACATGCATGTTGATAATATCTGTAATGGACAATACTCACCGTCGAGTCTACTTCCTTCAGAATATCTTATAACATTACGTGTTTCGATGTTATTATTGAGATCGTTAATCCCCGTCGTGTCTGAGCTGGAATTTGCCGGATCGTAGTGTGTTGGGAGAGTTTTTAGAACTATCTTTTTGAAGAACACACGTTTTTCCTGTTGAGCATCTTCCGCGAACTGGTCTTCATATACCCATGAAACACCGAGTAATGCGTCCTCACAATCATACACAGCGGACATATCGAATACCTGCCAGTCTACCCAGTAGTCTGAATTGAATGTAACGCAATCGTATCTGAATGCATCGATTCTTGCCTCAGTCCAAATCTTAACAAACTCTTCCGGAGTTGTACCTGCCGGTACATTGATTGTTGGTTCTTTGGTTGTAAGATTCCATGTACAATGTGCCGTGTTTTTCAGTGGAATAAAACATCTCTGAATATGCGGAATCGCGTATTCTGTTCGTTCGGAGCTCCACGAATAATTAATACCTTTCATGTTTGTTATGGTGTTGTAGAACGGAGTAATTGTTAGGTTTGCATCATCGTCGCCATAGTTCAGCCAGAAGTTCATTCTGCCACCAATATACGCACGTATTTTGGTATCGTGTAAGAATGTTAAGGTTTCAGCTGCAGTTCTAGTGATTATTGAACAACTACCGATATAGTCATTATATGGGTCGGCATCAACACCATGTCTATTACAGATTTGCCATTCGTTGAGTGTATCAAACAAGTGCTCGTCATGAGCCCCATCACCTGAATACTGGCATATACGAATAGCTACGTCAGCGTAACCATGTTGAGGCCAATGATGTGTTCGTGGTGAACTTGGGTCACCGTTAATAGGGGTTTCATATCCTTCCGAGAAAGAACCACGGCATATTTCGAGTGCCCCGTCTTCCACTTCAGATAAGTTAAAATGAAGTTTATCAAATTTTTCGATTGTGTTTACGCGCATCTGAGTGTAAAGCTGATCCGTAGTTACGGTATCAGCATTTTCCCATCCATAAGGTGCACGGTTACTGTAGAATATGGTTTCCCATGTATCTTCAAATCGCCATTTGCCTGAACCAATTTTATCAAGCGTAAGAGATGTCGGATTACCGCTAATGAATAATCCATCACGTCCTATTCTTGCATACTTAATAGATACATTTTGTCTATCGCCATTGATAAACACGAATGCACCATTCCAGAAGTAGTAGAGGTCGTAATTATTATTATCAATCTTAGCGCCATGAATTATATGACGGTTGATTGGCTCACTTGGACATGCACCCGGGCATGCGTATTTGACATTTTTAAACATTTCTGCTGCATTGTGCCACTTAACGCCGAATCCCATATTACGGTTCATCTTAGTAAAGTACACGTCTTCGGTATCGAGATATACAACCGGGTCTCTATACACGTATTTATCCGTAGCTGGGTCATATTTGACTTGTACTGGACATAATCCTGTGAGTATTGACCATGTAATGCCTTCACCATATATTGATGGATTCAATGTCAATGTATCGTTATCCAGAATTTCCTGGGTTAATCCGATGATATGGATTTCGTTTATATGTGCGTCTTCATACTTAGAAGCCTTCCACAATGGTGTAGCCATAGCAGTTCTTTCAGTAAGTGCGTACGTACCTGTACTCTTGGTATATGCCGGCATAGTTATAGCAGTAAGATCACTATAGTTGAAATACAACTTATTAATCTTAGCACCCTTAAATAAACCATACCATTCATGAGGAATAGGTACACGCTGTGTGAATGAACCGTCTGTAGCACCCAGAGGATTGTCTACCGTTATATCTGGTGCAGTAATATCAATGTAAAGCTTTTCGATTGTGCAACCGTAGAATGCGCCAGGCCATACATGTGTAGTTATATGATATTCATCAATTGGTTCATTTGTAACGACATGCATTAAACTGCCTAAGTAGTATAATGACTTACCATCGTCTGACACGGTGTACGTTGTTTCGCCACTTGTCGAAACTATCGCAAATTGTTTTATATTGCCGCTTATCCATAATGGATGTGCCATTGAAGAATTAACACCAAGAATATCCAGTTCACGATCACAGTTATAAACTGAGCAGCGATTATCCAGATTTAATCTAGTTGGTGTACCGTCAGTATTTGGCTTAAAGTAAATAACGTTGTAGTTATCTGTATAACAATATTCGGTTGATTTGGCGTAAATCGCACCGGAGTAGAATGAGCCTCCACCATTACCTAATGCATATCTAGCCTCGTCATAACCTTCTGTTGGTAGCACACTATACGATTCGTAGAAATGATGCTCAGCATATGTTGTGTTACCTATACGTCCGTAGTCCGCCAATGTATGATAAGTTTTACCATCAACAGATTTCAGATTAGGTAAAGCTAAGTCTGTTAAAGTAGTGTAGTCTGATGCAAATCCGGTATAGGTCTTACGGAGATATGATGTCTGATATGCTGATGGGCCTGTTGGTGAATAAACCTCACTAGCTAAGCCACCAACTGGCTGATAGTAAATTGAGTTAGTACCGCCAACGTCTATGATTCTGAATTCACAATTGCTTGGAAGTGAATCTATAGCCAGAGATGTATCCGATGGAAGCACAATTGACCTCAGGTTTGGAGGCATAAGTCTCATTCCTGTTGCGAGTTTTGATGCACTAGTAAATTCCATTTTTGTTATACGCTGGTCATAAGCTAATGCTGTAGGATCAATAATCAATTCTATTGTTGGTGGAATTGTAACTGGTCCATCCGCTGCAGTATATGAACGAATAGTTGTATTGTTTACCGCACGGAAGAGAATCTTCATATCTGATGAATAGATATATCCATCCTGAATTACGAAGTGTGTATTGTGCTCCGGTACAACGAATTCGTTTACGTTCGGGTTGTAGTCAATCCACCAAGTATCGAGACCAACTGTTACCTTTTTAACGAGTTCGGTTCCAACTGAATAGTTTACAACGCCTTCGCTAACAACTTCATCGTCTTCACCACGCCATACGCCGAACGCAAATGCCCATTCACCGATTGTTTTAACGTTAGGAAGATTGATTTCTTTGAACTGGAAGTTAGCGTCGTCTCCGGTTTTGCAACGTACTGGAAGACCTAAGAACGCAAATGATGTGAGATGTTTGACACATTCACCAATTGTGTATGTTGGGAATTCAATATCACCAACCATCTTACCTGCATACTTAAATGCGAGAATGTTTGATGTAACACCGTGATATTCGTATGCTGTGTATGTACCAATTCTAGTTTTGAATTTGTCGTTAAACTGTTCTGGTGTTAAATTACCATAGGTTGTGCGTTTATAATCGTCGTTTTCATTAAAGTATCCGCTGTTCGAGTATGCAGATGTGTCGTAGCCATCAACTGAGTATATATTGGTGAAGAATTCGTCATCTGCTGTTATTATCGTATGCGTTAAGTCGTTCATGGTTGAATCAAACCAAGTATCTATGTCTAACGTTTCTGTAGGGATACCATGATACTTTCTGAGCAGAATCCTGCCGTTTATTGAACCAACGATTTCGCCGTTGAAATCAATGCTCGGAATGATAATATACTCTTTATATTTATTTTCATCAACGCTAAACGTTTCTTCATTGTTAGCAATGGCTTCTTGATATGCCTCGTATACCAGTTCAAGATAATCCCAATGAATAGTCTCACCAGTAACTGGCTGTGTAGACATCCATTTAGCTGGTTGTTCTGCTGTCGGCCATACGAAGTTACCGCTACACGCACAAGCCAGAACACATGCTGTACCAATGTAACTTACGTTAGAAAAATCTATAGTGAGTTCCTTTGGAAGCACTCTATCCTGAAGTACCTGTGTTCCTAGTATTGCACCGTCCGCAAATCCTGTAAAGTTTATTGTACCATTCTTTGTTGTATGGAAATACTCTGGATACATCATGAATGAGTTTACCGCAACGTATGATCTTGAACCATCTCCCATACAATAGTTTCTCAATCCTCCAGCAATCTTGTCACAGAAGAATATAGTATTGTAGTTACCATAGTTGAAATACACATATCCAGCCGTAAGAACCGCATTCTGGTCAACATGCACTTCGTATGGATGAATAGGATCTCCGTTGACATTCTTACCATGTATACCATTGGTGATAATTTCTTCGGAATACGGGGTGTTATTAAGTGACCATGAGGTTACGTGCGAAGAATTCGGACCAACGTATGAACGATGTGTTGACCGGTTATTAACAGCGAATAGGTCTGGAAAACCTATCCAGCTACCTTTAACGCGAGCCAGTACTACATTTTCTGGATGGTTAACATAGTCATTCCAATACGGGTCCCATGAGCCGGATGAACGATACGTTGTGCTGAGATAGAAATATACATTAGGTAAATAAAAGTTTCCATCAATTTCTATCTTCATAGGAATATTGCGTTTGTGATCTGCATCGTTTAACTGGTATAACATGTCGTATATCGTCCACGAATTATTGTTTGGCTGCCATTCATACAGGCCTTTGATACCATATAACCAGTAATCTCCAGAAGTTCGTGTTTTGTTAATGGATGAACCATAATACGGACGATAAACGCTTCTATTAGGGCTGGTGCTGCCTTCCAATGGATTTAAGTTAGTCAGCAGACAGTCTGTATTTGTGAAGTAGTAAGCATTGCTTTTGTTTCTATTAATTGCGTAGAATGAACCATGAATTTTAAAGGTTATGTCGTGGTTTACATAAATGTACGGATTAATGTACTGTGACATTGTGTTGTACATGTTATAACGTGATACACCAAATAAATATAAATATGCATACGCATTATAACCAAGTAACGAAAGATTTCCGTCAAATTCGTATTTAACATGAATTCGTTCGTCTTCTGATGCATTGGTAAGGTTAATGTTAACATATGCTGTATTTGTGTATAGACTTGATACGTTTTTCGGAAACATGTTTGGCGTCATAACACTGTATAAGTCTGTGCACGTTTCTGGATTTTTTTGTGACAGGTTGAACCACTGCTCATCAAATCTGGCATCTGTATTAGGTAATCTATTGCCGTTAGGTAAAATGTCATTATTCAGATATGGCAGAATAATGAAGTTTTTCGATGTGACATGCAGATTTCGAATTGAACGATAACCATGATAGTTGTACGTTGAATGTGATGGAGAACTGCCTGGTGTAAATACAGCAAGCTTTTCGGTTTGACCATTTATATTTAAGTCGAGCCACGATTCGACGAATCGGTCTTCCATAATACCGCTATAGTCTTTCGCACACAAAGATACAGAACCGACATAATGATTTGTCAATGTTCGCCATGACGTTATTAATGCAAACGCTGGGTCCATTGAAACCGAAATCTCTTCGGAGTATATTCCAAATTCGTCTGCAGTTAAATTTGCCATTATATCTTCAGAATAACGTGCACCGTAGTACGAATAGTATGAATCCTGTGGACCTAAGACCTTGATACTTTTACATTTCGAAAAATCTAATATCGGTAATCCGGAGTAAAGATTTGCACTACTGTTACCATACTGATATGCGTTGTAATCGACAACACATATCTGGGTATTTCTACCGAATGTGATTTTTCTGAGATTTTTCATATTGGTAGAACTACTGAACGCGTAATTGTAACTGCTGTTCTTATTTATAAGTGACTGCATAGTAAGCTTCTTATCATTAGCCGTACCAGTTCCCCATTCAGGATTCCAGTATCGTATACGAGGAACGTTATAGCTGTCATTAGTGATTGATGACCAGCTACAATCACTTGCACCATATATAGAGCCAACAATTGGAATTGTAGTTCCTGGAATTAAATCTGGTACTTTGATCTCATCGAGTTCAAGGTCATGTGTGCCGATTACCCAGCCTTCCAATGGTGCATCCTCCGATTTGGCTAATGCAATTATTTCAAGATTGGATGATGGCATAACAACAATATTCGAACCCATGAAATATGAGGTCAAGCTGTTTGATGTTAAGGAATTATAGTTTGAATACCATACGTCAAGTTTAATTGAGTGATTACCGGTTTTAATAGTGAAGCACTTTTCAAATACGGCAGACTCATTTCTGTGAGTTACGGTAAACGGAATCTTATGCTCGATTCCGTCGATATTACAAACAAATACCCCCCATCTTTGATATGATGTAGAAGTGAACCTTTGAAGTCCTATTTCGTTAGGACCCGTGCCATATTCCGGTTCATAAGAGAACTGAGAGTTTATGTAAATAGAACCGCCGATTTTTATATCTGTGGTCATATCTTCACCGTCCAGTCCCTTTGGAATAGAAATCTCTTTTGCGAACATACTCACCTTGCTGTCGGTACTACCAAGGGTTCGATCTGTTTCGTCAAATTTATTAAAAACGTAGAATGCGTCGAAGCTCGCTTTATGTGTGTTGATAACAAGTAACTTCTTGTTCTTCATATCTATGCAGCAAGTAACAACTTCATTCATATTGAATAACTGATCTACTGCCGGAGTTGCAGTAAGTTCATAGTCGACATTGTTTACACTAGCTGTGTCACCAGATTCGTACTGATAGTTTGCTAAGAACGCAGCTTCTATAAATACGGGTTTGGTTGACACATCTATGTCTATAGTAAAATAGTGCTTATTGCCTATTTTATTGTCATGAGATAAATTTCCGTACAATCTCATTCCCTCCCTTACACGATATTATAAAGGTTTATTCCCTTTAATGCCATAGTTAAATTTGATGTATTAACAGCAACGTTTACCTCGGCTGCCGGCGTTTTGGCTTTAAGAGTTACGTTACACAAACCAACGTTAGCAACGTTGATTGGCACCAAAAAATTAACTGGAACGATTTCGTCCAGTTTACCAAATGATGACTTTGGTTCGAAAGGCTGTAATTCGTCATTTACGTATAATTGATAATCAAGATACGATGTATATCTGTCACTGTTGGTTATAGAGAAATTGATTATAGCTACGGCTATGTTGTTTCCATAGCTAGGTGCACCAATAAAATCGAACGAAACTAACGTTCGATATTCGCTATTAACGATGTCAACAGTATGATTTTCTCCCTTTACGGTTAATTCCGTTAACTCGTCGATTACGAGTTTGTTCATGTACACAAGCCCTTCATTCTGAACGATTTTGCATTCGATGATATTCTTGTATGTAGACTGGGTAGCAAATGCTGTGAAGAAGCCCTCTTCTAAATCTGCTCCGTCGTATCCGCATGCACTGTAAGCTTTACCATTTATTTTTATTTTATCCTTCGGCGAATAATCGTGCGTTGGTGTAAAATACATAACCACCTCGCGATTAGGTGAATACAAAGGATAGTTCGACGTCAATGTGTGCGTTTTAGTAGTATCGTCATATACATATGACAACAATCCTCTTTTTACACGGCTTGCTGATGCCATAATGACCACCTCCAATTATAAAAATGTTCGGGTAGAAATCTAATTCTACCCGAACAAAAACACCACAAATTATATATAAATTATTTCCACACCTTCAGGGAAAGTGCCAGTTATAGCTGTGCTCGTTCCGGTTGGAACCGTGATTGATTCTAATGACTCACATCCTTCAAACATACCGCGTACGAAAGACGACTGAGTTGTAGATGTAAATCCTCCATTGAAAACAACGGTTTTAAGACCTGTACAATGTGCGAATGTCCAAGAACCGACACCGGTTTTCTCTTCTGCTATGTAAACCGGAGAATTGAATTCAATGCTTTCAAGATTCGGACAGAATCCAAATGCCATTCCAAAGAGATAGATATACGGAGAAGTTGTTGTAACGTTTACCGTTTCGAGACTATATATTCCGACAAATGCGCCTGAACCTATGTAATAGTAAGCTGCCTCTGTATGATTAGAATTTATTACCAGGTTTTTAAGATGAGCGTCATTACCGTCGGCATCGAGTATTTCAACCAGTGCACCGTCTTCGAAATAGTCACCATGATGATTGAATGCAAAGTTATTTACGCCTGTACATAGTGAGCATAGACGGTTTACCTGAGATTCTGTGATGATGCCATGCGAATTAAAGTATGAAGGAATAAGCATATTCTTTATAGCCTTTACCGATGATGATATGTCATCACCCTCGGACCACTTAATATTTGTAAATCCGGACTCAGCAAACTGGAACTGGGCAAGCCTAAACAATTCGATATTGCATGTACGATTATAATCTGGCATAAATTCATTATGTCCGATAAAATCGTCATTAGCCGGATATGTCGTATTATATGATAGCATAACGTTATAACACTTGCTAGTAGCGAAATCAGCACTTACAACAATCGATTCTGGGTATGAATGGTCATGTGTTTCTTTTTGTTTAAGCACAGATTTGAACACGTCGCAGGTACGATAGAAAATCGGATTACGTTTAATTCCAGACGTGAGTGTTGTCTCACTAATTGACTGCGGAATCAGAGTTGTGCCAGTCTCGGCAATTAATTTATCAACAAAGTCTCCATCAACGCCAGGAATACCACATGTATTGGTGTTGCTGTAATTCGAATTAGTTGTTGTTATACAACTAAATTGATATGACTCCGGATCCATCTTTTCCAAGATGCTAATATTGCCTGCCAGATCTGAGAGAACTGATGCGTTGTTGTAGTGAGAGTTTAAACAAGCCGTATCAAATGTCAATTTAGCGCCATTGTGTGTAATGATTCTCTTAAGGTTAGGTGCTTCATAGAATGCAAGCCTTTCAACAATACAGTCGTTGTAAATATGAAGTTCTTCGATATTTGAACGTATGAATGCGTACTGCTTAATTCTGGTTCCATAGAAGTCTAATCTGAAGAGAGATGAACAACCTGAAAACATCTGTTCGTACAACGTTGTGAACTGCGGAATTTCGACCTTACGTAATGATTCGCAATGAGCAAAATATGTTTTGCCAACGTTAGCATTTGTAGGTGGTGGGCATAAGATATGAGCTTCTGTTAAGTCGTAGCACAATGCAAAGTTTGTTTCACATTTAGTTACGGTAGCTGGGATTGTAATCTTTTCGAGAGTATCTATTGCAGAAAATGCGTACAATCCGATAGACGTAATATTTGAGCCCATTGATATTTCTGTAATACCGCCCGCACCAAGGAAGCAACGTTGAGGAACTGCAGTAAATGATGAGTTTTCTGGAAGTTTGATTGCTCCCCGTAATACGTTTGAGTAAGCAAACGCGTAATCCCCGATACTGGTAATTTCATCCGTCATCTTAAAGCTGTGTGCTCCACGGTACGGAGCATGTTCATGTCTAAGATGACCGCGGCCAGCTTGATACAGGTAATGGTAGCAATATGGCTCGGTTTTCTCAGTAGTAAGAGTTGACGGGTCGAGTGATAAAAGCATATATCCGCAACGCATGAACGCATATTTTCCGACCGATGTGATGTGCTCAGCCTGAATATCCATTACATTCATGTGATCGGTTTGATAATAAGCGTAGTCACCAATGCTTGTAACGCCTGCTGGGATATTTGTTTTACACATAAAACGTGAACCACGTAAAAAGTTGTTAGGTATTGCAGTTATTGTATCCGGTACAAATACTTCTGATACTCTGGTATAATACTGATTAAAGAAACCTGCTGTTGATGGTGCAGCAATTGCTGTTACGGTGTATCCATCAGATGTAACAGATGGCATTAATAATGTGCCTATGTGGGTTTTAAACAGAGTCTTAGCATATGAGTCAGTTTCACAACACTGCCAGTAGTTTTGATTAACGTTGGCAATCGTACATGTCATTGTAGCTGAGTCCTTAGTATATGTATACGCGTCTTCCATATTGTTGGTCGTGCGATATTTATATACTTTCATAGCAGTCACACCGTTATACTTCTGGCTATTAGAATTATATCGTCGGAAAGCATTGGTTTCAACTGTGCAGTTTTCAGGAACTGCAGCGTATGCCAATGCTTCATACCACAATGTAATAGCTTCAGCTTCGACAAAATTACATGTAGGCGGTATCTGGGTTATACTTGAACCTCCATGAACAGCCCCCTTTTCAATACGTTCAGTACCAAGTCCGAAAGTGATACAAACCGTGTTCTTCCAGCGAGATGTACCGTACGAACTACTTCCGATATATGCTGGTAAGTTTATGTAGTTAAATCCTACACGTCTCGACACCGCATACGGATGCACCATTCCGGCCTGATTAAACACGTTACACAATACCAAGTCAGGATTATCAGTGATAAGTTCCGGAAGATATATACACCAACCCGCCATGTTATCCATTGCTACCGTGTTGTACGACGATGACGATGGTGCACCGGACGATGGATACATTGTATTCAAGTTTGCATTTGTTGATGATATCATCTGACATTCAGAGAATCCCCACCAAACGTTTAATATATTTGCCGACGTTGTGTACTTGTATTTACAATCGGCCGATGTTAATGGCTGATTTATCGGAACCGGTGTGTATGGACGTAAAGGATTGTCAAATACTAGTCCATCAGAATCCGCATACGATTTAAGCTTAAGTGGATATACCTTTACTCTAGCGTAGCAGTAAATTCCATTCCACCATTTCATACCATTACCATCTCCAGGATTCTGAAGATATAGTATCTTAGTATGCGGAATACGTCCAACCGAACCGAGGGTTGTACTTATCAATTTGCTTTCAATACAATCAGCACGATATACACGTTCGCTTAATGGTGTATCGGCACATTCATTTGTATGCGATGTGTCCGTTGCATTACCAACAGCATTGTCCATATAGTCGAACAGCATATAACCGCCTCGAGCTTCCGGATTACGTGTGAGATAATAAGCCATCGCGCCCGATGAAGATGTAGCACTAGCGTTTCGGAATGATGGCAAACTATTATTACTATTATTTTCAACGTCAGTAACATCCCACGATTCGCCGGTTAACGTCATATATTTTGTAGGATTAAAACGTTCATGATTGCTTACTTCGGCATGGAACGGATGACTCGGCCAGTTAGCACCTGAACCCCATGTTGGAGTCAGTATTGCTGATTCGTCTTCAAATATAATATCCGAAGCCTTTATGAAGTTACATTCCAGTGTAGTGTTTGCTGGAATTGTTATGTAACCGTAATTGTATTTGTAGTTACTTCCTGTTATACCATATGTAGTATAGTTCATAGTTGTACCAGAAGTACCATTCTTGTACGTTGGATGCAACGAGACTAATGGATAATTCAGATTAGAATCTTCCTGTTCTCTATGTAACTGAATCCATGTCGGAATTGCCATTATACGACGTGGATTTGTTTCCCCGGGTTCTGCTTCTACGGGATCAAATTTCAGATATCCGTAATGGTCTTGTCTACCATAATATGTACGGTTAGCACCACAATCTGCCGCAAAATAATCAGCTTCCATTCGGCGAAGTCTCTGATCTGCATCACTTAGCCACTTAGTGCCGTAGGCATCACATGGACCCTGCCATCTGCCATAGTAGTTAGGTGAATAAGAATTGAATAACCAGAAATAATTGTTACGATGTGTTGCATCAGGAACTGCATCATCTATTACTCCGAAACATGCAGGTTCATAGTTACGAGTTGTGTTTGGAAGTTTATACATAGAGATAAACCTAGCACAACCAGGGATAGTAACTTTGGAATTTCGCCAGTCTTTATCCGGATCATCTGCTAAAGGTCTGATAACCAAATGATGTGGATGCAAGCACAGTGTTTTTATATTTTTGCCAAATGCGTATTCATCATCCGGTTCAATTACGTATGCAGCTCCATATAAAGTATTTTCCGCAGTTATATTCGTATCCCACGGTTTGAACGTAAGTTTACGAATTACACCGGATACTTCAACATTCTGTTCTTTTGGTGTATATGTAGATAAACTGGCCGAACTATCATCAGTTGCGGTGTCATACACAGCAAATGGGCCATATTCAACTTCATCTTTATTTCTAGATAATCCGTAGCTTCCGCCAATAGGTGTGCCAGAAGAAGATAATGAAATGTCTGTTGCACCGAATGTATTCCATCCCTTAGGATACTGAATGCCCCATGCTTCAGGAATGTATAAAACGTGTGGAATCATTCTCCATGCGAATACGTACATACCGACAGATACATTAGGTGTTAATTCGTTTCCGAATGTAACTTCCAATGGATACTGAACTTTGTCAATATTGCAACCGTATATCATAAACGGATTGCTAAGGAAGAAGTTTCCGATGTGCGTTACGTTTTTACCAATAGTAACGTGACCGATGGCGTCAGCCGTATTGTACATAAAGCCATCAGCTAAGCTTATTACAGGCTTGCCGTTTATTTCATCAGGAATGACGAATTCCTGAGATTCATTATTTTCGAAATTAGAGGCTC